ATTTCTACCAGAACCACTTACTTTAATTTTGTGTTTCTTTTGTAATGAATCACTTGCCCAATTTTCAAACTCTGATGGATTTACTTTTCCTAAATCTAATTGAAGTTTCCATTCGTTGATTTGTTTTTCGTTTACTGATTCGTTTTTTTCATCCGAACTCTTACCAAATGTTTTATGAACTAACTTATCTAATTTAGTATGGAACTCATCTTCTTCAGCAGAAGTTGCTTCGCTCTTTTTTGTTCTCCAACCACCACCTGCTGCTTTGTATTGTTTTGCAGCCCAAGCATTTGCGTATGCTGATGGATATACATCGAACTTCTTTTTGGCTTGTGATTTGTAGTAAGACCACTTTGATGGGTCGGTTGGAACATTCTCTTCAGTAAGTTCCATTACTCGCTCTTGTAATCCTTTTTCTTTTACAACCTTTTCAATTGTATCAATGTGTCCTTGTATGTAATCATGTTCTTTTTCTAATCCCATCATCTCTGCTAATTTCATAATGTTTTTAGCGAGATTCTTTCCAACCATTACATAATCTCTTTCAGGTTTGTAACCATCTCTCTGAATGTGTTCTTCAACAAAGAAAAGTGCATCTTGTAATCTAACACTTCTTTCAGCCATATCCATATCTACACCTTTAGATTCAATATCTTTGTATAGATTAGATGCACCAGGACAAACGTGGAAATATTTTGTTTGGTAATTACCTACTTTGATTTCTTGTGGGTCGTTTTCATCTTCACCCATTTGACTCATATCTTCGTACTCATGTGAGTGAGTTACTTCTTTAATGTAATTGTTTACCCATTCAGTTAAATTCATATCATTACCTTATTTTAAACTCTTTGCAATTGAGTACATATCAAACTTAAACCCAAACCCAGCACCATCATACGCATAATCTACATCAATTGGTAGTTTTAGTTGTTTTTCAATTTGTTTTGAAATCAATACTCCAATAGTTGAATCCGAACCACCTGCTTTACTAATGTAATCTTGGACTTTATCTAAGTCCTTAGATGTTTTAGCCATTGCGATTAGGTCTACACCTGTACTTCTACCGCCTGGTGATACTGAAAATTCAATTGTGTATCTTTCACTACCTGCTTTTACATTTACCTTCATTGTTATGCTCCAGTTTTACTCATTGTTGGTGATTTACCTTTATTACGATTCCCACCTTTTTTAGAATCACCGGCTTTCTTTTGTGCTGCTCTTTTTCTTCTAACAAATGTGGCTCTACCTTTTGGCCCAAGTTTCTTTGCTTTCTCTTGTGATAAACAAGCGGCGTATGCATCACCTTCTTTACCATCACCACATTTACCTAACTTCTGACCATCAGAACCATATCTATCCCAACCACCACCAGAAGCAGTACCAGTCTTTCCTTTACCGAACCACTTTCTCAAATCTTCGGTCATCATATTTTTTTGAACCAAATGTTCGTACATATCAGATTTAACATATTCTAACGCAAGTGAATCTTCTACACCATCATTGATGTAGGTTTCATATACGTTCTGAATGTACTCTCTTAGATTCATTTATTTTTCTTCTTCTTTCTTACCCCAAATCTTATCAGCCGATGCCAATCCTAATGCCCCAAATGCCAATGCAGCAACTGCGTTTATTAAAACAGGCGAAGGTGCGATGTGTTCTTCAGTAAATTGGTTAGCAAAAAGAGTTATACACAATGATAACCCCGCAACTATTCCAATAAATCTTTTTGATGATGGTGTGCCCTTTTCATCTTTTAATAGTCCTGAAATCCAATTAACTACCTTTTTCATTTTGTTCCCCTTTAAGTTTATCAATGAAGTTTGTTTTAAACTTCTCAAAACCCTCATCAATCTTAGCAGTGATTTCATCTTCAGATAAACCATCCCATTCTTCAATAGAACCATCCTCATTAACGAATGATGCTTTGATTGTTGATTTCAGAACTTCTTTTTCTATCTCCGCTTCTCTTAACCAAGACTCAGCGTTATTCAATAGTTTTTTTCTCTCATACTCATCATACTCACCTTTTAGTTTTAAATCATGTTCCATATCAGTAACACAATCTAAACACATACCATGATATGATTTCATCTTCAAATCAGCAAAACCAGGGTTTGTACAAGTACAAACATCTTTTCTACAATTTGGAAACCCTTTTAACTCTTCTCTTAGTTTGGCGAGTTTTCCTACCTTAACTTTGTAACCTTTACGTTGTTCCCATTGTTGACCTTTATCATCAGTCCAAACTTCTCCAACTTCTCTTCTTACAACTTCTTTTGTATCAAATGCAACAGTCTTTTTAGTTTGGGTTTTGTGTTTACCCTCTAACATTTCACTAACTGCTTTGATGTTCTTTAATTTTGCCATAACTTTATTTTGTATATAAATATCTAAATATATTTAAAAATACATTAAACCTAATATTTGGTTCAATGATGCGAATGCTCCAGTCAATTTGTATGTGTTACCTTTGTAAGTAAACACAATACCTTCGTTTGGTACAATCTTATCCTTACCACCAATTGCGGCAAGTCGTTCTAATTCCATTCTAAGTTTTTCAATCTTCTTAACATCACCTGATTTCTGAACTGCCTTTACGGTCTTATCTAATTCAGATTTCATATTTCTTAATGCAGAATCAGGATTAACTACCAATACTGAACTCATAAACGAAAGTACTTCAGCGCCAACACCTAAGAAGATATCTTCAAATTTACGAAGGTTATCTTTTGATATTTTTGCTTGGTCTTGTTTATCAGTTTTCTTTGCCCAATCTAATACTTTAGAATCTTTAATATTCTTATTATCCAATCGGAATGATTTATCATAAAAAGCCCATCGCTTTACCAATCCCATTTTGGTTTTATTATCTAATGGTGATGGTGAGTTTTTATCAACCCATTGTTCCCACCACGCCTGATGATAATTTGCAACACCATCTGAATCTTTTAGTTTAAATTCTTTTTGAAGTTTATTCAATTGTGAATTAAACTTACCCTGCATTGCTGAAAGGTTTTTGTTCTTTGGTAATTCAGTTACAGGTGGTCCTTGTATTGTATAATTTTTTTGAACGTTTGCATTGATTTGTTTAATCATACCTGCCAATGTTCTTGCGGTAGATGTATCAGCACCAATGGCTTCACCATCTTCATTATAATCCATAGTTCCGTGAAATACCAATAGTGGTTGACCATAAGGTACAACATTAACTGATGTAGGGTAAATAACTTCTAAGTTCATAAATGATGAACCTTGTTTGAATATCTTATCTCTTTGTGCTTTTGATAATCCTTTGATTGCAGTAGTTAAATCTTTCATAGCGAAGTTATATGCATCAGTTAATCCACCTCTACCTTGAAACTTAGAAGCAACTCCACTAATATCCAATGCGTTTTCACCACTATTTTTTAGATGTCCTTTATTTCTTGCCGCAATCAAACCTTTATCATCTCTCCAACTAATTGCCAATGCTTGGCCATCTGTATTATGAACCAATATTCCATTTACATAATAGCATGAAAAATCATCAACTGTCAAATCATATCTGGTTTGAACTTTATTTATCGGTTTTATTGATTTAATCTTCATATTTTATCCTTATAAACTTACAACCAAGTTTTTCTTCAATCTTTCGTTGTCGTATTATATCTTTTTTTCTTAATTTACCATCTTTTGTAAAATGGAACGGTTCATCTATTTCAATTGCAACATTTTTATCTTTATCATACCCATCCAAATAATATCCTAGCCCATCTACATAATATTCACCACCATTTTCTGCGTGCTGAAAGTTATATCCATGTTCTTTACCATATTGTTCTATGATAGGAATTGATTGTCTATTATAATTTGGGAATAATTCTTTATATGCATCTGTTTTTCTAATAATATCTTTTATATGTTCCGCTTGAAAAACATTATCCACACCATACTTCTCTTTAACCGTCTTATTTCGTTTCTCAAATGGTTTAGTTCCCCTTGATAATGGATTAACTGCACCATATCTATCAATATTAGTATTCTCTATGCGTTCTTTATACAAATCCATTTTATGCGATTGTTTCACATTACGAACATCAATACCAACCCGTTTAAGTTGCTTATTTATAATAGTTGATGAACTCCAACCATTTTCATTTGCAATTTGTAATGCTGATTTTCCATTTACAATATATTCAGTATATAACATATCATAGTTAAATGTCGTATCACGCCATTTTTTAAATGAACTACAATTTGTTATATGACCATTCATGCTAAGTTTTCCTTTTATCTCAATCTCTTTTCCACAATATTTACATTTCTCTTTCATATCTATCCTTTATAATAAATATGTAAGTTGTGAAAAAACCGATGGGAGTTATACTATTTTTAATTCCATATCCGTGGTTAAGTCTTTTGCTTGAACATACCCAATACCCTCTACAAATATTCTATGATTTGGTGTTACCTGAATAGTTCTACCATCTGCCAACTCAATCTCTAACCATTCATCAATATCATCATTATTCAGTTTAGCCATTACATCTTTGTATTCATTCTTTTGAGTAATCTCATCATAAGCTAACACTCTATCATTCACATCACCATCCACAAACTCTTTAAGTGTCATTTCACCATTGTTTTCAGTTTGTATGATTGCATCGCCATAAACACATTTCTCTCTTGCAAATTCTAAGTTACCATTTAATGCGTTTGATATAATAGCTTTTAAATCACCAAAGGTTAGATTCATTTCAATATCAAATGGGTGATTCATATGTCCGTATGCACCACCTTCCATAATCAAACCTTCTTTCATTATTTCAGTCTTATCATTACCATCTTTTAATCTTTCTTCAGGTGGTAATTCTTTTGTTGGTGCTTTTTTAGTATCTTCAATACCTTGCTCAGCATCTAAGAAATCAACCAATTTGTATCCAAGTACAAGTGCCACCCCTTTAATATGGTCTGACCATGCTTTGTATGCTTTTGTACCTTTTAAATCAATATATCTCTGAGATTGTGCATCCAAACCGGCTTTACCAGATGGGAAATATGATACTGGATACTTATCTTCTAACTCCCTTGCATCATCTGCGTAGATTGAATCATCATCATTTCCTAAAATGTAATCAACAACTTGCCAACCCAATGCCTCTGCTGCATCATCACCGATTTTCTTATATGTTTTTGAATTTCCATATGTAAATCCTGGTCCGTCATCTACAACTGATTTTCCACTTGCAGGAGTTGCCGATGCTTCTGAGATTAGTTTGTTAAAATCAAATGTTGATAAGAATGATTCCATCTTACCAAATATTTTTGTTAATCTTGTTGTAATCAATGTAAAGATTTTAGAATCGAACTTACCATCATACACCTTTTTGAATCCAGTAATTTTATCAGATTCACTACCTTGTGATAAAAGCCTTCTTGCTTCAGTTCCACTCATACCACCACCACTTTCAGGTGCTACATAAACATACCCTTTATCTTCATAACCTTTATCGATTCTATCTGGATGATATGGTTCAAAGTATTTTCCTTTTAATCTGTATCTATCCTTTTCACCAACAACGGTTACGAACGCAGTTGTGTTCTTATCGAACTTACCAATAATTTCTTTAGGTGCATATGGGTTTTTAATTTCAACGATTTTGCTTGATGGGATACCAAACATCTTCATCATAATCATTTTCTTTTCTTTGAATTTAAAAGGTGATTTGATGTTATCAGTTTTATTGGATGTTCCAATGTAAACATTATCTTTACCAAATTGTTTTACCAAATGCTGGTATGTTCCATAATGCCCTTTATGGAATGGTTGAAATCTACCTGCGTAAACAACTACCTTTTTCTTTATATCCTCAGTTAAGATTTCCTTAACCCACTCTTTAATTAGATTCCCCATAATGATAAATATCCTTTAATTAGTAGAACCACTTTCTAAGGTTTCAATTCTACTTTGTAAATCGTTTATTATTTGTTGTTGGTCTTGAATTGCTTTAATCATTGGTGCAATGAATTCTTCATACTTCAATGATAAATATCCCTCACTTCCATTATAACCACCAAAGTCATCAGTATGTACACCAAACTCAGCAAGAGATTGTGATACTTCTTGTGCAATCAATCCATAGTGAGTTGTATTATCATCTTTGAAATCATACTTAACAGGTTTCAAAGATTCTACAAACCCTAACCCTAATGGAGAAATTTCTATATTCTTTTTTAAGTTTCTATCAGAAAGTGTATCTACTGAATTTTTAAGATATGCGGTTTGCCATCTTTGCTTTGGTCTACCCAATGTGTATCGTGAACCTGATACAGATTCGAATAATGATGATGTGATAATTGGTGCAAAGTGTCCTTTGTGTGCAGTTACCTCTTTATCACCCCACGTTAAGTAAGTATCTTTGAAGTGAATGGTTTGAGTATCAATTGCAGGAACTCGTGCAGGTTCAACCATTCTCATTTCGGTTAAGGCCCACCCTAACCCATCAACACCATTACCAATAGTACCAGTAGCAGATGAACCACTATACAACATTCCAATTCTAACTCTAAATGCGTTCTGGATTGATTTATCCGAATTGGATGTTGCTTCTACTTCTAAAATATCTGATATTGGAATATCAAATACTGTCCAACTTTTTTCAGTTGCGTTTTCATCCTTATATACTTTAGTATAATATGTGGTTGAACCTGAGATTATATCTATTTTATATTGAGGAAAGAATCCAGTAAAACCACCACTATATGGGTGAGTAGTTCCTCTAACTGCAAATTGTAAATGTGCATTTTTATATTCGGTAGCTGCGAATGATTCTGATATGTGTATAAATTCAGATGTTAGTGTTTTATATACATTTGAGCCAGTTCTAAATGTATTTTCTTTATTAAATACTAATTGGTTTCCTATTAGATTTGTTGATAATGATGAGCTAACATTAGTAACATCTTGTTGAGTAAAATCATTTATAAATTTATAATCTTTACCAACACCACTTATATCATACCAACTTTTAAATTCAGAAGGATACCCAACACCATCCAATGTAGAACCAGTAACCAACATTTGTGGTGTATTTTGAAATATAGATGATAATGACCATTTACCATGTGAACCTTGGAATACAGTTTTTGAAGAACCAGTTAAGAATGTTAATCTCACATCGGTTGATGATGTTGTATATGTTTCTACAAATGGTAACTGATATCTAATTGATGGAACATCCGGGTTTTGAACGCCGGTTTCCACAATCTTACCACCTAAATATGTATCTTGTATAAAACCACTACTCGCCCTCAAATCTCCTTTAACTTCTAAAGTAGTATCTGTTAAAGAGAATAGTGATGAGCTTATTATCAAAGAACCATTGGAACCTGATATGAATCCACCATCTGCTCCAAAATCAAATTTATTTGCGTTAATGTTCAAATTAGAACCAGAAATGATACCACCTGAAAAGTTTACTTGTGAACCTGTGATGTTTCCTTTTTCATCTACAAAAAAGAGAGATGAACTAATTTCACCACTACCACTTATTGAGAATGTTACTTTTTCTACAAAAGAACCAGATTTATATCCAAATGAAATCTTACTGCCTTCTGTAATAGAATCATATGTATTTGTTGTTTCGTGTTGTGTTTCAAATTTCTTAAATCCAGTAGAATTGAAGGTACTATCATTAGGATAAAGTGTTCCTAATTCAGCAGAAGTTAAATCAGTTTGAACTCTTGTGTTATCTAATCTTTGGGTTATATTTATCGGGTCTCCACCCCTATCGATTAATCCTAAGTCTTGGTTTAATGCAAATGCAGTACCAATTGGAATAGAACCACTTTCTGCGATATCCAATGGCCATATACCATTTGTAATTCTTAGTTCAGATGAGGATGTAGTTTCTGTAAGTGATGCGTTATGTCTAAATTTTAATGGGAATCCATAACTACCACCCGTTCGAGCAGCAATATCAATATCATCACTAGTCACCCAAGTACTTAAACTACCCGAAGTTTCGATTTCATTCCAACCACCTAACGAACCCGTTGTATTATCAATTCCGTTTAGTATAGATAAAACATCTGGATTTACAAACCACCCTGGTTTTAATAAGGCAAGATGATGATAACCCGTACCATAGTTTGGAGTTGTAGGCTTTCCTTCAGTTGGCGATTCAGGTATTTCATTTGTAAATCCTAATAGTTCAGCGGAACCTGAATATAATGTTTCATCACCTAAACTATCAAGACCTCTTGATAATATATCAGACCAATCATTGGGATTAATACCACCTCGTTCTGCTATGGTTGGTATATAAACAAATGATGAACCTGTTATCGTATTATATTGTTCCAGTGTTATTTGAGCCCCCGCATAACTTATTGATGATTTCGTAGGTGCAAATAATGAAGTATCTGGTAAATCCGCGACATTTGAATTAGATGCAGTTAAGAAGAATTTAAATTCACGCATTCCATTAAGTCCATCAAATCCACTATCATCCACAGAACCACTATAAATCCAAATATATTGTGGATTTGGAGAATACTGAGTTGAATGTGATGCAGTCCAATATGAATTTATAAAATCTTCAGTTGGATTGTTTGAGTTGCTCAATAAACTAAATCCTGATGTAATACTTCCCCCTAAGTATCCGTCCGCTACTGAAAAAAATGGAGGCTCTACTTCGGTGTTCCAATTTTGAATTGTGGTATATACATTTGAAGATGATACTATTGTTGTAACTGTAGAACCAGTTAATGGTGCTATATCGGTTGTATTAACATCTACAAATAAATTTAAATTAATACCATTTCCAAAGAAATCTAATCTATCTTCCAATGAAACTAATTTATTACTACTATCTGTGAAAGTTAAGATATTAAAACCATTATCCAACACACCCATTGTTTCAGGAAGTATTGGTAATCCAAACGCAAGTGAATCTACTCCTATTAGTGTATCCAAATAAGTACTATTAACATCATAATGTTGTGTACCAGTAAATACAAACTCACCATTTACTATTGATGATGAATATACCGATACAGATGCAGTTGGCTCAAAAAATGATATGGACGATGATTGAAACTTTGCAACAACAGCTTTTTGTTGGTTATCTTCTGAAGTATATGAAACTGATTCTGTGTAGAATATTTGAAAATCAGCATTTTCTGCAAATACATTTAAACTATCCAATGTTATATCAGTATCAGATGGATTTATTGTAATACTTTCTATACCTATATTAGATGAAGTAACACCTGTAATACTTATAGTAGCCCGTCCATCAACACCTGATGGAATACTATTAACATTTATGCTACCACTACGTTCACTAATTGGTGTAAACTCTTGTACTAATCGTAATGCATCAAATTTTGATGATGTTATTTGGAATGATGCAATTCTACCACTTTCCGCAAATATCTGACCTGATGAACTTAGAATTAGTAATGAGTTTGATGATGATATTGTTGTTTCATTTATACCAAACCCACCAATTTCACCAAAGGTTGCTTTGATACCACCTTGTAAGAATACGTTGTTTGTTGCTAACCCATAACCTGGTGTTGAATTTCCAAATACATAATCACTTCCAGCCAATCCACTTAAATCACCAAGTCTCGCAGCAAGAGTTACATCGTAAATATCAGAACCTGTTCGTTCAACTATATCCATAAATGGAGTTGCGGTATCAGATGGGTTTGCGTTCAATTTTATATATCCCGTCCCAACTTTTCCAGTAGATACTACAACCTGCCCATCTTCATATGATTGTGATACTGATGCTAAATCTCCAACGTAATCTCCTTGTGAACCACTACCATATGCCCTTGTTACATATAGTTTACCATAGTTTTCATCTTCGTTACTTTGGTCACCTTCAATTGAAGATGAGTTGATATAAACATATTCCGTTTGGAATCCACTATTATCTACTTTCTTAATTAAAGCAATTTCACCTTGTTCGAATCCTTTAACATTCTTTACCGACATTGTTGTATCTGCCGCCACAACCGAACCTGTGATTGTTGTTGAATTAGCAATCCATAATTGACCACCAACTGCATTTACTGATTCTTTTTCGAATGTTGTGGTTCTCATAGTACCTCTGATTCGAACGTTTTCGAATTCAGCAGTACCATTACCTTCAGATGAAATCTTCCACCCTTTCAATCCACTTGCAAAATCTCTTGTTTGTAGAATACCTTCTGGTTTCATTATAAGGTTACCACCTTCAATAGAACCTGTTGTGATACCCCAACCCCCAATTGATGCAGATACAAACTTTGCGAAACCATCTGATGTGATTGATGAACTTGCGTTGTTTATATTAGCAGGTGAACCATTGATTGTTGCTGGTGTAAATATTTGGTCTACTGATAAATCACCTCTAACAACTAAGTTACCATCATCAAATTGAACATATTGAGATGTACCTTTATTACCAAATAAGAATCCATCAGACGCGGTAATTTGACCACTTGCCTTTAGGATTAGATTATCGTTTGTAGAATTTATTTGAGTTTCTGATACTTCAAATCCACCAATCGATGCTGATACAAATCTAGCAAATCCATCCGAATCAATAGAAGATGATGAATTTGTTCTTGTTGATGGAGACCCATTAATTATGGCAGGTGTTCTAAGGTTATTAACAGTTAAATCAGAATTGATTACTGCATCCGCTCCAATCACTAATAAATTATTTTGTGGGTCTAAGTGGAATAAAGATGAACTAATTTCAATATTGTTATCCGAACCACTAATGAACTGAGAATCTAATGTACCAATAAAGAACTTATCAGTTTTAACATCTAATAAACCACCATTATGTGTTGTGAATATAAAGTGTCTATCATCATTATCACCAATCATCTGCATACCTACACCTTGTAGATAATCCTCACCGATTCTTAATGCGTTAGAACCACTATAAATAATGAACCCACCAGGCCCCTTACCTAATGATGCTGAAGTTTGTCCTTCAAACCCAACCGAACGCATGAATCCACTACTCGCACCACCAACCTCAATACCACTACCAAGTGCGTTTGATATATAGATAGAACCCGTTATAAGGTTATCACCACCACCAAAATAAAAGTTACCACCTTGAAATACAAATGGATTTGTAATAGTTTCAGTTCTTGATATCTCACCAATGGAGTTTAGATATTGGATTTTTAATAATTTTGGGTCTTGTAGGTTTTCAGATGGAACGGGTACTTTTACACTAAATGATGAACTATATGGTACTGTAACCTCATTTAATAATTCATATTCACCTGGTAACCCATCTGATTTAATTAATACTTTTACCTTATCAACTACACCTGCGATTGGATTTACATTTGTTAGTGTTAAGTTAGCAAATGAACGTTGATTTTCAGTAACTATATTAGAACCCGTTTGAAAGTATTGAATACTATAATTTGCAGATTCAATGTTATTGTAAGTGTGTACTAACCCTTCTCTATCTGCAAAAGATGTTGTGTATGGTGTTCTTAAAACCGCAGTAGTTGCATCCAATATTTGAGATATAGATGAACTATAAAATGTATCACTATTTGGGTTTGGATAGTTTGATATTGGTTCTGCGGGTGATTCATAATTTGATAATACAAATGAATACCCAACCATCTCCTGATTAAATTGTGTGCCATCGTTTAGTTGTACGATTGGGGTTGTACCTCTAAATAAATATCTAACACCAGTACCTGTTTGAGATTGGAGTAATAACTCATTACCACTTTGAGGTTGGTTTTGATATGCTTCAATACTTTCAGATATTGCAACTGAAGGTAGTATATTTGATTTAAAGATTACAGATGATGTATTCTTTCTATCTCTATCAACATTTACAGTAGTTTGCCATCTAACATTTGGTTTACCTCTGAATCGTTGTGGTACTGGTTCACCATTGTTACCTACTTTAGAAATACCAACCAAAGTAATTACAGCATCACCGTTCGCAGTGTTATCATCACCTTTGTCGTGATAAACCCAAATAGAAATTACTCTACTCTTATCTGCTTCTAAATAATCGGGTATTTCGAAATAGATTGGATTCCCATTAGAATCTCTTACATCTACAAGAATTTGAGAACCCTCTACCAAATTTGTAGGGTGTGCTGATATCCTTATTAAGTTTTTACCTTTTTGTAAAACTTGAGGTACATCAGATACTCTAAAATATTTCGGTGATGTGTTTGATGTATCATCAACATATACCGATAATTTGGATAAATCTTCTCTTGCTGCTTTCTTAAATATTAAAGACATCTACACTCCATACATTCTTTATTATTATAAATATCTAATAGATGAAAATCCACCCACCTTTGTGATATCTATGATTTGGTCAACCATATCCCTTGTCTTATCAATGTGTGATATAGTTACTAAGAAATCAAATTGGTTTTTTAGGTAATCAAATAATAAATATAATGAATTAAAGTTATCACTATCTAATGAACCAAATCCTTCATCAATTGCTATAAAGTTTGGACGTGGTAGATTCGATACATTTGTAAGTGCAGTTCTAATTGCTACTGATGAAATAAACTTCTCCATACCACTTGTCAATTCTAAAGGCCAAAATTCATCATCGCCATACGCAATATATGAATTGATGTTCTTTCCATCAGTATTCAATAGGATTTGGAAATCAACTAATGGTTGTAGAATATTATTTATCTCAATTTCTAATTTAGGTAAAACATCTGAAATTAGTTCGTATGGGATTCCATCCCGCTTTACACATTGTAGATAATATTCATACCCCTCATACTTAGTTTCCATATCTTCTAATCGTTGAATAGAATCGTTTACCATTTTGATTGTATTTTCTGCTATCTTAACCTCACCACTAACATCAATTAAGATATCATTAGTTTCATATATTAAATCTTCAATTTCTTTTAAATTTTCTTTGTATTTATCAATTTCTTTTTGTATCTTTGTATTATGCTCTACCGATTCTTTTTGTTCGATTGATTTTTTGATGTCAGATTCTACTTTTTCAATCTTACCTTGTAGTTCAGTTAATTCTAAATTACATGATTTTGTTTGAAGTTCTACTTTTTCAATTTGAGATTCGTATTCTGTTATTTGTGTTTTTAAAATCTGAACTTCTTTTAAAATATTTGTAACATCATACTTTATTTTGTTAATTGATGCTTCATCATATTCACCAGAACGAGTCAAATAAATAAGTGATAATTCTTTAATTTCTTTTTCTAATGATTGTGCCTGCTGTGCAAATGGTGTGTTCTTATTCTTTACACAATGTTCACACCCATCATCAAATGTAAGAGAACCAATGCCCTCTAAGTGTTCTTTCTTATGTTCAATTTCTCTTTCCAAATCTTCCATCTGGTCTTTGATATCTTCCACCATCGCAACATGCGATTCGTACCTTAGATGTTTCTCTTTTAAATCTATCAAATCATACCTATCAAACTCTGATTTGGTTTGTTTTAGTTTAGATTCTAAATCAACAAGTGTATCCACATAACCATTACACTCAGTTGCCTTTATGTTGGCAAGTTCTTCTAATTCAGATTTTGTTTCTATTAACTTATCAGTATCAATTATTTCGGAATTTACTGAAATTAGTTGTGATAATAAACTTTCAATTTGAGTGGCCACCTCTACTCTTTTCAGTTTGTACTCATCTAATAACTTTTGAGTTTTAGATACATTCTTTTTATTTTCAATCAAACTTTCTTCTGCATCAGATAACTTCTCAGTAAAGTTTTGATTTTTATAATCTTTAAGTAAACCACTTAACTCTTTAATTTCTTCATTTGCCACTTGATACAATTGTTCGAATACATCCATGTCTAAGAATTGAGCAAGAAGTTCTTTTCTTTCTTTTTGTGATTTCTCAATGAACCCACCACTATTAGATTGGTTTGACATTGCAGTTAGAATAAAATCATCATATGAACCAACATATTGTCTGATGATTGAGTTTGTATCTCTACGTTCTTCACCATTTAAGGATTCAGTAGAGCCATCTTCATTGATTCGATAGAAGTTTACATCTACTTTAACAGTTCCCCTCTTAGGTGATTTCTTACCAACCCTTTCGATAAAGTAATCTACTCCCTCAATTTCAAAGTTAAATTTACAATCGAAACTCATCTTTGAGTAATTTAATACATCAATTGCCTTTGAGGTACGAGAACACTTATCGTAAATACAAAATGATAGTGCATCCCATAGAGATGATTTACCACTAGCGTTTGGTGCGAAGATTCCATATGCACCTTTCATATTGGTAAAATCAATTATATTCTTAGTACCATATGAAAACATATTTGAGAACTCAAATGTTTTAGGTTTCCAAATAATATTCTTCATACCAACTGATGTTCCCAATTTCTGATTGATATCATTGTTGATATTTCGGATTACTTCTAAATGTTCTTCACCCACCACATATCTTTCGGATAAGAAATCTTCAATCAATTTGTTTTGGAATCCAACATCTCTTACATTTTGTAAAACAATATTAGAACTACCATCGAAATCTTTTTTATCAGTAATTACTTTTTGGATTGATACCTCTTGTACTTTTCTACCAACTCTGATTTCTGCTAAAACCTTTTTAAGTGCTGATTGAGATGTGTTCTTTACCCGAACTCTCATACGTGGTTTGTTTGGTATGTTTGGTGTACCAACTATCTTACCATCTTCTACATCAACAGTAACATACCCATAATCGTTATGAATAGGAACAAATTCAGATTCTTTCGTTTCAACATCCCATACCAAAATACCATGTTCAGGATATTTTGCTTCAGAGTGATTTTGCATAATGGTTGAACCCACATATGAAATTTTGGGTTTTTTTCTTTGTATTTTAATCTTTTTCATATTTCCAGCTTTTTGAACAGTTATCAGATGCGGGTATGAATTGTAAGTTTGCTATATCACCAATAACATCGGCTGGTATATTGTTATAAAACCCATATATTATTGGTATTATGTGGTCTAAATGATATGCATCAGGTTCACCAGCTCTTGCACGTTTTTCGTAATTTTCTAATAATTCAATATTTTGTTTTCTTGTATATCTCCATACTTCTTTGTAATATAATTCTTTCTCAGTTTTTGTAGATTCCCATTCATCATATGAAACTCCTGATATGGTTTCTATTAGGGTTTTTCTACGAGATTCAACAGATTCTTCAGACATTGATGCTGATAATCGTAGTTGTATGCTAGATTTACCATATAAGTTCTCACAAGTAATATCACAACTACGATTACCATATTCACCATTCCAATTATGTTCAATTCCGTATAACTCTACCATTGTATTTTTTCTTTTAGATTTGGAATGTGCATCTGTGCCAGGATGATAACCATTCTGTTTTACAAATCTATCACGGCCTTCTTTTACTTTTTTCACATAATCATCATCTTCCCATAATTTTCTTGTTTCGATACTTCGTTTAGATTTCCATTCATCTGTATGCTTATTACCAAAGTTATAATGGTTACTACCCGTTATGGTAGTCTTAGCCTTATCAGAACACATTCTGCTACAAAAACGACCCCTACCATATTTTAATGAACTTTCTTTAATTTCAAATTTAGTATTACAATACTCACAATTCCTATCAACCCATTTAGCTCTTCGCTTTGCCATATATATCTCCTTTTGATTTTGTATAACCATATATAAGTATCTACGATTATACAAAACCACTAAGATTATTCACAAATTTCCCATCCATTTTTTAGATATTCTTCCAATTCACTCTCATCAATTTCCATCGTTTCAATTTGAAATTCCTGCAAACATTGATTTGGAACGTGAATATCACCTAACAAAACTAAATCATATCCATCAAATGATTCTACATTCACATTTTTGTTTTCAATCTCAAACCCGTGCTCAGTCTTTACTTTATCAACAGGAGCATGATATAATGCAATCTTATAATCCCCACTCACATCGGACGCAGGAATGATTCCTTTTGATTCGGAAAAAATCGAAGAGTGAGAAAAGGAAATTCCACCCATTTTCCATACACCATCATTTTTAAGATAGTGTAGGTTTGGATGATTTAATGCGTTAACAATTGGTGATAACGCATCCAACCTCGAATGATTATTTAGATTTGCATCGTGGTTACCTGGTATTAAGATTGTAGGTAACATATCCGATAATCTTTTTAGAAATGTTTGAGTCATCTCAATCACTTCTGGTGTCATATCGGTTTTAGCGTGAACAATATCACCTGCTAATACGATTACCGAATCATCCGTTTTTGTATTTTCAATATACTGATATAATCGTTCGAAAACTTCTCTATATTCAGTATGTCTTTTTAAATTTCTGATATGAACATCAGCAATGTGGTAAATCTTTTTGATTTTACCATCATACTTAATCAATTTTGCTTTTCTCATACATTATTCTTTAATTATTATGAATTTACATCCCAAATATTCTGTAATTTCACTTTCCCTTCGTTTATCTTTTTCAACTTGCCGTTTGTGATGTGGTTCATAATATTCTATTACTATGTTTTTTTCTTTACTGTATCCATCGACCCAATATCCAAGTTCTTTTATGTGGTATTCACCACCGTTTTCAGCATGCTGTAAATCGGTTATACCCAATTCTCTTGCTTTTGCCTCTATGATTGGTATTGAAGATGGGTTGTATGATGGTATCATTTCACCATTTTCACCCAACTGTATTCTAGCAATAGCGGATTTACGCATTTTTAGGCGAGTTTCGTTTGATGGGTTGGTGTTTTTGCTAATAATAGTTTGTATGGTATCATCCGTATGTGTTTTTTTATAGAATGGATTTAACGAACCAGTTCTATTAGAATTATACATTGGATTATTTTCACCAGACCATCTTTCACTAGAACATTTTGTAGCGTATTCATAACAACCACGTCCCCATGCTGATTTAACCTTAGTACCAATATCATATTTAGTTTGTTCCGACATAGTTTTACCAGTATGTGCTTTTTTAACAGCACATGATTTACATAAATATTTTTCAGTTGGTTTTGACTGAATATATTTAACTTTTGATGAAAATTCATGCTCCTTACCACATTGATTACATCTTTTAGTTAATACATCTGGATGTGGTATAGTTCTATCTTTATTACGATTTACATTAGCACATCGCTTACATATCCTATTATGTTTTTCAGCATTATTAAATTGTGATTTTGTCTTATATATAATTGTATTACCACATTGATTACAAATTCTGTTATATTCATTCATAATTATACCCCTTCACATATAAATATTAGATATTCCCAATTTTCATACGAATTATGTCAGAAAATGTAGTAAGTTTTGTATTTTTAATTAAATCCTGTATTACATCAAATCCAAGTTCAGATGCATCACGATTATCGGGTAATTCTATTAATCTAACACATATATCATTATTTATAAAATTTTCAGCAAGTTTAAGTGCATTTTGCCGAGCATCGGTATCCAAACATATATTCACAGCAGGTGGTTTTTTTTCCAAAATTTTGGAATATAATTTAGATTGGATTGATTTACCAAATAATGGTATTGCGTTCATTCGTATTGCCATTGCATCAAAACTACCTTCAACAATGGTTATATCACATTCCCAATTTATAAACATCTCAAACCCAATTACATCTTTCGATACATCAGGATTTTTGTGTTTGAAACCACCATCATAAAAACTTCTACCTACAAAATAATTTAATCTTGCATCTTTATCATATGATGGTACAATTACTTTGTGTTTGTATATACCCTCTTCACAATATCCAACCTCATACTTTATAATTTCAGATGGGGTTACCCCTCTATCATTTAGATATCGTAATGCATGTTTTCTGATTACTGAGTTGGATGGTTTCCAAAGTGGGATGTATTCTTTTGGAAGTTGTACAACTTGGTCGGTAGCTTGGTCGGTAGCTTGGTCGGTAGCTTGGTCGTTCCGATATCTATACTTTCTACTGAAAATAGAGTTGTGTTCTTCCCAAACATCTTTTGATACTTTGAGTTTTCTAAAAAGAGAACGTATTGTTTTACCCTTTTCATCAGATACCCAACAATGCCAGGGGTTCTCACCTAATGAGTTCAATGCAACATTTATCTCCAACTTTGGTTTGTAATGTTCTACAAACGGAGAGTAAAACGCATAGTTATCACCTGATGTTTTCTTAGATTTACCTAAGACAGATTCCAGTAAAGTAATGAGTCTATCTTCCATATAACTACAAATATACGAATAATATTTGAATTATCCAAAAAATATTTGTTTTGGTTTTTCATCTATCCATTCTTGTGGTATTTCTTTCTTAGCCCATTTGAATCCGTTCTTCTCGCACCACTGCGCATATGTTGTTTTTGAACCTTTGTATATTTTTCCGTTTGGGGATTGTAGAACAAATCGTAAATCCATATTAGGATTCTGTTCCTTTATCAGTAAGTGTTTTTTTCTATCTTCAGGCAAGAACCACCCTTTTGATTCTATGAATATACCATTGGGTAATTTAAAATCAGGTTTGTATGTATGTGTTGTTGCTGGGATGGTGTATGATATTTCATGCTGTTCATATTCACCATCGATACCCTGAGCTTTGAGTTGCTCATCAATTTGGGTTTCAAGACCACTTTTGTGGCCTTTCATTTTTTGAATGTGAGACCAATTTCCTTTTGCCATAACTTTATTCGTTTACACCTATATTAGGTCTATCTAATTTATTCCAAATAAACTTTCCATCTTTTGTTTTAGTAATCGTTGCAGGTCTACCAACAGGTTCTAATGAACCAGTCGTTGGAGTGCCAAATGGTCCATCTAAATCAAATCTAACTTTTACTGTAATATCAACATCATCTCTATTTTGAATTGCTGATGCCAACTTCCCAACTGCTATCAAATCTCCATTTGGATTATATAATCCGATTGTTGTAAAATAGTTTCTAAAATCTGAACCTGTTACAAAATCTTGTAAGAATTCACTATTAGGATTGTTGTTTACTTTTAAAGATGGGTTTTGTGATACGTTGAATTCGTTAGCACCAATCTCACACATTACAGAAACTTCATGTAATTGTTTTGTTGATTTATATTTTGTTCTCCAACCATATGAAGGGTCAGTGCCATAATCCCAACTACCACTAGCACCAGTCCAAACATATTTGTAAATTGGTCTTGGGTCTGATACAACCATAATCCCATGCTTATAGAATACCTCACCTACCACATTAGTTTGATATGCAGAGCCAGTTCTGTAATCATTATTGGATAATCCTTCGATTTCTGCAGAGGATAATCCCTTTCTATAAATTCTAATTTCATCCAATGAACCACTAATTACACCCAAACCTTCATTTGAGAAATCATTGTACCCATCAGATAAATGTCTTGCTCCAAATAACATATCATCTGTATTTGCTATCTGAGATTTTAGTTTTATAGATGATGATACTTCTTTAATCCCATCTACCCAAAGTTCTAAAAGAGAACCTGTTTTGTTGAATACGATATGATGTTCCGATACATCATTTATTGATGTTGAAGATGTTACTTCTACATTTCGTAATCCATCGGATAATGTTGCAACAACCTTACCATTGTTTGAGGTGTTTTGGTTGTATATTTTTAAATCAAATGGAAATATTGGGTTTCGTTTATTTTCCCGTCTGAGAACATCCCTTAGTTTTTTATCCTGGCCATAATCTCTGTATGTGCCCGATTTATTAACTAACCAATTATAATCTAAAGTAGTATCGGATTGAGATGTTGGTAGTACAGTCCATAATGAAATTGAATAATCATTACCTTTGTAAAAATCTAATTGTTTATTATGGTCTACTCTAATATAAGAATCAGAACCATTAAATGTTACTTTTGTGCCAGAAGGTAATTCTTTATATCCTGATGTTTTGATTCCACCATTATATAGTAACCCTCTACCATATGCATGGTGTTGATAACCACTTCTATCTTCTATGTGTGTATCTATACTAACTCTATGTGTAACTACTTCATCATTAAATCCCCAATACCCTATCAAATTACCAAATGGAACGTATGAGCCTGTATTTAGATTTATATCAATTAAATTACCATGATACTCATCTATTTTTACATCTCTAAGATTTAAGTTATCGATGTTAGATGATGTAACACTATTATCTAAAACGGTAATACTTTCTGGTTTAATACCATCACCCATTCGATTATGGGGAACTGAGAATATAGATGCGGATGCGTATAAATCACGTTCCATACCACGTCTGTGTTTAAAGAACATTTGATTTAAACCACTCCAAATTACTTTTTGGTGTTTGCTATTTAAAAACCCAGTAGAATTAGAATTTGAGTTATCTATCTGGTCAACCTCTCTATACGCAGGTAACCCAATAGATTCAGAAACGTTTATTTTTTCGTTATATCTTGGTGAAATACCTTTTAGTACCGAAACTGAATAGTAATCATTTCTATAATTAATATCAGTAACAGTCCATTGTTTATGGGTGTTATAGGGGTAGAGTTGTAATCCACCCCCGTTTATCGGTTTCAGTGCTTCTGCCATTATAAATCATCGTAGTTCTTAGAAATCTAATTTAACCTTAACCAATACTTCATTAGAGAATGATTTAAGAATTGGTTGAGATAATTTAGCTACTGCTAATAATTCTTGTGAACTGTTATATAATCCAACAGTTGTTATATATGTTTTTGGATTGTTTGCAAATGTTGGTTGTTTAAACGAACCATTTGAACCAGTTACAAAAGATGGATTATTTGAGAAGTTGTATTCACCATTCTTAGCTCTTACGAAATAGAATGTTGATTGTACTCTTTCTTCATTTCTTGCAGCAAATCCATAATCCACACCACTCAAACCTTCACTATAAGATGCGGCACCACTAATAGACGTTAATAGTTTGTATGCGTTATCACCATTTGTGTTTGATGCGGTTACAGAGCCAAACGATAGTTCTGTATCCAATGTATCTGCATTTAGGATAATAACACCTTGTTCTGGATAAACTGAACCATAGTAAGTTTTAGGTGAGTAAACACCACTATTGATAGAACCTGATACTAAATTGTAAACTCTACCAATTTGAGTTGCAGCCTGTTGAGTATCACCACTATCATCAATCAACTTAACAACTTTATTAGATGATGATACTGCTACATTAGAACCTGTGTTGTAAACAAGTTCAGCACTACCTGATAATTCGATTAAATTCAATTGGAAGTTACCTGGGTCTAACCTATCTTTCAATCTAGCTCTATTGATGTTAATAGCGTAAATGTGCTCAGACGAAACATCATTAAATGTAAATGTTCTCTGTTGGTCTGGAAGTAGGATTTGTGCATATTGGGAATAGATGGCGTTTGAAGGAGAATCTTCATTCTGTCCTAAAGAACCACTACCCGCATTATGACCATACGTTACTGAGAATTGTGCTTCTGATGTTGAGTTTGTTGATATCCCATCAAAAATCTCATAATAATATTGTTTCTGAGTAGATGATTGTGCTGAAGAAGTGTAGAATGAAGTTAACGTTCCTACGTTACCACTCCATAAACCTCTTGTTACTTTTTCTACACCACCTTCTACAACATCCCCTACTTTAAATGCCGTATATACTCTCTTTGATGTATTAAACGAACCTGCTGGTAAAATTGCCATATCTATTTCCTTTTAATCTGTTATCCTAATGTTGAATCTAATGTATTACCAACCGTGATATCTGGATTATTAGTTACAGTCAATGTAATCTCAGAACGACCACCCGTTTCATTACCAACTACAAAAATCTTAGTTGAAATATCAGTATTATCTGCCAATACTTTTGAAACAATTGTAAATGTTGAATTTGTACTAATGGTAACACTTCTTCTATCTTCGTTAGCACCCACATTATCTTCATTATTTGCGATACCGCCACCATCACCGATAATGGTTGCTGCATCTGAGTTAAGAAGAGTTACGGTGTAACCTAATGTATCATTACCACCATTTTTAGTTTCAATAGAGACAACTTGTCTACGTCCACCTTCTTCTATACTAATTGAACTTGGGTTTGTTTGAATAATTGGAATACGAATTGTGTTTTTTGGTAAAGTTAACAATTTATATCTTAACGAATAGTTTTCGTCAGTAACTGCCTCTACGATAGGCATGTTTTCAATAATGATTCCGTAGTAATCAGAACCAAGTGGGTGTGCTGGATTCCACAACTCATAATCAACCTCGTCATCTGCTAATGCGAATTGACTGATTACAAAGTAATCTCTACCCTTTGCTAGTAACTCTCTACCCTTTTTGGTGAGAATTGCGTCTACTGTTATCGATGAATTATCTAAGTATCCCATATTTTTTTACCTTTTTACAATATTATTCAACTATAAATATGTGAATAAAATAAATTAAGTTAATTTTTTGTTTTCTACTTTAAAGTAGATACATAATCTTCTTCGCCCCTTTGGTTTTGATTTAACTCATTTCTTAATATTTCCATACGATTCTCTTGTTGTCGTCTACCAAACTCTTCTTCAACATTGATGGGTCGTATTAAAATATCAGTCGATTTAGTCATTGAATTTGAATCAAAATCAGATTCTTCACTTTCAACTATATCTCTATGAGGAACGATTGGCCTCCCCATTCTAATTTCCATTTCTTCAGCTTCTCTAATTTGTTTTTGAACTGGATTTAGATTTTCTATTTGAGGATTTTGAGCAATCTTTTCCTTTTGTTCTATAATTATCTCTTCTTCAAAAAAAGTTTGAACTTCACCTTCTGTAAGTTTATTTAATCTGAGTTGAGATTCTATCAACTTACGTTCCTTCTCTCTTTCCAATCTTTCTATTTTTTTCTTTTGTAACTCTTTTACCTTAGTGGAGTTTTGTTCTTTTTTACGTTTGATATCCGCTTGATTTTTTTGTTTATCTTCATCTGTCATATTTCTATCACCAACAAATTCAGGAAACGTATTTTTAAGATACAACTCAAATTCAGCTTTCATAATTTTGATTTTCTCATCAAATTGAACTCTACGTTCTTGTTCTTCTAAGAATGCGTTTTCAAAATCAAATTTTCTTTGGTCACTAACTGCCCTACGTTTATCTTCTTCTAAAATCAAACGTGCTTTATCTTGTTCAGTAAAGAACTCATTATTTGAATCAATTACAGGTGGTACTGATTTTGTAGGTATAATTGGCTTCGATACTACATCTGCAATATCTTCAGGACGTACTCTATCTTTTTCTCTGATTAGTTTGTTATCATCTAATACTTCACCTGTTTTTACAATATCTTCCAAAGGTTCAATTGCACGTTCTAATTCGGATTGTTCTGATTCTGCATTCATTGGAGATTTAATAAGAGGGCGTTCAGATGTGGGTGCAAGTTTTTGTCTTACAATTTCTTCCATCTCAGAACCAACTTCTCTATTATCAGTAGGTCTTTGTGGTTCACCCCTTAAATTCATTTCTCGTTCTCTCATATCAATAAATATTAAACATCCATAATTCTATTAGGTCGGTTAATTACATCAAACTCTTCTCTTCGTTGTTGTTCTAATTCAAATCTCATTTTTTCTTGTTCGTATCTCAAATCAAACTCTGAACGTCTACCATTTTCTATCTGAATTAGTTTTTCGATTTCTTTTCTAAACTTAGCAACAGCTTCTTTATATTCTTGTTCTCTACTCCATTTGATATCTTCATTAACCTTTAAATCTTCTAATTTAAGAGTTGGTAGATTTGTAGAGGTATCTACATCCAAATTACCCTCTTCTGCAGTTTGTGATGTATAGATAAGTACATTCGGGTCTGCTTCAAATACTTCGATTACAGGTCTACCATCTGGTGTATCAGGTGAATTTGTTGTTAAAGAATCGGATGTCATCTTACAACCTAAATATCTGAGATTCTCAATCGATAGTGGTAGTTCATCAGTTGATACCGATGCAGGTACTAATGATGATGAATTACTTAATCGTAATGATGCTGATAATTCAGTATTGTAAAAGTAAATATTTTTAAGTGCATACTTCGATGGTTTTCCATCTAATGCATTGGATGATGTTACATTGTAATTCCAATACCCATTTGAACCAGTAGTCCAACCACCACCAAACCCAATATCAATATTAGATGCAGTTGGGAATAGAATTGTGTATCTGTATGTTGATGGAGAATACATATTTTTAATATTAGGATTACCTACTGATTCTATGTCATCTTTTTGTGCACTTACATTACGAAGTTGTGTGGTATCAATACTTGATGTGTAATCATGCTTCGTAGCGACAACCACTGTTTGATGTGGTATCGTAGTTTCATAAAGAATGTATTCGGCGCTTTGGCTTTTTTGGGTATTTACAATTGTAGTTTCATAATTAATATATTCTGATGATACCGGCCTATCAATAGCAGGAAGTACCACATCATATTGTGGGTTTGTGTATGAAACATTTGTTTTTGATTTCATCTTAGGTCTTTCTAAGATGTGTGGTTCAATTAAGATACCTGAATTGTAATCAACCCTTGCTGGCATTGTTTGTCTGATTTGTTCAAATACTGAGAAATCGTATCTTGCCAACATATCGATTGTATCATTGATTAAGTTTTTAGAACTATACTTTTTAAATACCTGCCTACGAACATAATCTAATTCTTCGTTTTGTTCAGTATAACCTGGCCTTCTATCAGGGTTGCCAATATAATCATCAATCTCAAAATATCCAGTGTGATTGTAGATATCCTCATTATACATCTTTGTAGCAGACATATAAACACCAACCTGATTTGAATCAACAGGCGCTGAATCGTATTGTGCTTTTTCCTTCTTTTTATCTGGGTCTAAGATTCCAGTCAATCGATTAGATTCAACTCTAACCTTATTATTCATAATGTTATTAGCACCAGCAGATGGAACTTTAGTGTAGTACTCTTCGGTTACACCTCTTAAATCATCTCTTTCAAAGTTGTATAAAGATGCTGATAAAATGTACCCACTATCAGTTTCAGTAATTCTCTGATTAGGATGTTGTGAGAGAATCCCATCTGGATTTGTAACTGTTTTTAATTGAGAATCTGGTATGAATCTAAACTTTAAATCAAAGTAAGATGAAGTTGCAGAATTACCATGATAAGTTTCTCTTGAAAGGGTGTGTTCATCTACTACAATATCTTTAAGAGGTTGAGCCCAATATCTAATCTCTTGAATAGAACCACTCATATACTCTGCATCAGCCCAAATAGATGGTCCGCCTGTTGGTAATGTATTACTAAATGTTACATCCCCACTACCAGTCCACGCCGCGTTGTATGATGATTCAGTTGCACCGTCGATATCAATACTCGCGGATTTCGATGTACTGATTCTATCTTTTACATTTTTTCTATATTGAATTTTATATTCATTATTTTTTGTAATATCATCTACCGATGATTCTCTCTGAACTAATAGAGTACCCATCTTAGAATCAAAAACAGGAACATCATCAATGGATGCTGATTTGTAACCACCACTGCCACTTAAATAAAAATGAATATTACCCCTACCAGATGTTCTTGATATTGGTTCTAACAAAACTGCAAAATCAGAACCTTTGTGTAGTAACGATGAGGTTCTAATTAAATTTTGTTGGAACTGAATTTCAATAGTATCAATTGAATTAGGGTCTCTGTTTAAGTATGTTTTTGGGTTAATATCTGCAATCTTATCCCACGGTGTGGTAATATAATTATTAGTATCCATTCTAAGATGGTATACGAATCTATCATGTTCCCAAATAGGTCTAACATCTTCAATCATAGGCCCACCATATTCTCTGATTGATAAGAATGATTGTGGGATACCATATGTTGCAATCAATGCTTTTACTGCCCGTGCAGAACCCTTTGTTTTAAGTAAGTATGGAATGTTGTTTACAATTCTTCTCCAAACCTCATAATTGATTTGTTCATCTGATTTAGTTTGTAAAGAACCTGTTTGAATGTAATTACCAAACTTATCAGTACCACCTGCAAACTTCCATAAATCAGAACGGTCTTTACCATGTGTTAGTTTCCACCCCATAGATTTTGCCACATCATATAACATCTCATTTGGCATACCATCGTATGGGTGTTCTTCTCTTTCATTGATTGATGTTAGTGCTTTGATGTAACTCCATGTAATATCAAAGTGGTGTCCAATCATATCAATAAACAACACATAATCTCTATTCAATGGTTCTTCAACAATTGATGCAGGAATTACTTTTGTTAATCTTGCATCATTTAAAGTATCGTATATACTTGCAGAGTCAATCAATCCGTTGAAATGTGATATTGCCTGTGATGATGTAACACTATAAAGCTTTTTAGGATGTTCATCGTAATGTGGCCAGGGACTTATAACATATGATGATGCACTATAATGTGTATATAAAGAACCTGTGGTTTCATAATACATCCAACGTTCCCAACCATCCATACCACTAATAACATTAGCTCGTCTGTTTAAGGATTGAGATATGTTAGTTAATGCTTGTGAACCACTTACTGAACTTAACGTATTAATTCTAGCATCATACGATTCTATTAACTCTAATTTATATTTTAAATTGTTAACCCTTTCAACTGCAGATGAATAATTTACAAAGTTTTTAAAATTACTGTAATCTATATTTAAATTCACTTCACCAAAAGAACCACTAATATACTTATCAATAATTTGTTGAGATGTTGATAGGGTTGTATCTAAAAGAGAGTTCCAAGTTTTGAAATCAGTACCTTGTGATTTACCATAATTACCCATATCAATATCAAAATTTGCATATGAAAAATCTTCATATTCCTCTTCTTTGATGTATGGGTATACTAATACTCTTTCGATATAATCCTCTCTTAAAGAAAGTGATATCTTTGGGATTTTGTTTTCAAACTCAGCTGGTAATTCCGTATATAATTTTACAACAACATTTTTTAACTTATTTGTATCTGATGTGTATGGGTTAAATATTTTAAATTTAGAAAATGGATGATTACCATAGTATATATTATCAAATATATCATCAGGTATTCTCAATCCTTCTTCTATTTCATATCTTCTATCAAATTCTTGTGAATTTTTTGAGAAAAATACTTGAGTACCATTAACATCTCTTAATGGTTCAAATTTAACTTCCCAAGTTTTTTCATCTACTATTGGTGTGAATGATGTAGCCCTACCAGTAGTTAATCTGGTTTTTTTATAAACCTCTATCCAAATGTTTCTATCACCATCTTCTTCAGATGGAAAGTATGTAACATCAAATCCGTTGTATTTACCATTTGGATGTTTTGGCCAACGCAATTGCTCACCAATCGACTCGTTATTAGCAAAACCAATATCCGTTATTGTGAATAGATTGTTCTTACCAAAATTTAAAACTAAATTATCTTTATAGTTTTTACTACTATTTACTAAATCATATAATTTTTTCAGACTGTAGTTTGGATTATCTACTTCCAATTCAATCTCAGTAGAATCTGCAGATATGTTTAATATTTTTAATTCTGATGAGAATGGTTTTAGAAAATTATATACAATGCTGTATGTACCTCGTTCAGCACCCACCCTTCTAACATCCTTTTCAGGTGTTAATAAAATATCATATGTATAATCTGCATTTTCTTCGGAAGTTACTTCGTATTGTAGTGGTGATACCGATGAATGTAATAAATTATTCTCAGAATAAACGTGTTTATGTACATATGATTGGTTTAACAATTCTGAAGTTAATACCAATGAAGTTTTATTGATACGTGCCGTATCTAAAAAAGAATATACGGCAACACTATCTACTGGTGTTTTCACATCAGTTAGTATTTCTGGTTTTTGATATCTATCTATTGCCATATACTTTCCTATTAAAGCGTAGCTTTGCTTTTACGACCTCTTCTAGATGAACCATCACCACTGTTACGACCTCTTCTAGATGAACCATCACCACTGTTACGACCTCTTCTAGATGAACCATCACCACTGTTAGATGATGAACTTGCTCCAGCACCACTTCTAGTCCCAGCACCACTTCTAGGGTTTGTACTCCCAACTCCGGCTACTGAACCACCATCAGAGATGGTTGGTGAACCCGTAGTTGCAGGTGATGTTTTTATGTGGGATGGTTGCATTTTGGTTATTCTACTTGGTGCTCTGTTAGTTGTGGTTGGAACTAATGGAGTTTCTATTACATCTACTTTAAATATAGAGTTGTTACCATATAAGAAACATCCTCTGAAACCCGTCGTTACTTGTCCTTGTAGTTCCCAAATATCACCAACTTGCATTTTAGAATTTAATACATCAAACTCTACTTTTATAAATCCATATTCACCTCTATCAAATGACTCATACTTCGCGTTTCCTAAGTTATCGGGGAAATTTGATTCATATGGTTTTCTAATTCTATTAAATTTGAACTTATATAGTACAGACCTATCCAAATTGTTACCAGCACTATTTTTTAGTTCATTTGCGATTCCGATTATTGCAGTGAGTTTTAAACTCTTACCACTTTCAATAAGTTCGGGTGTAATTACATAACCACCATTTTTTAAATCAGGCCCTTTTTCTGTATCATCAAACGGAATGGTACGATACCCGCCGTGTCTAAAATTATTTCTATAGTCAAGATAAGTTGTAACATCACCAGGTGCTACATATGGATTAATCCAGTGATTATCTCTATATCCAGTCCAAGATGTACCGCCACCTGGAACTTCAGTTGCACCATTAGTTATTGCATATCTACCACTAAATGTATCTTCGAATTCAGCCTCGCCAGATGGTGTTAAGAATTTTATATAATTTAATGTTTGTTCAGTAATTCTTAAATCACCCGAATTTGATATTAACTCTGATGATAATCTATCAATGGTTTTGTCATATGCCAGAGTTGGATACACTACCGATTTTGCAGGCAATCTCTTATACCCATATTTTAAATTACCATCTTCAGGTAATCCATATGATATAATTTGATTAGAGAAATTTCTTCGAATATCTCTTCTCTCAATTTGTTCTGCAACTTTATCTACTTTTGTTTCTGCCATTATCTAACCACTTTAAATATCGGTCCTTCGAAGTACTCACTCTTTCCGTTTCTATCCACTCTGAAATCAAAACGATAGAATCTTTCAGGTTGTAATGTATTAAACCAAAAATCAAAATAATTTCCAGTTGAATCACAATTTACTTTTGTGTAAGTTGTATCATATGGAATTAACGCCAAATTGGTTTCAACATCTTTTACTTGATAATAAGTAGTTTCTGGCAAATATTTAATAGTAGTATATGGGTATGTATCAGAGAATGTTCTTTGTGGATATTTAGCTCTACCAATCACTCTAAGTTTTGCTTTAGAAGTTTCCTTATATTCAGTAAGTATATTCTTAACGTATAATGTAATGTTATCATCAGTAAGTTCACTTAATGAACCAGTCTCAAATGAACCCGTAACCCATCTTACTTCTAATGTAGGTACATAAATTGTATTGGTTTCATTTGAAAAGAACTTGGATGAACCATATCTAATAGAACCACTTTCTTGAGCTGCGGGTCTTTTGATAAGGAATCCATTATTTTCTCTACTACCACTCAACCAATCATTAACATAATCAGTAACTTCAACATTTAAATCTTTAGTGTATTTGTTGAATGTTTGGGATATAGTGGTGTTACTTACTGATGATGTGTACCATGTGGCACCACCTTTATTTTTATAATACCCAGCTTCAATTTGTGGTGGTTGTGGTATTGAGCCCGAATAAACTATTTTAAAGTTATCCAATGAACCACTAGCACCTGCAGAACCAGAATCAAAGAATGTGTACGCAAATATATAATCACCTGCAATCTGTGGTGTAAACACTATTGATTGAGTTTGGGGTGTTGTAAATGATGAAGATAAACCGGTAACACCATTTCTATACTTTAACCCATTTGGGTCGTATATGGTAAATCCTATTTCAGGATAATCACCTGGGTCAACCTCACAACTTAAAGTATATTCTAAATTAGTTGATAAGGTTTCAATGAATGTTGCGTCACCACCACCGATGTTGTCTGCATATAAATTTAATTTAGATTCGGATACAAACATACGAGGTAGTTCATCATTTGTATTTTTAACAACGTTTCTTAATAAAAATCCACCTTTGTTATACGCAAAGGTTTCATACGCAATTGTATTACCTGTTTTTTCGTAAACATATATTTCATCAAATGAACCGGTTGTTGTTGTACCATCACCACTACCATCAAAGAATGTAAATTGTAATTGATACTCCCCTGCGGTTGTGGATGTTAAATCAAACGATTGTGTTGATGGTGTTGTAATTGCTCCAACAAACCCTTCATAATCACCATCTGCTTTTAAAACACCATCTGCATCTAAAACTCTAAATTGTATATCATCAAATGAACCAGGGTCGATTTGGAATTGAACTCCATAGGTTTGGTTTTCATCTAATTGTGCTGGGAATACTAATGTAGTACCTGCATAATTTGATGCCGATATAATTAATCTACCATCAGTTATGTTAATGGTTGGTGTATTACCTCTAACATCATTGATTGATTGCGTTAAGAATAAAGAACCAGTTCCTTCAGAAAATCCTTCGTATAATACGATACCTTCAGTTGGAATTCCAAACTCTCTGATACCATTAAACGTTTGCGCGGATGATACACTCCATAGTTCATTATCATTTCTATATACCCAACTACATCCCGATGTGTTTATTGGGTTATCATTATATTTACCAAGCCCATTAATCCAACTACCAGATACTTGATGTACGTTTAATTGATATTCAGCACGAACATCCACTTCATCAACCGATGTTAGGTTTAGATAGAATTTTTTAGTACCAGAAATATCACCAGATGATATTAATGATGATATCGGAGATAAATCAAACTGAGTTAAGATTCTACTATTACCCACCCAATTCTCATCAGTATCTTCATCGAAGAATTTTGTAATCTCCAATACAGAATCCATACCTGTGTTTTGGTTTCTACGAAGTCCATGTTCGTAGATGGTAGTATCCTTTTGTCCGTATATTCTATATATCATTATTATCTCCTTAGAATGATTGTGTTACTACCTTACCTCTAATATCGGTATTGGGGAATTTGACCTCAAATATCGATGGGTCTTTTGCTGGATATATTACACCATTCTTTGTAGCATTTTTTATACTATATTTGTTTGGTGAATAGTTTCCGTTAAATCTATTGAATATTTGTAATCCACCCTTACCATCTCTATCGGGTCTAATTACACTCTGTACGCCTTTAACACCATCCAACATTACATATATTTTTGATAATTGAATTGGTTCGTTGATTCTCCAATTATCAATATTAAAGTAATCTTTTAGTTTATCAATACATCTTAAAAGAACTTCGTTTGAATTGTAATCTGGTAATACTGTAATTTCAAAATCAACACCAATATTAATGATATGCGCATCTTTAATGTTAACCGCATCTGTTAACAATCTATAATATGAAATATAGTTTCTCAGATTATTTTTAGTTGCAGGGTTTAAAGGTGTTAATTTTTTATCATCAGTATATCCCATTGTATATAAGTTTAATGCCAATGGGTTTGGTATCTCAGATGAAATTGTTGTGCCATCTGCCTTTTTATTTTCAATTTGATAATCTTGTACTAAGTATGCTTTTGCACATGCACCAAATTGTGGTGGTAGCGCATAACATCTCATTACATAATCTTCTCTGGTTACCGTTCTATTTTGTGCTGCGAAGAATGCCATTGCGTTGTTACGAATCTCCTCTAATGTTTCTTCACTACGACCACCTCTTGCGGGTTCTGGGTTTGTTACTGCTACTGAATTTCTTACAAACTCTGTAAGAGTGCTATCCAAATTACGTTCATTTAAAAACGTAGATGTTATTGATACAATGTTTGTTAAATCTTTCGCAGGAACGTTATCTGCAATACCATTACCAACTAAGTACTCAACAGTTAAAGTTGTGTTGGATGGTGCTACTCCATATGTTTTAGTATATAAGAAGTTGGATGGGTCAATACCCTGGTCTAAATCACCAACGATATTATATAGGTTAGAACCAACGTTATCTGGGTTTGGGACTAATTCTTCATCTGCGTTTTGAGATATACCAGCACCAAACTGAATAACCATAACTCCACTATCCTCAACTCTTGTGATGTATCTTTTTGGAACTCTCTTTAATTCTAAAAGATATGGAGTTTCTCCACTATACTCTACAAATGAAGTTGAATTATCTTCATTATTCTCAACCTGTTCGAATACAGTATCTTGTGCTAAGTAAGGTACGTGTGTCCATTCATCCCCATCATCATCAGTTATTGATTTGATTCTAATTATAGTATCATCTACTATTTTTATTTTATCATATATCTTTGGACTACCAAATTCAAATTCTTTTGTTTTTAATTTACCACTTGATACTTTAACCTGTTTTTTAAGTAGGTAGTAAATTGGTTCGTTGGTATTTGCATCAATTTGATATACGGTTACATCAGTTGGGTTGAGTGATGATGATACTGAAAAATCTACTTCTGCTGCTGCAATAAAGTTTACATTATTGTTTTCAGATGAACCAACCTGCATACCATTTGCAATTTTTAAAGCATAATCATAATCGGGTCTTACATTATCACCACTTCCTTTTGATGGTACTAATTGAAATACATCTAACGTAGTTGTTGCAGGTACATAATTTTTGGGTTTATACCCATACGCCATTGCAAGATTAAATAAATTTGATTTTTCTTCAGCGTTTGTTAAAAGAGATTCTCTTAATTGTGTATCTGTATAGAATGAAAGTACATCACCAACATAGGATGCCATTTCCATAAACATCATACCTGGAGATGATTCATTAAAATCATTGTATGTATTTGGAAAATACGTTTTAGTAAAATCAATAAGGTTTTTTCTGATTTCTCCGAAATCTCTACCAATGAACTTTACATCCTTTTGTACTAAATCTTTTTTAGCCTCTTTTGCCATAATATACCTATTCTATGTTTGCAGTTCCTGCCGAATCTACAAATAATGTAATTCGTTTATTAGCACCTTGTTCAGTTACTTTGAATGATAATTCAATTTTAACATAGTTTCTATCTTCAACTACATCAATAACTATATCATCAATAATTATGTATGGTAACCAAAAATTAATATCTTCTGTAAGTGTTTCGGTTAATATATCTGATAGACCTGAATTAATGTTTTCAAATAATAAAGAATACACATCTGAACCAAAGTTGGGTTGAAATGGTCTCTCACCCTTACGGGTTAGTAATAGATTTTTTAGGTTAGATACCGCCTGTTCCTCAGTTGTGTAACTTAATTGAAACAAACCACTTGGTTTCCCAAATGGTAACATCACTCCAATCGCAACATCTTTTTCTAAATCTAATGGGTTGTATGAATATTCTTTACGTTGTTTAGCCATTTATCATTTCCCCTTCTTTGCGTTGATGGTTTTCATCAACTGAGAATAATCTCTTGTCAACGCATCACCAACCGCAGTACCTTCGATATTTACATTCATAGGTTCACCATCGGGCCCTACATTGGGTGCCATATTTTGTGGAGTAGCAACCCCATCACCATATCCTAACATTTCTGCCATTTGGGCTCTATTAAATCCTTGTGCTTGTTGTGATGTGAAAGTCGATTCCATATTTCTCCACTCACCATCATTTGCAGTTTCATTCAACAAATCATTAAGTACTGGATTATTTGTAAACTTTTGTGTTTGTCGTTTTGGCTTACGTTCTTCCTTTAGGATATCTGATATGTTGATATCCAATGGGTCTTTTTTAATTTTACTATTGTCAACTGCACGTTCTCTCATTACAGGTTTAGAATTTTTCTTAACCTCTGAAATGATAGGTTTAAGTTCTTCTCTTACTACCTTACGAACTACAACTTCCAATAATTGTGCTAATTCTTTTGCCTTCATAATAATATACTTTTATATAAATATCAAATTGTTTATTTTTATACTAACCCTGTCCATGGGAATGGTGGCCCTGGCGCTGGTGATGGTGCTGCTGGAATTAATCCGTTATATACACCACTAACTGTTAAGAAGTGTCCTCTGAACGCGGTTACTAATTTATTTGCTATAATAATTCCCATAGGTGTAGGTAGTGGTTCGTTATTAAATGCGTTCCATAACGCAGAATCTAATGGTGATGGTGTACCACCCGATATAACGGAGTGTCCTACTGTTGGTGATACATATCCAATCGGTGGTGGTAGTGGATTCCATGTTACAGCAGCCCAATAGTTAACTATTTCAGTTGCCCAACCAGTAAACATTGGTACGGTTGGTTTACCTTCACCATTTTTCATTTGATTGATAGTATCTAATATAGCATCTTCCATTGGTTTAATAGGTGGTTTTGATATAATAGTAGAACCAGGAACTAAAGATATCATTGTAGGTGCTACCGCAATCCTATATGCGTTTGCTAAGAACTTAGCAGTTTCTTCTTCAGTTTTTTCTATCGGTGCATCAAACCATGCTGCAACTGCGATTGTATATGGTGTCCACAACGCTGCCATATTATTGTTTCATTAGTTTTAAATCTGCTAAAAGTTTTTCAACCTGTGCTACATTGGTTGCAGGGCCAGTTGGTCCAACACCTGTACTAAAGGTTGCTGTTCCCTTTGTTAAATCTGCTAATTGTTGAATTAGCTCTTCTAAGATTGTAAACATCTTATCCATCTCCATCGCCCAATTAGGGGTTGCGTTTATGATATCTTTCTTACCCGATAGGATTATATAATCCTTTTTAGAATCTAATAAGACCCTATCAGATGTAATGATTACTGATGGTTTATCAAATTGTGATTGTACATCAACACCCATTCCTAAGTTTGTTTGGGATGTAGTTAATTTTATTTTTTGAGATGATGTTAGGTATATAGATGATAAATCATCATTGATAGTTTCTATTATAAACTTATTAAACTCACCTGGTTCTTTTCTACCATTAGATAGTATGGTAATTGGGTCTGAAGGTTTTGATGCGCTCCAAGTAGGTTTTTTGGTTGTGTTTGCACCCTCAGGTGTGTATCCGAATCTTAGTGATTGACCAAACCTACCTTCAAATAAAACATCACCTATGAATGGTTGTAATGAGCCCACATCAGTTCTTTCTACAAACCCCTTACCTAAATCTGTATCAGATGATACTTTAGTTACGGCGGGGTTACCTGCTGCAGCAGATGGTATACCAGATGAAGTACCACCCGTTATCTTTGCTACAGCACCTTTGGGTAATGCATTATTGTGTACATTTACTTGAACTGAGGTTGGGTTTAGATAATATTGTATTTGCCGTCTACTACCACCCTGTCCTTCAGGTCCTAATGCGGAAATTAATATAACACTTTCACCTAATAATGGTATTCGTTTTATATTAGTATCCAATGGGAATGCGGTTTCAAAATTACCACCACCCTTAGCAGTTAATACTTGAATACTATAAACTTCGTTCGGATTATCATCCTTTAGTGTTATGGCTTGTATTGTTCCTGATTGAAACGAGCTCATTATACATCCTCATCGTTTTGAAGAGATTCTATTTTCTCATCAATTGCTTTTGCATTTTCTAAAAGTTGTTTCTTTTCTTCTTCACTTAAACCTAAACCACCACCATCTTCTGAGTTGGCATCTTTCATCATTCGTTGAACGATTGCCGCAAGTTTTACGATTTGTTCATCATTCTTTATAGATACTTCCATATACTCTTTAATCAAAGGAACTACCACAGTAGCATCTTGGATGTTTGTAACCAATGGTTCTAATTGTGCAATAAGAAGTTTTAGCTGTCTATCTTTCTTTTTCGAATTGTGATAAACATCTGACATAATATCCGAAAATGTTTTACCTTTAAATAATTCAGTATCCTTATCCATTGTTGTCCTTTAACTTATATGTTATTTCAAAGTGTCCTTTTTTGTTGTACTCAGTATAAAGTTCCGCGTAAATGGTTTTCATTTTACCAACCACTTTTGTTATGTACTGAGTATGAACTCCAGTCCTCTCTCTAATAAGTATGTAAAGTGCTTTCTTATTGTATGAATATAAATCGTTTCTGTTTTTAAATAATTCATTTATTGAATCTGCAATTGCTTTATCTCTATCCTTTGTAAATAAATCATCTAAGTGATAATCTATATATTGTGTATAGTAATCAAAGAAATCTGATTTAGATTCTTGTAATTGTTGACTAACAACCTCATTTACGATATTACGAGATGAATCTACTTTGCTTAAATCTTCCCTTACTTTCATTCTGGCGTAGTTGGCATTGTTCTCGTTGAATAAATAGTTTCTCGCAACTACTGTAAAGTATGAGAATGCTCTACCATTTGCACCATTGAATTTGTGAATCTTCTCATTTAAGAATGCAACTACACTTGCTTTTACATCTTCGTATGGTACATCGAAATAATAAGTTTTATATGTGTGGATTACGTTCTCTGCTAATTTATCAAATGGGTAATGAATGAATCTATTATAGATTCTATTTTTTAACTTCTGGTCATCACAATTATTATAGGCGTTTATAGCAATCTCAGTAATCTTTGTGAAATACCTTTTATTCTTTCTCTTCTTCGGCATCTAAGTTAAATGTTTCGTTTAATTGTTCCAATGCGGATTTAATCTCTTCAAAGATGTATCCACTCTCATCATCAGCCTCAAACGAACCTAACCTATCCACTTTCTTCATTCTCTCATATGCACTCTTCATTGATTCGAACGCAGATTCTAAATACTTATCTGCAAACTCTATCTCATCTTCTAATGCTTCGTTTTTACGAAGGAGATTGTATGTTGTGTATCCTAATAGTAAGGTTGAAACTGACAATATAACTATGAATAATAATTCCATATTATACTTCCTCTGTTTCACCAAAGATAGATTTGAAATCAATCTTCTCTGGCATAGTTACGTTTTCTAATTTTTGTTTCTTAGTTGGTCTACCACCAACGTTTTTAGATTCAATTTGCTTATCTGAATTCATAACTCTATCTCTTTCAAAATTAGCTGCAATTAAATCTGCCTGATGCATTATTGTTGGTAACTGAGTTTTTAATCGGTGGTCTTTATTCCAACTGATTAAGTAATCTTTGTTACTATCAACATACAACCCATCAGTTAATTTGATTCCAATATATTCCTTTTCAGTAACTTTAATACCATAATGGTTTAGTAACCAAAAAGTTCTATCAGTTGTATCCATCCAATGCATATTTGGATTTGTTTTGTAAATCTTACCTTGATTTTCAATGTGCCATTGAGAATCATTTGGGATATACCAACTCTCCTCATGATTACCCACTTTACCTAAATCATGATGAAGTGCAACAAAGATTAAAGTTTCCTTATCAAAATCCAATGGCATTCCCAATGATTCGTATAAATCATAAAGTTTAATAGCATTTCTGGTAACTCTCAAAACGTGGTCGATATAACCACCTGCAAACGCATTATGAAAATGTTCAATTGATGATGCAGGTGTTAATACGATTCTATCTTCAAGTTGGTCGTACATTTTATTTAGTACTTCCAATCGTTCACCTGTAAATGTTTGGTTAATTAACTTACGAAACTTTTCGTAGTTATCTGCAATTTGATTTTCATCTAAAATGTGTATCATAACTTTTTGTTTTTATTTTTCGTTTAATACGGATAGTAACTCACTTTCTCTGTAAATGTGGTAAGTATCCTTTCCGTTCTTATGTTTAAATCCAGTTCCTTCTAATAGAACTGTATCTCCTACTTTAACTGTCATTGGGATTGAATCCCCAGTTTGTGTGAATAATCCATTTCCAACTGCAACAACTTCACCCATCATTGTAGTATCTGAACCAGATGGTTTATACAACCCACCTGCTGTTTTCTCATCGTGTCGTTTTACAATCTTAACAACAACTCTATCCCCTAAAGGTTTGTAACTATATTCCATAACTTAAATTATTTTATCTATGATTCCTAATCCTAATGCATCTTCAGCTGATAAGAAGTAATCGTTTTGCTGATTCTCTTCCCACCATTTCTTATCTTTCTTTGTACACTCTTCCATAATGGTGTTACAATCGTTTTCTAATTGCTCAGCAAACTTTGCGTTTGATTTTAAATCAGAAAGTTTACCTGCGGCGAATGTAGATAATTGATGTACCATAATCTTAGAGTGTTTAGATGCTGCTCTAACACCAGTACCTGATGCGAGTAACAATGCTGCTGCACTCATAGCTGAACCTCTACATACGATATTTGTTTTAATACCTTCATTTGAATCCAAAGAGCGAATATAATCAATCAACCCTAATGTTTCTACAACATCACCACCTGGTGAATTAAGTAGAATTGTAACTGATTTCAAATCAGGATTTATTTTTCTTAACAATCTAACTTTCGATAATACATCGAATGTTAATCCCTGAATGATTTCATCTTGAACTAAGATAACGTTATCTCTGATATCCAATCCATAATCAAATTCTCTGAACTCTTGAAACCATTTCTCTCTCTCAGTTGATGGAGTACTATACTCTACATCAATGTTACCACTTGTAGTGGTTCTACCTTCGTTATATAAATCACCCATATGCTTTTAAAAGTGTTTTTTAAAGTTTGTTGATACAAATATACAAATAAAATTTGAATTAACCAAATTTATTTACGACCTTCTGCGGATGCAACTGAATCGTTATATCTTTTCTTTTTAGGTTCACCATATATGTTTACGGCGTCCTCATCAGTAGGTATGAATTCTACTTTTTCTTTTTTAGGTTTTTTAATTTCTTTTTGTGGAGTTTCTTTTCTTTTTTCTCCCACTTTTGTTTTAGAAACTGGTATTGAACTCCCATCCGTTTCATCATCGGTGGGTATTTCCACAACATCAATGTTGCTAAACAACTGAGTGTTAGTACTATTACTATTTCCATCACCTTCCTTATTTATAAGTTTATTTAATGCGATTACCATTGAGATTGCAAGTGGGTCGAACACAAATACAATTAGTAGTGTAAACCAATTCACAATCACCCCCATAGATTTTCCAGTAATCTCTACCATATATCTTAGTGGGCCTACTTCTGCGGCTACCTCATTATTTGATTCTAAATCTAAAATCTGTAAATCCAATTTAGTTATTGAATCCGTTAATGCTTCCATCTTAATGGATACATTTTCACGCTGAGTTTTCATATCATCTAATTGATTATTTAATACTCTACGGGTCGCAGATGATGTGGTGGTAACCTGATTACCATCTGCATCTGTATATGTGATTACGTTATTAGATAATCCTTTGGTTAATTCTGATATTGATGTATTTAATTGTTCTCTCTCAATTTTATAACCCGATAATGATTCTTCGAATCTATTTTTCTTTAACTCTACAACTTCAACCTGTTTATCCATTACACCCAATTGGTCTGCAGTTTTCTGATACGCTGATGTTAAGAATCCATATATACCTGCTGATGTGATTAACATAAGTGTTACTAATGCTATTGTGAGATACCACTTCATCCAACCAGCCCTCTTCCAATGGTTGTGTAGGTAAGATGCTAATATAAGTTTGGAGAACTCTAATGCGGATGCCATAATAATAACTTCAAATCGTGCTCCAGCGAATAAAGAACTTAATCCGAATACGGAATAGTATGCTGCTGAACCTGCTAATGCAAGAGTACTTAAACTCATCAAAATGATGAACCAAGTACTTTTTGAAAAAAAGTTATCAACAAATTTACTGATTTTTAGTTTCATTAAATTCCTGATTTGTATTTATATCAAATTCTTTCTTATAAGAAGAATGGAGTTGTAAAACAACCCCATAAATCTGATAATAAATATTAAAAAGAAAATAATTAAGATATTTCAACAAGCTTAACCCCATACTATGCGTTAACGCCTCTGTATTCTAAAAGGGTTAATTCTTTGGCCTTTGCCTCTATCATAACATCTACATCAAGTCCATAAGTGTTAATAGTTTCAGATATGTAATCTGAATGTGCTTGTGGTTTAATACTATCGTTATTCTCATGTAACGATTTACTCTCAGAGTAGTGAACAACAGGTTTAATATCACCCCAAGTACTAACTGCGAGTTTAAGAGCTTCCTCTTCTGATAAATCGCCAGTATTGAATTTATGGTGATGGTAATCGAACACAATCGGAATACCAATACGTTCGTGAATGTACATCAAATCTTTTACAGAATACATTGATGCCTTATCATCATTCTCAACAGTCAATCGAGTCTGTACGGATTCTGGTAATCGTTCAAAATTCTTACAGAATCTATCCATAGCAGATTGTTTATCACCATAAACACCATTACAATGGATGTTTAATTTATTGTATGGAGTACGAGATAAACCCATAAGGTCAAATACTTCGCCGTGTATAGATAGGTCTGTAATGGTATTCTGAACTACATTCTCATTAGGAGATACCAATACATTGAATGGGCCTGGATGTGCTGTGATACGATGGTCGTATTTGTTGACAAGATGACCCGCACCAGTCAAAAGATTTTTGATGCGATGGTAATGTGGTAGTTCCGATAGAGAATATTCAGAAGCCCAAGGAAATACATCAGAACTCATTCTAAAGAACTTAATATCATTCTGTTCATTCCACTTAATAATTTCAATCAAATCCCTTACGTTCTGAATACTAAGTTCAGATGCGTATGGAATACCTTTTTCTTTAAACGTGCGTTTAATCATACTACGATTGGTAGTAATACCCTGCTTACCCAACGTCATATTAATACAGGCATAACCTAAATTTCCCATAACTATTCTTTGTTTTTATGTTTCTTTTTACGAGTATATTTCTTCTTATTCTTATAGACGTTACCACGCATTGCTTGCCATATCTCCTGCATGGTAAGTTCAACTTTTTGTAGTTTGTCTTTGTTATCACTCATAATACTATAAATATACTATCACTTAATTACCCTACTAAGATAATAAAAAAAGGGGAGTTATCCAACTCCCCTATGTTAAGTTTGTGTTAAATTTTCATCTATCGGTTCAACATCTATAATCTCTTCACAAAAATAATAGAATGGTTCTTTCTTTAAAACAATATCAGCTCTAAGATGTTCTCTCCAAGCCTGAACGATGGGATTGTGGTCAATCCGAATCTTTCTGAGTACTATATAGAGTTTACCCGACCTATCTATAACTTCTTTACAAAACACTACTTAACAACTACTTCAATAACCTTTGATTTCTTTTCTTCTAACTTAGGTGTAGTGATTGTTAATACACCATTCTCAACCTTAGCAGATACTTTAGATGTATCCCAATCTTTATTCAATTTGTATTGTTTATTAAAAGTACGAGTATCAGTCTCACCTTCAATAGTTAATACATAATCTTCTACTTTGATTTTAAAATCTTTCTTCGAAAAGCCAGGTACATCAAACTGCATGATAAGTTCATCATCTTCTACTTTCATATTATCATACAATGAGTTCCATACATTACGGTGGTTCATTTTCATAACATCATCAAATAATCTGTCAATTGTTCGGTTTGTAATAAACATATTATCTCCTTTTAATTTTTAAAACATACACTCAGTATATTTCAACTTATGTACCAAATTATAAAATAGGAAATTATGTCATATAGTACTGACAATCTGTCAGTTCATTGAGATTGGTAACCCTTCACCTAATAAAGTATAAGTAAGAATCACAGTTTCATGTATAAATGAAACTTTACGATTTGTAAGTAATAATCCATTTGTAACCATAAATCTTGCAGCGTTTTCTAATACATCCAAATCACCACCTTCGAACTTAATATCACCATCCTCTGTAAATGATACTAAAACATCTTGTCTGATTTTTTCTTCTTCTTCAAATTCAAATTCAAAGATGGGAAGGGATACATCTTCACCATTGTATTCATATACGAATTCACCAATCATTAAATCATAGATGTATAGTAGTTTATCTACATCATCCAATTGATTAAAGAAGTTGAATTCACTCTCATCCCAATATTCAGTACTTGTCATAATCATTTCCTCTTATTGAATTGTTTGTGAATCTCATAGGCTAACCACGTTGGTTCGTCTATAACTTCTTTAAAGTATGACTCGGATACCATATATAATTTTAGTTTCTGAAATACCCTATCGGAATCAGAATCAGAGTTTAGTATTTCAAGTATACTACTCTTATATGGTTCTTTAATTTGTTCTATACCCATCATTTATAAATATCATCGTTTTCCCTTTCCTTTGTACAATTCATTCAAATATTCCAAAACTTCTTTAGGAAGTATATTTCGCTTTGTATGAACTTCAGTAGATAAAATCTCAATGAATCTATGTATATGTTCATAGTTTGGTTCGGTTGGAATTGATTCCTTTAGATGTGAAATCTTAGTATCTAATTTTTTGATATACTCATCATTCGCAGGTTGAGTAGATGATATGTATTTAGTAACCATATATCTCTCAGAAAACCATTGATGTGGTTTTGCGTTATCCACAACAGATTTTTTAAGTACAGTATCAACAAACTCAGATAGTGTAAGAATATCAGGAACTGCTTCTTCAAATTTGGAATAGGAAACCCATTCTCGGGCTTTCTCCATATCCGGGTCTCCTAATCCAAGTTGTTTAAAGAATTCTGATGTTTCCATTCATTAAAATAATCCTAATCGAATTTTTTGTTTGTGAGTAAGTTGTGCGTTTTCTAATGTTTCCATAATCTTAGAACATTCTGACCAAGTCAAATCAACAGAAACATTTCCAACTTCTAAAGTGCCAATGGGTTGACTTTTATCGGTGTAGTTAGATTCATTAAGATTATCACTCATCAAAAAATCAATTGAGTTATAATTCTTTCCTAACTTGCGTAACCTCTCTCTATCTTTTTCGTTTGTTGCACCACCGTGATTTACTCTACCTCTTGGCTTTCCGTTGTATTTTTTCATAAGATTGTAATTAAGTATTAAACTATTTACAATAAATATGAAAATATCTTTAATGAAATCAACTATTTACGTTTATTTCTATTTGAAATTCTATTGAACTTTTTCTCAAAAGAAGCAGTATCCATTCTATTTGGATTTGTACGTTCTATATTCTGATGTGCCTTTAAAGTTTCACTAACTACCAACCAAGCCATTGATACACTTGATTGTGGTGGTATCATATATTCAGTAATTACAGATTCTTCTGTACCTGTTGATACATAATACATCCCATCTTTATTGATTTTAGTTTGTGCTTTGGGATACTTCTTTAGAACCTGCTTCTTTATACGATTGAATTTTTTCTTATCCATTATCCTTAGATTTCAAAAATGATTTAGTAAGACTACTATTAATAAATGAATCTACATTTTTAGTATCAACAAATACGTTATCATGTATCTTACCATCTTCGGTTTTAATAGTGTATCTAATACCCTTTTTAACAGTAGCTTTATCTACAACACTACCTACTTTAAGAACATTAAATACACTAACTATTACAGTCGAACCAGTTACATAATTCATTAATTCTCCTTAACTAATAACTTTTATGATTTTAGTTTCTAATACTGATGTAACTTCGAATTCCAAACCATCGTTTTTAAATTCTTCATGTACCTTAGTTTCTGCATCGGTTACTGATACTGCGTGTACACAATATTGTTCCATCGTTTTCTTTTGACGACCCTTGTCATCGGTTGTAACTACTTTTACTTTTGCAATGTAATACTTCATAACTTTGATTTTAATTATTATATTTGATATTAAATTTTTCTTCTAATTCTGATTCAGTAACTAATTCATAAGAACCATTACATTCACCCAACTCCATATCTTCAGTTAAGGTGTGGAAGTACTGAATCATCTCTTCACCATTGTGTTGTCTACCTGCTGGAATTACCATCATTTGGATTGGCAGAAACGCATTTTGGTATTGTTTAAAATGACGTGGGCCAATCTCATCTTCACCTTTACCAAATCGTTGTCTTAGATGTTGGTAATAACCCTCATCCATCTCATGCCACTCATCGGTAGGTTGTGATAGATACTCTTCCATTTCAGATGCTGCGGATGCGAGTACATCTTTTTCTTCCTGAGTTAGTTCATTCCAATAATCTTCAGGTATTAAATTTTCGTTTTCGTTACTCATAACTTTCTATATTTACATTTTCATTTAATACATAACCAATCTCACCATCTTCAATTTCAACCTCATTGAGTATTCCCTTATCTTTTAATTCGGAAATTGTATTATCAACATTCTCTTTGATTATCTCTTTGGTGATTTCCATTACTAAACCCATAATTGATTCAGCATTTAGTTGTTTTGTAGTAACATTTGAGTTACTCATTGTTTTATAGAATCGAGCTTTAAACTTATACCCATCTATAAACTCACTTTTAAAGAGCCCATCTTCTTTTAAGGATTCGTAAATGTCGTTTGTAAGGGATTTTATATCCATATCTTTTATTGTTGTTTGATAAATATACAAAAAATAAAATTGTTTTCCAAATTTAATTTAGAATAAACCCCACCGAAGTGGTGGGGTCTACCCATTAGTTAAACACTAAACAATTAGAAAGGGTTATTTAAATCTTCGGTTTCAGTATTGAAGAGATTTTCTTCTTCAGTAGAACCAACGAACTTCTGAACGAACTGTCGAATGTAAGTACGTTCTGATTGAGCCCCACCCGCGTCATCGAAGAGAGGATAGATAGTGATTTCAGCAGCCTCAGCCAATGAGAACCCATCGTATAGTAGAGAACCAATCTCAACCGCTGTACGAGTCGATAGTGAGTTCGTAAGTTGTGGAGTTTCTTTCTTAACCTCAGAACGGGTCATTGAAGTAATCTCTGCAACTGATTTGATAAGTGCCATATCAACCGATGGGTACATCATTTGAAGTAGTTTAGATTCCTCTTCAGTAGTAAGAGTATCCATCTCAATGATTGTGAATCGGTCAACAATCGCACGGTCAAGTTGACGAGTTGCGGTATATTCATTACCGATATTAGCGGAGGCGATGAAGGAAACGCCTTCAGCAACCTTCACAACAGGTGAATCTGCAGCCTCATCCAAACGTAGGTAACGTTGTCCAGCATCCAACACAGTCATCAGAATGTTGTGAGCCTCAGGGTGAGCCCGGCTAATCTCATCCAACACAATCACAGTGTTTGGAGTTTGAATTGCTTTAACGAAAGGTGATGGGTTAAAGACCGTACCTTTCTTAGTATCGAACTGAGTATTCCCAATCAGAGTAGCTCGGGGGTCTTGCGTTGAACCCAAATTGAAGATTTCGGTATTGTAACCTTCAATGGAATTTGCAGCCGCCTTAGCCGCCATGGTCTTACCACAACCGGCCGGGCCAGTCATCATAATGTTCTTACCACGAAGAATGTTACGAATCAGATACTTCCATTTCAGTTCACTCATAAACAACATCTTTGGTTTCAAACCATTAGCCTCAGAGTGAATGAACTTTAGGAAATCTTCTTCCATTGGTTTCTCAACAGCTTCCGATGGTGTAGGAGTTACAGTCATTTTGAATGCTTCCAAACCACCATTTGGTTGATTGAAGTTTGTAACAGGTTCAGCCCCATTAAACTTCTCAGCCGGAACACGTCCGAATTCAACCGAACCATTAGTAAGGTTACCACTAACACGAGCTTTGAAACAATACTTTGAAGGATTGTTAGCCGATGCAACGGCTCGTTTATAAAGTGAAGTTCCTTTCTCATTTATCTGAGGAACTAAAAACTCAACACCATTGGTGTCTACCAAAATCAACTCTTTGTTCTCATTACGAACAACTTTGAGGAATACAAATCTTTGTGCTTTTGCCATATCTAATTATTGTTTATTTTTTAACTTTTATTACTTTGTAAAGATAGTGATTTAGGTTCACAACTCCAAATTTTTAATGTTATCAAATTGTTAACTTTTCATGTGGTAAAATCGATTGTAGTAACCAACCTCACCTACATTCGCATCATTCAATGGAGTATAACCATTATACTGATTAGTATCATACAACACTCGTTCAATCATCGTACACATACCAGCCTTAAACTTATCATCACAATACTCATCAGTACGAGCAAGTTGGTTGTTAACGTAATCCAAAACTTTTTTTACTTCAATTGTCGTTCTCATATCTCTCAATCTTACAGTACTAAAGTACCACTTATTTCTGATATATCCAAACTTTTAATGTTAAGTTTATGTTAAATCTTTTAACAAAGTTTCGTAAGCAGATGTTGCGTTTTCTACATAAAACACATCCGATAATCCATCCAATTGGTATTTGTTGTGGAGAAACTGGCCGAATCTCAAATCATCTGAGTTTCGACATTCTCCATTATCAACAGTCCAATAGATGTATTCCAAATTTAATCGTTCTAAATTTAGTATCATTATTCAAACATTTTATTTAAAGTTCGTGTCAATGGGATGAGTGATGTAACATCAATCTTCTCAGCAGATTTACCATACATCTTTTGGAAGTTATCAATAGCCCCACCATAGTAACCTTCTTCGATGAAGTAAGATAGAACCTTAACTCCAGCCATTCTCATCTTCTTAACCTGATTCGCGGTGTGGTCAATAGCAGCCTGTCCACTATACTCAATATCAGAGTTAGAGAATCCTGGCCATCCATCTGAGAAGTTGATGAAGTAAGAATCAACACCACCATTGGTTTTGGTAATCTCATTTAAAATTGATTCAAAACACAAACCTTCTGGAGTAGTACCACACGTCCGAATGTATTTGAACAATTGTTGAATCTTAGTGAACTTATCCTTACGAGAATCGTAAGCAATGAACATCAAAGGTTGTACTGATTTATGTGAACGACCACCTTCTTGAATGGCTCGGTATGAGATAACCACATCAAGATTATTAGTCATCGAAGCGGCCTTAGCGATTGCAACTGCCGCAATTTGTGAGTTAGTCCACTTACCATCACCCATCGAAGTACTTGCATCAATGGAGATGTGAATCAATGCCGGTTTGTGTTTGTTGATTACAGTCTGGTCAAAGATTTGTGTATTACCCATACCCAACTCATGTAACAAACGACCAGAGATACGACCACTCTTCATTCGCGGAGTAATCAACGAACGTTCTTCAGAACGAATCTTCAAACGCTTACCCAACATAGTACCAATCTGAATACCTTTGTTGATGGCCTCCTGATTACGGTCAGTGTACCAAGAGTAAGAAGATAACATATCAATGGTATCTGAATCAACCAATGCCTTAGTGAAGTTACGAACAATCACAACAGATGTTGCTTTATCATTTCTCCAATAACGACCTGATTGGTAATCCTTACCTGCCAGCTTCTCATCGATACCAGCCTTAGATAGAGTTTCTAACTTTTGATTTTCGTTCTTACCAACTTTCTTCTTTGTGATATCACCATTTTGAAACTTCTTTTGTTTATTAATAGCGTTATCTAATTGTTTCTTTTGTCGGTCTGAAAGTGGGCCTTCACCACCATCAACTTTGTTATCAGTAGGTTGGTTATTAGAACCATCACCACCAGCACCATTGGGATTGTAAGAAGAACGACCACTCTTTACATCATCTCCTTCTGCATCACCTTTGGTATCATCAGTACCATTGGAATCTTGCTTAGATTGACCATCATTCTCAGGCCCTTCAGTATTATCAGTACCATTGGTTTCGGAGTTATCACCACCGCCACCAGCACCTTCACCCGGTTGTTGTTCATTGTTATCAGAATCACCATTACCATTACCATCACCCTGCTCAGGTTGTTGAGATTTTGGAAGTGAATCTTCTACCATTTTGAAAACCTCACAAGCCAACTCAAACGCCTGTTGAGTATTCTGAAGTCGGTTGATGTTTTTCAAATCAATCAACTCCCAAACTTTTCGTAACATTGGAAGTGCATCCAAATCACGATTCTCATTGGTGATGTTGATGATACGGAACATATAAGATTCCCAATCCTCAGTACGATACTCAGAGGATTGAAGTCCTTTATCGATAATCTTAGCGTTGAAGTACTTATCGTACATTGCGTGGTAGTAACCTTTGTAACCAGGTGAGGTAGAGTAGATGTAATAATCAATACGTCTATCTTCAATCACATTCAACAAATCCTTAACAACACCAGCAATCCAATTACGAACACTATCATATCCCATATTGTGTTTTTCTTCCAAAGAAGAAATGTAATCATAATCTAATGGATGTGGAAAGTTGTGATTGTTTAGTTGTTGAAGGGAACTAAAATCAGTTAACTTAATGTGAGAACCCTCATGCAACGCCAAACCAACTGTCGGGTCAAATTCCTTATCATCCATCTTAGCGGAAATGGTAACCGTCTTACCATCGGTGTAGGAATTATCACCACGTTGGTCGAACATTACTTTGATGTTCTCATTGGTTACAATGTTAACAAAGTTTGAGATAGCTCGTTTATATGAAGCGAGAGCGAGAAGATTCGATTGTTTCTTCTCAACTGCATCAACAACATCATTAGAGTCATCATCAAACAAATCACCACGTAACCAGTACGAAGAATATTTTGTGTTATCTCTCATATGTTTATCCTTTCTCATTATTACAGTACTAAAGTAGTGAATATTTCTGATATATCCAAATGTTCTATGTTAAATAATTGTTAAAGTTATCAACAAGTTATCAACACCTTAAATCAGTGCTTTGTAAATTTTAGTGTAGTTAATCGAACACAATCCGATTATACCTATCATAAATGACAAAAACGCGAATCCCATTTCATTGATAACACCCGCAAAATGTATTAAGGATTGAACCTTACCGAACATAGTTCCGATACTCAATCCGAATCCAACTAACACTAACAAAATTGCTTGATAATTTTTCATACTATTTAATCTTTATCTCTTTTACATAGTAAAGATAACAAAAAAAGGGGATTTTTCCAAACCCCCAATGTTAAGAAATTGTTAAATGTTAATCTCCCTCTAAGAACCACTTCAACTCAGTCATCATAGTTTTGACTGCTATCTTCTTTGTGGTTAGTAGGGGAAATCCATCTTCCATATTATGTCGGATGGTGTAACCAAAGATGGACTTGGTACCTGTACCAGTCCTATCCGATTTATCTACTCCATACTCAAGTATGGTCATTAGTAGTTCTTGATATTGTTTATCGAGCTTATTCATTTGTTTTCAAAATACTTAATCATAATATGTGCTGAACGATAGTTGGTAGCAAGTGGTACTTCGTGTACATCACACAATCGCATCAACATTGAGATATCTACATCGTGTGGGTGTTTATCTAACGGGTCTCTAAAGAAGATTACTCCATCAATCTCACCTCTGGTTACCATCGCACCAATCTCCGCATCACCACCCATTGGACCCGATGCCACTCTCTCTACTTTTAGGCCAGCATGAATAATCATAGTGCCAGTAGTTCCAGTTCCCACAAGTTCAACATCTTTACGTTTGAAGAATGGTAATCGTTTCATTACGAACGATACCATATCCGCTTTCTTACCATCATGTGCGATTACTGCTAACTTCATTTGGTGTTACTCTTTATGATTTCAATTAGGGTTCGTGCTTGAGTGGAGTCGGCGATTTCCATTGATTCATAATCAAAGAGATAAACCTTCCACCCATTCTTTTCTGCATCATCGCTATCATTTGTAATGAAAGAGATATCACCTATATCAATTGTATAGTAATACCAATCGTTAGGATACCCACTGTTCTCAGCAGTTTCTTCAAACTTCTCAAATCCTAAATCAATAAGTTCTTGTTCTATCATTGTACATCATTTAAACTTACACCATTCTCACTCATCAATTCAAATAGTTTTTCTCTGGCCTCAACATACGCATCATATCTATCTTGCGTAAATTCTTCATCAGGCATATACTTGTATTGTGCTCTCAACCATTGGTCCATCTCCCAACAAACATGCCACCAATCCGAACCTTTGGTTGCAAGTTTGAACTCTTGGTTATCTTCGGGTAGATTAAATTCTAAAATTGCTTTCATAATATCGATTGGTGTGCTTTTGTTAATGCTTCTAATGTATCATCAATGTGTTTAGCAAAGTTCTTGTCTAACTTATATACACTATGACGTACAACATTCTCTACGATTGAATCATAGTGAATGCATGTTCTATCAATTGCCTGTTCTACTTCCTTCGTAGTTGGTTTCATTTAATCCATTCATAATATGCCCGTTGATATGCGTCGACCTTAGAAAGGTTTGGATTTTCTTCCATCTCTTTGTTTGCCGAATCCATCACTTCAGTACGAAGTCCATATGCGGATGCTTCATATAGAATCTCTTCAATTTCTTCTTCGCTAGTCATATTTAAGAATTTGTAATTTAATCTTATCCATAAGAGTTGAAACATCTGGATTCAATGGAGTTGTATTCATAACATCCATTATTTCGGATAAGAGTTGCTTCATATCTCTTTTAGATTTATCCTTAGAGAATTTAACATTGGTACGTTCTACTTCATACAAATGGTACGCAATCTCATCTATCTCTTTCAACTTATCCTCATACTTAGAGATACGACAATCTACATATCGATTATTAGATGAATTACTGTTAGGAACATATCCTTTGTACAACTCATCTAACCTGCCTTTAAGGTACTGAATTTCCATCAGTTTATGTATTGATTTGTAATCCATTATGATTTAATTTCTTGTTTGATTTTATTAATAACGGAATTATCGTGCTGATTCTCAATAGCAACATTCCATAACTTTCTCATAAACTCAATGTGATGTGGTTGGATTTTGAATCCATAATCATCATCAGCATCTCTTGTGTTTAGGGAACCTGTAATTAGGGCTTGAACAATATACATATCACCGATATCAACACTATCAGTATTCTCCATTAACTTTTTCAAGTAATGAATCTTATCGGTTATATTTACACTATCCCATTTCATTTGAATACAAATATACAAAAGTTTTTTCAAACTTCCAAATATATTTTCGAATTTTTTTTCTAAAGTCGGGATGGAGGGACTCGAACCCACAAGCCGTGAAGCACTGGTGCCTAAAACCAGCGTGTCTACCAATTTCACCACATCCCGAAGGTTATCATTCTTTAGGGTTAATTAATTATTTGTTTTGATTGATTTGATTCTCAAACTTATCAAATCTGGAATCGATTGTTTTGTAAACCTCATCAAGTTCGTTGTGTAACTCATCAACTTCGTTGTGAAGTTCTTTATTTAACTCATCTACATTATCGTAGATATCACGATTCATTCGATTCTCAAACTTATCAAATCTGGAATCGATTGTTTTGTAAACCTCATCAAGTTCGTTGTGAAGTTCTTTATTTAACTCATCAACTTCGTTGTGAAGTTCTTTATTTAACTCATCTACATTATCGTAGATATCACGCTCAATATCATGTAGTGTTCTACTGATATCATCCATTTGCTTTTTGAGTAATTTAAAACTCATATAATTCACAAACGTACCCACAACTATCAACAATGCGATAGCCGCACATACACCTAAAATAAATGATGTTATTTCCATAGTTTCTCCTATTTTTAAATCAAAGAACGATAACCTTTGCGGAAGATGTAGGATTCGAACCTACGGTACATTGCTGTACGCTTGATTTCAAGTCAAGTGCGTTCGACCACTCTGCCAATCTTCCATTAAAGAGAGACTTCGGGTCTTTCAGGGTTACTGATTAATGGTTTGTTTGCGCTCGGATTACTCTAAACCCTTTTTCATCCTTTTAACACCACCATTAACTAACAGCTTCACTATCTCTCTCGCAAAAGACTTACCCTGGGACGCTGTTCTTATGGGTAGCGTGGTAAGTACTTTTTGTACACCCAACAGGAGTCGAACCTGTAGCCTACGCATTAGAAGTGCGTTGCTCTATCCAATTGAGCTATGGGTGCATATTGTGGGGTTCTATTTTAAAGTTACATAGTTCCAACGCGTATTGTGTAACTCCCCACTTGGTACTCGGAGCGGGAATCGAACCCGCACGGGCATTACTGCCCACAGGATTTTAAGTCCGGCGTGTCTACCAATTCCACCACCCGAGCTTCTTAAATATCAAAGAACTTTTACAAATATACAACACAAAGTTTATATATCCAAATTTAATCCCACCAATGTTTGATATTATGTGAAATAAATTTCCAAAGTACTCTTTCAGCCTTTTTCCATCTTTCAAAAGATATCATCTCATCACCATAAACCATATCAATCAATCTAATTGCGGTTCTGATTTTTTTAGCGTGTAGATGTGCATCCATTGTAACTGCCTTATCACTTTCTAAGAAATCAGCAGTACGTTCTAATTGGTATCTGAATAGTTCGATTGCGTATCCATAATCCCAATCATATCCTTTCCAAATGATGGGTAGAAACGCATAAGTACGTTTTACTCTACGAATGAATTGTTTGATTGTTCTCATTCTACATCAGCTAAACTTACACCATTCACCTGCATCAACTCAAAGAGTTTCTGTCTAGCTTCATAATAAGCATTATACTTATCCGCACTATATTCATCATCGGACATATATTTGTATTGTTGTCTCAACCATTGGTCCATCTCCCAACAAACATGCCACCAACATGAACCTTTGGTTGCTAGTTTGAAGTCCTGATTATCTTCAGGTAAATTAAATTCTAAAATTGCTTTCATATCCTGCGGTTTTTGTCGTATCTGAAACTGGTCCTCTCCCTCTTGTGTTATGTTCATAACGTTTCTCTTTTTTATTTTGTTTTACAATACTATGTGTTGATAATGATACAATCGCAACAAGTGTACCAACGAAGTAACACATAAAACATTTATCTGACCAATAACCCATTACTCATTTTTGGAGGCATCCTCTATACCTGATTGTCTAGCCATTAAAACAGATGTACCAATTAAGATACCACCAATGAATGAGGATAGTAATGAATCGGATGAGGTAAATAATATACCCAATACCATTAAAATCCAAGAGTGTCCATATTTAGTTATTTTCATATTACAAATATACAAATTATTTTTTAAATTTCCAAATTTAATCGAACCATTGAGAACGATGTGTTTTAACATTCTTTACACCACTTTCTTTTAACATATCGTGCTTCTTTTTTTTAGCAGCCCTTACCTTTTCTTTAAAGTTTTTTTGTTTGTATTCCTGCATTGAATCTAAGTATTCGAGAAACGCATCAAAATCATCTTTTCCAAGTTTATCTACTTCCTCGGCTGTTAAAGGTTTGTTTGGGTCGTACTTCATATTATAATCCTTTAGTTGTTTTTCTACCTAATTGAATAGCAATCTCCGATGGTGTCATACCCATCTTACATTGTTTCTTATACCACCAATACATATCCTCAGTAGTACCCTTTCCCCTTTGACGCTCTAAACACTTATCCCAAAGGTCTTTACCGAATTCAGATTCCAACTCTTTTCGTAATTGAGCCAAACGAACCTGCTCTTCTTCCCAACCCTTCTCTTCTAACTTCATCGCTTTGATTCGTTTCATCTTAGCGTGTTGGTGGGCTTCATGCTTCTTATCATTGATGTTCTGAATTGGAGATGTATTCATATACTCATTATACATCTTATCATACATCTTATGATTATCTTCTGCCTCTTTATAAAAAGGTGAATACTCAAAATCACCATTACGAATTTTCAGTAATAGTGGTGCAGACGAGTATAGTGGTTTCTTACGATACTTACCTGATGTGTACCATCGGAACGGATTGTATCCCATTATACTAATTCTTTTTTGGCGTTCAACTTAGATTCTAACTTACCAATGAATTCGTATGCAAGTTTCTTACCACCCACATTCCAAATGGTATTTTCAGTAATGGTATATTCAACATCATATGTTTTCCAATCATAGATAGTGAACACATTATCACCATCAATAACTACCCATTCTTTTTGAACCTTACCATCATCACTACCTTCACTAAAGGTAGGTTCACCCATAAGGTCTACTAATTCGGAGTAAGTGTATCCAACCAACTTACCAACCAAATAAGTACCACCAATTAGGTCTAATGCTTTTTGTTTACTAACAACTTTTCTCATATACTATACATTAAAGATTATCACGAACGGAGTTCATCAGTATCATTTGAGATGTAGGTGCAATACCAAACGATACCCAATTATTTTCGTTATTGAATTGTGCTCGGCAGAAATCCATAATAGAATCACTCCACTCTAAATGGTTACCAGCAACATCAGTTACAGGATACCATACAGTTTGCCAACCTTCATTGAAGAATGTTACCCATGCCATCTCTCGACTTAAATCTATACTATTCATATCTCTCATTTTTATTACATAGTAAATATACAAAAAAGGTTTGGAATAACCAAACCTCTAATGTTAAATAATTGTTAAATGTTTACTCAGATGTTAAGGATGTTACAGCATCTTCCATAAGTTCTTCACATATGGTATATACGTTCTCATACATCGAATCCATTTCTAAATCATACTCTTCTTCTGATAACTCTTCTTCATCAGGCCATTCATATGAATCCTCTTCAAACTCCATCTCACCTTTGTACCAAGCACCACCACCAATTGGGTCTAATGATTCATCTTCAAATGTGTATTTAAGTAATACCTTCTCATCAATTTGATTTAGAAGTTTTCCTAATTTATCAATACCATATTCAATAAAATACCATGCAGATACAACATTCATTCTAAAGTAATCATCTTCTATTTCCATATCATCAATGTATGCCCATTTAGAACCCATCCTATCTGTATATTCACTTCTATCATAAACTCCATTTGCTTCTGGATACAATGTATTGTATAGGAACATAGTATCGGAAAGTTCATCCCAATTCTTATTATCAAACCAACTCTTTAGTTGTTGAAATACTTGTGGTTCATCGGATACCACTTCTAGTGTTGTTGTTACGTGATTTGCCATTAGTAATCAGTATTAAATTCTGCGTTAAATCCATTGTATTTTGTGTACTCTTTATCGATAACCCCACCTTCAATAATAATATCTTCACTCTTAGTACGTGAATCAAACATTATCTCTGATGGGTATTCTACAAACGTTTCGTATAGCGAATCCAATAAATCATCGGATAGTACACCTTCGTTATCATTTATAAACTCTTCTGCTTCAAAATCAGAAAGTACATCGGTGATGTAATCCCAAAAATCTTCAATGGTACTACCTTCGAATGGTGGGTTTGCATTTCTGAATTGTTCACTATCCAATGTAATTGGATTTGGTGATACCTGTGTAATCGTATAGGTAGTACGAGTTCTAAAATCAAGTTTCATAATTAAATAATATTATCTTTATATATTTCTTTCCACTCAACCCAATTAGGTGTAGTATCATCTAATGTGGTAAACACTCTCCACCAAATAAAGAGTTTGCGTTCAGACCAATCTTCATACTTAGAAATCAAATCTTCATAGTATTTGATTTGAGAATAAATAATATTCATTTGTTCTTCTAACTCTTCACATGCAGATTCCAAATCCCGCATCTTACGATTAAGAGATTCAGATGATACACCATTAAGGGCAGACATCAGAATAGCATCCTTCAATTCTGAAATTTGTTTCTCCATCTTTTGGTGGTGGATAAACGCATCTTCATGTTGAGGAATCAAATCATTTACCTTATCTTTGAATCCATTGTAGTTATTCTGCAACTCACCATTGGTAAGGTCGGATTGAAACTCCTTCCATATATTATCGTAGTCTTTACTTTTCTTCTTTGCCATATTCTTCTAAAACTTTATTTATGTATTTGATACTATCGGATGGCCCGATAAAGATTTCTACCTTATGATACATCTCCCAAATAGTTTTCTTATCTTTCTTTTCTAAATCCTCAATATCAGGAACGTATCTCTTATATGGTCCACTCATTTACTTATCCCTATTCTTTAGGTTAAACCAATTTGAAATGGATAGTGTGATACCACTAATTATAAACATACTACCAATGTATGCGAACCCAATCCAATCACCAAACAAATAACCATATGTGGTGATGTATGTTACTGCAATACCCAACAATACAAGCCATACAAATGGCCATACAACTGTTGGAATTTTATCCACTACCTTTGATACCTTCTCTACTTTGGAATCATGTACTACTCTACTCAATGCATCCTGCAGGTCTTTACCATACGCTGGAATCAATTCAGTAGTACCATCTTCGTTGAGGATTTCAACCTCATACTTCATCCAATCAGGAAACGTTTGACTATCCTTCCGATAGGTTACGTTAATTACTTTTCGTTTACTCATTACGCTATACTCAATGTTTATTTGATACAAATATACAACTTATTTTTGATATATCCAAATTTATTTTTAAGATAATCTAAATAACTCATAGTTTGAATTTTGTGTTTTGAACTTTAGATACCCATCTCTTTCTTCTACAATCTCAGTAATCGATGTGGTTTGCCAGGTAAAGAACTGATTGAATGGGGACATAATCAAACTCCTATTAACTGCAGGTTCATCATGTTTAGATTTGAATGTACCATCTTCATTCCATTCAAGCCATATTACTTCCTTAGATTGTTTGGTTAATCCATCTCGTTCTCTAACTAACTTCCAGTTCATTTCGGTATCGCCAAATAGTAGCTTACCCATTTCATCATTCATTTTAAGATTCCCATTCTCATCTTGTTTTAACAGAATCTTAGGTTGTGCTCCAGTTATCATAGTTCAAATATATTTCCGTTTGATGTTAATGTACCAAATTTACCATCTTTCATTACCGAACCATTTGAAAAGATAGTATCTAATCCGCTTAAAGTCATTGTACCTTGATTTATCACATCTTCACAATTATGAATATGTCCAAATAAACACAACTTTGGATTAACTTCCATTACTCTATTGAGTAGAGATTTATCACCACATCTCTCTAAACACCTATTTCTATCAAACGATAAATCTAAAGTTCCTTTTGGTGGTCCGTGAGTGATAATGATATCCACATCTTCATCAATGATGTTTCTCCAAATCCTATCTAACTTATGTCGTTCTTTGTTCCACGCCCAACCGTATCCAAATCTTGGAGTGTAAGGTGAACCAAAGATTTTCAGTCCATCAATAGTTACATCTTCGTTTTCTAAGTAGATGATTTTGTGATATTCAAAATCTTCTTTTGTTACAAATCGTTTTTCAATAGAAGTATCGTGATTTCCAGCAACAAATATCTTATGGGGAATCTTTAGTGTACGATACCAATCAATAAAACCCCTTACCTCAACTTCGTTTGGATAAGGGTCTCTTGGATTAGAACAATCCCCACTAAAAATCACCATATCAATATCAGTTGGAACTTCCAACAATCTATGATACGTGTGTGTATCTGATATGTGCCAAATTCTCATACATCTAATATACTAAATATTTTTGAAACTACCAAATTAAATTCCAAAAATAATCTCCCACTTTAACCAACCAATGATTAGTTCCAAATCACCATTTAGTGTTCGGGTATGTGTCAACTTAATAAAGGGTAAGATATAAATCTGACCCCATATACTACTTATTGATATTTTCATTTTCTTCTTTACCTGTTAAGTATATAAACAATGCACTAACAACAATCGTTAGTATCACTACCATCCATTTAAACTCTATCATTTTTCTATATGAATTTCGTATCCACTCTCATTAGGAGTGAATCCAGTTACTTTTCCTTCCATTTCAAAAAGACCCATATCCAATCCCTTACTAATGTATGGGCCACCACTTGGGTCTACCATTGTGATGGTATTCCAATCAGAGTACACCAACCCACGATATGCTTTGGAAATCTCCGATGATTCAAAGGATTCAGAATCGTAGTAATGAACTTCCTTAATGAATTCTTTCATAGATAGTGTACCACCATCTTTCTTATATTCATTGTATGCATCATCATACACATTAGCAACTCCAAAACGACAATGTTCAAAGTTACCACTCCATTGGATGTTACCTCTATCATTGTATTCAAATGTGAATACATCATTGTATCGATTAATAAACTCTTTCATTTTTCTTTTAAAACTTTATCCCAATAACAAATTGTTTCTTCTTTACCCTCACGACTTGAAGTCCAAACCTCAGGATTAATTTCTTTGGCTATCTTAATTCGTTCTTCAGCTGGTAGATTTTTATCAGTATTATTTTCATAAGTTAACCAACAAGCCCAATAGTGATGACAATCATCTGGTACAAATGATACTGCAATTTGCCACTTAAAGAAAACGAATGACCAAATAGGATTCCATTCAAATCGGTAATCCGTATCAGTCCATTTTATTTTCCAACCTAATCCTACAAAGTCAAATCCAATCTTTTTTGGAACGGCATATCTAGAATTCAACGTTGAATTATACCATTTATTGTAAGCATCTCTACGTTTACTAATGTCAACATTCATTTTGTTAACTTTTTCAAATGCAATTTTAGATGCAGTTTTTGGTGTATGTTTAACCCATCTTCGTGGATAAAAATATGGAGTACCAATTGCAACCTTTCCAAAATACCATTTAAGTTTTGGTCTTTTGAATGGTGAATTAAATACTTTTAAAAACTTAAATTTATTCATTGTCTTTGGTGTTAAAGGTTAAAATAGAGTAAGGTGTGAGGACTTTCTTTATTCCAAAAAATGGGTGGTTTTCCTCAAGCATTTGCAACTGCTCTTTACATATCATACCAACAAGTTTTGCCTTACTCACTCTCTTTTGTTTTAAAGATTATTCAGTAGGTTTAGTGAATCGGTAAAATCAACACCAGCAATTGTGTTATTAGGGATGTGGTTTTGAAGTTTACCAATCAACTCAGTAATCTCATCTCTATCTACCCAACCTTTAACATCATCACCTAAATCAGGAAAGAATGTTTGAGTTGCCCAATCACCATTGGAATCAAACACTGCAATTTCAAACGAACTGAAATCATCAGGTGAATTCAAATCTTCGCGCGGTGTACTGTAAGCAGATGAACCGGCCACCACACTTAGGGTAAACCCATTCACTTTTAACTTACCTTGAATACCTCTCCCATTTGGGTGAGTTCCGAATTTAATGTCATTGAAGTTCATAATCATATTGTTTTAATCTCTTATTACAGTACTAATATACGAATAATTTTTTATATATCCAAATCCCAATGTTAAAAAATTGTTAAATCTTCGTGCCCATCAGACCACCCGAAGTGGTGTGCTTTTAAAAGAAATTTTCAATTCCTTTCGCATGCAGGCCCGTCAACAATCTACGCCCATTCACCATCTACAAATACTCTTAGGGGAATCCCATCCTCAGATGTGAATCGCCAGTAAAGACCTTCTTCTTCCCACTCTTCACATTGGAATTCTACGAAACCCACCAGCCCTTTCATTCTCTATAACGAATTGTCGTTTACCATTGGGAAAGCCACCTACCTCGCCTATCGGAATCCCATAATTGGGATAACTTTGCGTGGAAAAGGATTCCATCCCAATCAAACGAATCTATATTGTATCTGTACATTTTCAAAAGTGATGTAAAAAATAAATTACTTAATCTAACTCTTTAGGATAATTACGAGCTACCCATAGATTCCATAGAGTATGTAAAAGGGTTAAATCATAATTAGATATCTCTGAATACCTATGTATCTCTACTTCTATATTCCCATTATAGGTAAGTAGATAAGAGTTCTGAAGATGGGATATGCGTTTAAGGGTTATGGTAGAACCCCCGCCTGAAATCCTATCCGAATACTCAGAGTTACCACCAAGCATTTTACCCAATGCATTCCACTGTCGTTCACTTAATATCATTTCGGAATCCTATAACTCTAATTCTACCCTCTACCATATCTAACCTATTGGAAATCAGTTCCTTAGAGAACTGAAGGGCTTCGACATCCTTAGATTCCCGCACCCATTCCACAAATAGTTTGGTGAGCAGTTTTCCTTTCCATTTTTTAACCAATCCCATTTACCACTATATTATAGATTATCATTCCAATAACTATGGCAACGAAACTAATCATACCAATTCCCGCGAATAGGGCTGAATCCCTATATTGTTTATCCCGTTTCATATCTTAATTTAAAGGTTCATAAATATCATATGGCTCTGATACACCATCTGAGTTAATTCGATTTTTGGTAATAACCTTATACCCAATACCATCTATGTATATAACATTATTCATATCTCTATAATCTTTTAAGTGTTATACCATTCCACTTGTCATCCTTTACTTCTGAAGAATGGATATCTAATCCTGCGTCGCTTGTTTACCAATAGATTGATGGTGGGTCAATTTTATTACCACTCAACACATTACACATATCTTCATACGATACAATATGTACATTAATACCTAACATAGACTCCAACCATTGTATATGGTTCATAACCACACCCATACCATCAGTATATGGTTGAATAATGTACATCGTGTCCATTCCATACTTTTGCTGATACTTCCAAATGGTATGTGGTAACTTCTCATTTACTGAACCACCTTGTGTTTGATTCTTACATTCTATATAATACTGACCATCGCCTACAATAAAATCAATACCATTGGAGTTTCGTTTATAAGGTAACCCATTGACCCTCAAGTAGTTCTCTAATGACTCTTCAAGTTTTAGGCCAGATTCGTTAATTGGGTTTTTCATAGATTATCTAATTACCAATTCATTCTACCTGTTTCACTATATGATTTCTTCATTAAGATTCCGTTGGTTGAATTCAACATAGATAGTAGTACCTTTCTATCCAACCCTTCTAATCGTTCAATCACATCAGTTCCAAACACAACCTTCCTTAGTCTTTCACATTGGTTCATAACACGACGTTTCTCTTTTGGAGTTTTGGCCATTGCCACTCTGATAGATGAGTGGAGTAACACTAACTCTTCTTTTGGAAGTCCAACAACCGAACTCTTAAAACTTTCTTTATTGTAAATCATATCTCTCATTATTACACTACTAATATAATAATAATAACCCAAACTACCAAATCTCCAATGTTAACTTTATGTTAATTATTATTTACCTCATATGTACTACATACCACTTCAGATAGGTTTTCCCTAGAGAGAAAAAGCGACCTCTGCATAAAAACCAACTAAGCCCACGTCTAAGTCATTGATTCTCAGAGGATTACGAGAAAATACCCCCACCCCCCTGCACGAGTATCTTTCATCGCCTATAATGGCTTACGAAGGGTGGTTGTGGCCCATCTCTTATATTACATTCCCTACCACCATATGGTGCCCGTAGATATCTAACTGGCGTTGGGTAAAGTATTCTACCTTCCACTCTGCTCGGAGTGCTCCTTCTACATCACCCATCTCTAAGGCTTGATTCCACTTGTACTTCCAGTAATTAATTTTGGGTTGGTATCCATACTGATACTTCTTACCATACTGATTCTTCATATATCTTGAATTTAGATTATTATTTTTTCGATTATCTCATCTATACTAATAAATATCAATTAATTTGATAAAGGTGCTTTAATTGTTGGGTGTGATGTGATTATCTAAATACGATTTTAATATAGCTGCTTTTTCATAATACTCATTTTCAATAGCAAATTTTAACATATCTGTTAGTGTATCTTCGGTAAAACTTATTTTATCTTCTTTTTCTAAATTATATAATTTTACCATTAGCGGTATTCTAAAACCCTTTTCTTCCATTTCTATTATATCTTTTGAAGTGAGTTTTTTATTTTCATACTCTTTTAATTGTTCTTGAGTTAGTCTTTTATGTTTCATATTTCTTCAATATTTAATTCTATACCACTTCCATCACTTATATCACATTCTACTAATATTTTATCAGATTCCGTAAAGTGAATCCATACCTTTTTATTATTGATAAGTATCGGTATATTATGTCCATATTTTTCTATTAATGTAATAAAGTTTTGTTTTGATATAGTTAAATCTTCATATCCATCATTTACTAATTCTTCTAGTTGTTTCATAACTTATCTCTCTTTTACATAGTAAATGTAGTGAATAATTCTCAAAGTTCCAAACTTTTAATGTTAACTTTGTGTTAAATCTTACCTAACTCTGAAAGAACTTTTTGAGCTCGAACCACTTGGTTTTTGGTGGTTGAATCGGTGTAGAACTTGGTGACCTCACCGAACTCACGACCCTCTTCCATTACTTCGTAGAGGATAGCTTCCATCGTTCCGAATTTAGCTCGGTTGTAAACATTCACATACTTAACACCGGCTTGGATGGTCGTTCCGTTGTCAGACACCGCTCCGGCGGACTCATAGTTCTCGTAGATGTCGAACATTCCGTTGAACTTACCATACTCCCATTGGTGGGCGAATCGGTTAATATTGTCGTAAATGTCTTGAGCGATGGGGTTACCTAATTTATCGTGGACATAAACATCAAGAGAGTTACCACCACTAAAAGAGGATGAACTCACCTTACATACCACATTAGGATAATTCTTCTTAACAAATTGTTTCACCAAAGACCCAGCATCAGCGTGACTGATGTAAAGGTATTTTCCTACGTTCTTACCAGCTCCGTAGGTATTTTCTCGTAAACACTTGGCGTTCAACTCATACATTTGACCACCCAACTCGATTTTGATTTTCTTGTTTTTCATAACTTATCTCTCTTTTACATAGTAAAGATAACACATTATCCCCATATATCCAAATCCCTAATGTTAAATTTGTGTTAAGTTTTCCACAAGATATCCACAACCCCCCATAAATAGTAAACACAGCGTGTTACAAATGTAACTATTTATTCCAATTATAGGAACAGGGCAGCATTGTGGATAACTTTATCTTCCCAATATTGGAGATTTATAAACTTTTATAGCTATCGAGATACCCTCGAAACCCGACTGCTGGTAAGGGTTTTGGAGTGTTACCCATAAATGGGCAGTTTTTTTATATATAACCCCCCTGTAAAGATACGAAATAAATGGGAGAATTCCAAATAAAGCTAAAGAAACTTATCAACAGACAATATGTCAGTATGTTAATAACTTTGTGGATAACTTTTTATGCCCCATTTTTATCCCGCTTCGGGTGACATAATGTCATAAAATGGGTGTTGATAACTTTTTCAGTGCCCCATAAAGCCACTATGACACTCTGTCAGTTAATAACTTCTGGGCATAAAAATTTGTTTTCTTCACAAAAAAGTGCATGAGCTTATTTCATTTACACCTCATTTTCTTACCCTACCCTTCCCCTAAGGGGAGTTTGGTATAAATGGGATATCATTGGTTTTGGCGGGGAGGGGATTTATGGCCTTGGCGGGGAGGCCTCCCATTCCCAATATTAGGTAATACTGATAGGGAATGGTTAGAGAGTGCTAGAGTTTTATGGAAAGTGGTGAAATGTGGTAGAAAGTGGGTATTTTAGTAGGGCTTTATGGGGGAGTTTGGGTATAAAAAAACCCCCTATGGATTAGGAGGTTATGGCTTTTATAGAAATTCCTCTGGAATTTTTTCTCTACACACCTTCGGTCGGTAACCTACGGTGGGAACGGTATGGGTTATTATTCTCTTTATAGAGTAATATGTATAGTATGGGTTATTATTAGTATATAAGGTAGTTTCTTTATTATTGAGGTTATTTTATTCTACCTCACTTTTTTTTACAATCTCTTCCGAACGGATAGTTGTACCATTTCTCTCTGAGATGTGGTGAATGTTGTTACAAAGAACAGGTCATTTTTCAATCTGAAATCTGCATATATAGATGTGGGTGTCTTATAGTATCCTCTTTGTGGGAGGGGTCCTAACATCCAAAATGGAGATATTCCTATCTTTATAGATGGGTTTACCCTATACTCTACTTGTGCTAATCTTATTCTTATCTGAGCGTTCATTTGGTATGTAGTATCACCACCTTTATATGATATAGAATCAAATGGATTTACCAACTCTACTCTTGGCCCGAATGTCCAATTGTTATAATGGAACTCTTTTTCTATGCTAATGGATAGTGAGTTATAATTAGAGATATTTGCTGATAGTTCTACACCCCAATTATCTGATGTTCGTGGTCGCGGTTTTGTTTGTCCATTACCTATTGTCCATAGTAACAGTAGTAATAGTGTTAATAATGGTTTCATTTTAGACTCCTCTTTACTATAAGTATTATTTAATAGTTGGGTAAGTATTACTTAATAGTTGGGTATATGTAATATTATTATCACATTTATCTATATCATTTAGCTTATTTTATTCTACCTCACTTTGGATTTATCATCCGATATATGTTTGTATTTCTGATAGGAGTTCGTACTCTTCTGCTTTGATTAACTTATCCTTATTCTTTCTGAATGTTTCCTCGTAATCTTCTATGATTACTTCCAATGAAAAATCAAATTCTTCTTTTAATTCATCGGTTGTTTTTATATCTAATTTCACCACCTCAACACCAGTTTGTAATCCTATAAGAGTTGAGATTACGGATTCTACTCCTATCTCTACTTCTCTCTCCCTTACCTCAACGATAAGTTCTTCTAATGTTCTTGCCTCAAATACTATCATTTATTTAATTCTTTTAACCATCCGTACATCGTACCATTTGTGATTCTATTTTGTATGGTTTTCCAATCACCTATGGATTCGCAGTATTTGAAATCAGATAAGAGTATCTCCTTTCGTTCACCTAGTATTTCGTATTCTATTCCTTTATGTTTATATGTTACCATATCAATCAATAACGATTACCATTCCCATATTCCAACTTGGAAGATACCATTGATATCCATTACGTTCTAAGAAATCAGTTACGATATCTTTCATCATAGGTGAGTGGCCTGTTATGATTCTCCACCCATCTCTATTCTCTCTTACTAAGAAGTTATCTTCTAATACTTTTTCAACTTCACTATGTCTTACACCGTGTAAATCTACTTCCATATCTATTAGTATTCATCCATACACCAAATCGGAGTTCTATCACCTACATATGCTGAATGAAACTTAAACATAAAGTATTCATGTGCTTCTTCTTCATCCATACCATCTCTACTAATTAAAATATCCATCACTTTTTTTTGTGAATATATCAATCTTAAATCGTTGATATCTACTCCAATGATTGCGTCATCTAACCCATCTGCTTTTATGAATTGGTTATCTGGATACCATTCCATTATATGTTCTAATAGATTGGATTTTTCTTCTTCAATTTCTTTGAGTTTTTGTTTGAGGATTTCACCGAAATCTTTTCTACTGATGGATTTTTCTTCACCATCACCAAATAGTTCGTAATACTTCTTTATAGAATCCATAATTACCAATTTTCTCTTTTTCTGTCCTCATCACTAAATGCCCAACTAATCAACCTCGTATCTTCTACATCATGCAAAACTACTGTATCATCGGTGATTTTACTATCATAGAAATATTTGTAATTAAATAGTGCAACATCAGAATCACATTCTTCTATGATTTTATCTGAGAACATTCTACACCCATTCGCCCATTCTATATTTGTGTATGTATCCAAACAAAGGTTAATAATGCGTGAATTGGGTGCTGAACCATAAACTGTACAATCTACTAATGTATTGTTCTCTTGTGATGGTTTCATACCTGAGAAAAAGGTATGATGTGGTTTTAGTTTATCTCTAACCACATCGAATGATTGAATTGGTTTTGCATCTACATCACAATAGATACCACCATAATCTCTAAGTAATAATAATCTGATTCTATCCGCGATAAACGCCCATTTATAGACAGTTGGGTCAGTTCGATAGTATTTTAGGAATACATCATCTTTATAAACTTCATCAAAAATCTCATTACCCCACAATCGATATTCATAATCAGGATTGAGTTCTTGCATTTGTTGAGTGAATTCAACACAATGTTCTGGCATTGGGTCATCACCAATCCAAATCTGATGTATAATTTTAGGAATCTGAATCCATTCTTCGGTAGGAGTTGGATTCGTTTCTGGCTGCACTTCTTTTACTTCACCTTTAGATGATTTCCATAACTTCTTTAAAAAATTCATAACTTATTCGTTTTAGTATTATAGTGTTCTTAATTGATTTTTATTTTTAAATAGTCCTTTACCACCAGTACGTGGTACTTTACCACCAGTTTTCACAACTCCGGTAGTTGGTGAATTATTGTTTCTTGCCTTTTGTAAATTTTGTTGTATAACTTGAGTTACACCAGACCCATCGACAGCGGCAGGTACTGCAGTTCCGGCTCCTACTAGTATGGGTCGTCTACTCTTAACAGGTGAACCAGTTCTACGAGGTGAAGATGGTGATGGTGATGGTGTTGGTGTTGGTTCTACTGCAGTTTCTACAATATCAAGTATACCATTATAAACTTGTCTTGCATCTGATGAAATCTCTGCCGATGTACCTATATCAGTTATATTTAAAACGATATATTCAACCATCGCCTTTTGAATGACGTATGTATCTTCAAATAAATCTTCACCTAAGTAACCATCGTTTCTTAGTATATTTTCTGCCTCAACGAATACACTTGCTTGATATTCGGAAAGTTCAACTTCTGTAATTGATTGTTGTGCTGCCATATTAATGTCCTATAATACTTTACTTTGTATATAAATATGTAAATATTTCTTTTTATTCAACTTTCAAAGATATCTGTAAATCCATCAAACCCATCTAAACCATCCATCCCATCCAACAGAGTGTTTTGCCAATCTTGAAATTCAAAATTATCTTTTTGTTCGTAATCATTCATTAGAGATAAAGCACATGCTTTGATGTTATCAACCCATGTTTTATGAGCACCTCTAACTTCATTATTATAAATGTGGTGTTGGCCACCTTCTGAGTTTACGATGATGATTTTATCATCTTCAATGATTATGTTTTGTACCTTCATTTTTTTCTGAGTTTATACTTCTATCGTTTGGATTGAATAATTCTCTTTCCAATTCTCTCTGAGATACAAATACACTACCTGCACTCTCATACCAACTACCACTTAAATCTTCAAAATCTTCTACGATTTGCTCTTTCTCTAACTTTTTTTCTTCCGCTTTCCAATTAGAAAACTTGCGGGCGAACTTCTTAAACATTTGGTTTCTCCTTCCTTAAAAATATACTATATGAATCAAATAATATTTGACCTGCTTCCTTACTTAGTGGTGTTAAATCCATTTCAAAGAATTCCTTCTTATCTACAAATTTAATTTCCTCATGTGCAAGTAGTTTTGCTTTTCCACCTCTAAGTTTCACAGGCATAGGAGTAAACTCTAAATCGCCCTCTGATAATGTTCTAAATTCGTGGAATGGGTAGATATCAATATCTAACTCTTCTTTGAACTCTCTGATAAGTGCATCATCAACAGTTTCACCTTCATCCACCTTACCACCAGGAAATTCCCATTTACCTGGATAAATAGTGTTACTATCTAACCGCTTACCAATCAGAACTTTATCATTCCATATCAGTATTCCGCAAACTACTTTCATTTATATCATACTCTTCGTACAATCTTTCCCATATAAATATGGTAAGTTTTGTATTAAGGTTTAAAGGTATTAGTATATTTGAATATTGGAAGAAATTATTTTGTTCTACTTTCGCTGTATTATCAAAAATAGTATTTCTAAACAGATTCATTCACCTCTTTTCTGAACACTTCATTCAACTCTGATTTATCACAACCAAAGTGAATTAACAAATCCCACATACCCTTACGATTACAAAGTAATGGTTGGGTTTTAATATTTGGAATTTTCATATCCTTTTTAGTAGCATGAACCCATTGTTCACCACCTTCTTCAACTACCATCCATGAACCATTTACTCCATCAATTGAGTAACGAATCTTCTTGCCAAATTTTTTAATTGTTTTCATTTTTTTGTGTTTGTTTGATACAAATATACAACTTAATTTCTAATTTACCAAATTTATTTTAACATATTACGAATATCTTCGTTCAGTTCTTCTATATCAATTTTTTTACCTAAGTGTTGAGCCAGTGTTTGTAGTACACCATATCGCTGCATCTGATTACCATACTTCCAAACATATGCCAACGTTGTTTTATAATGTTCGATTTTTTTATTCATCTGAGTGATTGTATCAATCAAATGTGCTTCATCTTCTTCTGAGATATCAAACTCAACATTATTTTCAGTAGCCAATTCAACCACACCCAATAAATCGTTTGCTTTGTACCTATCATTCAACTCTTTGAATGTATTTTCATCACCACCTTTATCTGGATGTAACTTCTTAGCCACATCTTTGTAAATCTTCTTTACCTTATCATCAATCTCAGGTTGTGGTTTTTTTTCCACATTTTCTTTACTGAGTGTTTCTTTTACAATCTCTTCTTCGTTAAAATCCTGCTTTGGTATGATATCGGAAAAGAGAGACTCGAACTCTGTTGAGAGTTCTGAGTGCTCATCCTTCCTATCATCCAACTCAAGTTTGAGGAACTTATATTGGTATATTAACTTTTTAAGATTTTTCATTATCATCCGATGGTTCATTAACCACCATACACTCAGTAGTAAGTAATGTACCTGCTACTGATACTGCTTTCTCAATTGCAGTTCTCGTTACCTTTGTAGGGTCTACCACACCAGCTTCAATCAAATCACAAAACTCTTCTGATACTACATTATATCCGATTTGTGGATTTGGTTTTGGTGAATTATTCAACTTATCTAATAGTGAATCTGATGATAACCCTGCGTTTTTAACAATAGCTCTAAATGGTGCCTCACATGCTGATTCAATAATATCGATACCTTTATTCCTATCATCAGATAATCCACCACGTCTTTCTTTGATAATATTACGAGAATGAATTAGTGCAACACCACCACCTGGTACAATACCCTCTTCCAGTGCTGCTTTGGTTGATAGAATAGCATCATCTACTCTATCTTTCTTTTCTTTCAACTCAACCTCAGATTCTGCTCCTACTTTGATAACTGCCACACCACCTGATAGTTTTGATAGACGAGTTTGTAGTTTATCCTTTTCAAAATCAGATTCGGATTTCTCTTTCTCTGCTTTGATAATAGTAATACGATTCTCAATATCTTCGTTCTCACCATGTCCACCAATGATTGATGTTTTAGTTTTATCAGATACTACTTTATCACAACTCCCCAAATGTTCTTCAGTAACATCTTCCAATGTTAATCCCATTTCTGATGTGATTAGGGTTGCACCCGTCAACGCAGCCATATCCTTCATAATCTCAGTACGTTCACCACCAAAGCCAGGTGCTTTCACTGCCAAACATTGTAATGTACCTCTTGCTGAGTTTACAACCATAGATGCCAATGCATCACCTTGTACATCGTGGGCGATAATTACAATCGGAGAATTACTCATAGATGCCTTCTCTAAGATACCAATGATATCATCCATATTGTTTACCGAACCATCATACAATAGAATTTGTGGTTCATTTAGAATACACGCCAATTTCGATTGATTGTTCATAAAGAAGTGAGATAGATACCCTTTATCGAATTCTAAACCTTCTACAATTTCTAAAGTGGTTTCATTGTTGTTACCTTCTTCAACGGTAACTACACCATCATTACCAACCTGATGAATTGCTTCTGCAATAATTCCACCGATTTCCTCATCACCATTTGCTGAGATAGTTGCGATGTTTTTAATTGCTTCATTGGTTTTTACACTCAATGATACATTCTTTACCAAAGAATCTACAATATCTTTAACACCAATCTGCATTCCCCTATACAATTCAATAGGATTTGCACCACTCTCAACTGCTCTCATACCTTCGTTGAAAATGTGTTGAGCCAACACGGTTGATGTGGTTGTACCATCACCGGCGTTATCAGCGGTTTGTTGAGATGCTTCTTTGATGATTTGTGCACCCAAGTTTTTAGTGGAGTCCGTAAATTCAATAGACTTTGCGACAGTAACCCCATCTTTTGTAATGTGAGGTGTTCCTTCCTTTTCAATGATGACATTCCTACCACGCGGGCCCAAAGTTACACATACTGCATTAGCTAACTCGTTTACACCCTTTAGTAATTTTTCCCTACTTTCTTTTCCGTGAAAGATTTCTTTACCCATAACTTATTCCTCTTTTTTGTTGTTTTTACGTTTTATAGTTTCTTTTGCTTTTTGAACCTGTTCTACTCTCCATTGAGGTTGTCCACCTCTGATATTTCCTTTTAAATTGTGGAAACAATTGTAACATAAGAATCTAAGATTTTCTCTGAGGTGATTAGTCCAATCATCATCGATATGGTCTAATATCAAAGGAATCTTATCATCGGTTATTCGTTTCTCTTCATATCCACAATTATGACAACATGATTTGAAATCTACTTTATCTGCGTTGTTCAATAATCGATTCTTCAGTTGGTGTACTGAATATTTAGGATACTTACCATCTAAGATATCTTTAAGAGCGTATTTACCTTTTGTTACATTGTATGGTTTTTTTACACCCTTACCCCTTTTATTCTTTTGTAAATCCCACAAATCTTTTCCACTCTCTTCATCAATGTATCTTCTCGCATACTTTTCATATGTAGTAAGGGATACATTTAAGAATCGAGCCGCACCACTATTTGATTTAGAGTTCTTCATAGCATAACGAATCTGAGCTTCAGTAAGGTTTAATGGAGTTCTCCCCTTACCCAGCACAAATCCATTTGGCATGATATCACCTTTCTTCATCTTACTTACTTTCTTTAGTTTTAGTTTCAGATGGAATGATAAATCGAATCATTAACATAATCCATAGTGTATCAAAAAATGATAAATGTGGTGCATTGAATACATCTACTACTACGAGATTCCAAATCAACCATACGGGTGTTGCGAAAATCAATGCTGCGATGATTGCCAATGAGATTACTAAGGATACACCTAAAAGTGCATTTGTAATTGTTTTCATTTTAATATAATTTAAATTCTTATATACTTTTGGTACATACTATCCAAAAATTGGAAGTCTTTGTACGTTAATAAATATGATTCTTTTTTTAATTTCGTATCTAATTTATATAATCTATTTCTATCTCTCCATTGTGGGATACCTTTTGTATCCCCACTTTTCCATATAATATCCCAAATATGGTTAATCATATGGATTTGTTGCATTTTGGTAGATTCTCTTAGATTTCTTATTTTTTCTATTTCCATAATATCTGAATAAAAACCAACGATGTTGCCAATACCAATGACACCAATGTTTTTGTAGTGATACCCTCACCCATATAACCCCACGTCAGAAACGTAAATGAAATGATACCCATTCCAAATGCTATAAATCTACCTGGCCATAGTAATCCATCAAAGTAAGATACAGTAAAACGTGTACCCCAAATTAGTAAATATGAGATTATAGTACCAAATCCAATGGCAAGAAGTAGTGGATGGTGTTTAAACCATTTCCATACAAACTGTCCATTGGTTTGATACCAAATCAACATCTGGCCTACGAATATTAGGCCCATACCCATAATCAATTCTCTCATTCAATATCTTGTTCTTCACCATCATCATACATTTCAGGAGATGGTAGGTTAGAATAATAACACCATTCACGATACTGATAATCTTCATCCACAAAATCTTCATGTTCCTCGTGGAGTGGGTCATTACCCATCATTTTCTGCTCTTCTATCCAACGTTTAGTTAAACTCATAATACAAATATACAAATAATTTTTGAGATTACCAAAAAGATTTATCAACTTTTCCGTTTAGGAATTGTTTTTGTTTCTTTAAAGCTTTCTTTAACTCTGATTTATCAACCTTTTGCTTAGTTACTTTCTTAGGTGTAGATAACGGTGTTCGTTTGATACCAAAGAACTTTTCTTTATAGTATGCAATCAACCCATCACCACCCATACCCATTGCGTGAATGGTTGTATCTTCGGGTAGGTATTTTTTAGAGCGTGGATTGTTAACCTTATCTATATGGTCATCAAATACATCTATCTTAGGTTTCCTACACCGCTTTGGTGTATGTACTACTATCGTTTTCATTACAATCCGTAACCTTCGATGCCACCATCTTTTTCTACTTCAATCGCAGTAGCACGAACTTCTGATGGATTCTCTACACTTTTGTTGTTGATTAGGATACGTTCAGAACGTCCGATACCCATCACCAATTGGTGGAATGGAATACCCAACAAATCCATCTCCTGAATAGTTAAATCACGCAAACTTTCAGGTCGTGCAGTTGTTAAAACGATGTGGTGTCCTTCTTTGAACAATCGAGTGAATGTTTCAACAACACCTGGTAGCGCAATTGAAAGGAATGGGTCGATTTGTTCGAATGGTACTTGATGGACAAGAGTCCCATCAATATCGCTGAAAATAGTTTTTTGTTTCATATCTCTCTTATTACAATACTAATATACGAAATATTATTGTAATTTCCAAATTTTAATGTTATTTAATTGTTAAATTAATTGAAGGGCTTTTTTGATGTTATTTTCAGTACCACCATAACCTTTAACCTCACCGATAGCTTTCTCTAAAGAGATTGGTCCGTAAACATATTTACCAGCCATCATATCTTTAATCATTCGAACAATATCAGGAACAGTACAGAACTTTGGTCGATTCTGAACATGAAGGTACTTAACACCATAATCGATTTCAGTACCATTATCAGTTCGTACATCTTTGTTGTGATGTTCGTACATATCAATCATACCATTGAACTGACCATATTCAAACTGAGAACCGAATCGGTCAACATCTTTGATAATTGATTCATCAACTCCGTTACCATACTCATCTGAGATGTAAATATTAACTGAGTTACCCATAGAGAAAGAATCTGATGATGAACTCACCACAACATTTGGGTATTTCTTTTTAACATATTGTTTAACCACATTAGCAGCAGCCACATGGTTCATATTGATTTTAGCTTTTGGAAGTGGATTACCATTCCAATCTACTTTCTTTAGGAATTTGATTGGTAATTCAAACATTACACCTTCTAACTCAAACTTAAATTTCTTTGGATTTTTCATATTTTTCATATTTTTCATTTTATAACTCTTAACTCTCAATTACAGTACTAATATAACACTTATTTTTGATATAACCAAATTTTAATGTTATTAAATTGTTAAATTCCACTTTCCATTTGTTGAACCTTATTGTGATGCTCCTCTTCAGAGTAAGGAACTACTGAGAGAGAAGGAGTAAATTTGGTCATATACATACTACTACTCATACCATTCTTCATATAAACTGAAGTAATCACATTATCAATGAAGTCCTTAATCATATAGGTCATATCTGAAGAACCGAATCCCTGGTCCTCAGGCCAATCGTTAGTCCATTCTTCAGCAACTTCAGTTGCGATATCCAACAACTCCCATTGGTGGATTTTTTCATCACCAATCATTTTGGTGAAACCATTAATTCGGTGAGAGTTGAAAACTAAACTTTGTGGGTCAACTAAATAATTCATAACTTATCTCTCTTTTACATAGTAAAGATACAAAAAAAGCCTGGTATTACCAAGCCTTTAATGTTAAGAAATTGTTAAGTTTTATTACCTACCCTGCCCTCTGTATTTCTTCTTATAGTGTTTAGAGTTCTTATTATTTGAACTTTTCTTCTTAGAGTGCCTACCTCTACGTTTTCTACTCTTAGATTCTATCGAATTTGATGTAACTTTTGCCATTTTATTTACTCATTTGTTGGTCTAAAGGTTTGCGTAAATCAACAGTCTTAGGTCCGTTATCTGAAATCCAACCATAAAGTATCTTCTTCCATACCTTCTCTGGCATTATACCACCACCCTGCTTCTTAACAGGAAGTGATTTGAATCCTTTCACAGCACCTTTCATTTCATTTCCTTTAGAATCTTTGAACATTACTGTATTTTCTCTGTTGTTCAGAATCACATCGATTCTACCATTCAATCCTTTTGGTAGTCCACCAGTTAAGATACTCCAAATCGTTTTAGCAGCACCTTCATGTGTTAACAATAGGATATCATCAGGAACAACTCTCGCTCTACTCTTATTCTGAGAAACTGCCAAATGGTAGTTTGTTAATACCCAAATAAGGTGAATGTTGTTAGCTTCATATCCGGCATCTAATAATGGTTTGATTACAGATGTGATTGAACCAACCTTCTTTGCTGTGATATCGAACAATAGGTTTGGTAGGGTTTCTTTATTTGATTTACCCTTTAACATATTGATTAACCATTTATCTTTCAACCCCATTGCATCTACGATTAGGTGTAGAGACATTACGTTGTTTGGGTTTTTCAAATCAGCTGCAACATCTGCAATACTCATCCCCTTACCCAATACAAACTCTTCGACGTGAGCTCTATCTTTTTCTGATAATTTACTACCAAATTTCTTATACCAAGCATCTACTGAGATTTTACCCAATTGGCCTAATTTACCAACTGCTTTTTTCATTTCATCAACATCTCTTACTTTGAATCCTGCTGAATCAATAAAGTTATCAATTGCGAATCCTTTACCACTACCAGCACCACCTGCCATAAAGACTATCTGTCCGTAGGGTGACCTGTTTGAGAATGTGATTAGTTTTTCATCTAATTGTTCTGATTCGAACAAAGCCGTGTTCCCTACTATATCTTGTTTATGAAAATATTTTATCTTTGGTTTTTTACCATCTACACTTTGATATACCTTCCATCCTTTATTTGTAGGTTCTATTAGTTCAATTTCAATATTTTTATAGTGTTTATGTACTAACTTATCGCCCGGATTTCCAGTGTATTTTTCGTTTACTGATTCATTTAGTTGTGATTTTATCTCTGATTGTATAAATTCTCTTAAATTCATTTTTTGTCTCCATATGGGAACATCTTATTGAGCTTCTCTTGTCTTTTGGCACATCCACAATCAGATTTACCAACTGCCTTTGCAACTTTCTCCGCTAAGATATCTAACTTAACTGCTGAAGTTACTTTCTTTATATCATCACCTAAACCTTTAGATTCACTCATAATATTATCCTTCAATTCTTAAATGTAATCCTTCTTTAACTAAACCTTCGTATATTTCTTTTATCACCACTTCATCATCAGAATCTTTAATCTCACATCTCCCAATATTGTGAACGATATCAGCTATTGATACTGCTTGTAGATAAGGATAATTCAAATATCTCTGAATACAACTGGTTACGTGTTCAAAAGAATTTACATCATCGTTTAGTATAAATAGTTTCATAAATTATATTTCGATTCAAATACCTTTACGGTTTCTACTAAATCATCCAATTCACATACTTCTGCCTCAATTGGCCGTTCTGCTTCATCTATTACATAGACCAACCAACCACTAAGAGTTTTCACTTCCGGTGATAGTTGTTTCACCAATATTCTCATTCATATTCTCCAACTTTTTAAGTATGGTAGCGAGTTTAGCACATTTCTCATAGTGTTCAATATCAGTAAAATATTCCAATAATAGATTCAACATCTGAATCTTCATACTATGCTTAAACTCATAACTCCATTTAAAATCTTTTTTTGTTAAGATTTGATATACGTTGACCATTACTTCTTTTTCGTAGTTCATTTGAATATAAATATTATTTTAAATTTAGTGAATTATCTTTTGTACATATTTCTGAACATCTTCTTCAATAAACTCCCTTACTAAGTGAGTTCTGATACGAACATCAGGATATTTTGATTTCAAAGAATCAACTGCTCTGATATTTTTAGATGAATCATCCATAAATGCTATATCGCTATAACCCTTCTTAATGTGTTTCTCAATCCAATCTGCTTTATCTTTTGGATTGTTACTTCCCAATGCAACCACATACACATCCATTCCATATGTATCCTTAAAGAACTTTCTTACGGGAAACGCCAACTTTCTTGCAGTGAGAATAGTAACCTTCTTTTGTGGGTTATCTAACATTTGCTGAAGTAATTTAAAGTTCCTTTTGATTACCTTTGGTTTATTCAACTTTCTATTGAAATCTCTGAAATCATATTCATCGCCCGGCTTCTCATCATACTTAGCGTATTCTGCAGGGTCTAATTTAGTTTCACTACCATCCCTATGTTTTACATAGATGTATGATGTAGTCGTTGCTAACGTATCATCAAAATCAAAAACTCTGAGAGCTTTTCCTCCTCTCAACATTTTGATTTCATCTTTGAAAACTTTTGATATAAACTCGTTCTTATTCATCATTACTTTAATTTTGGTATTCCACCAATTTTTGGGATTCGTTTCTTCCACTTATTATAAATTTCTTTTCTCTTCTCAATTGTTATTACACCATCATCTACCAATGAATCTAAATAATCATCAACCACTTTTTGATATGGTTGTTTTAGTGTCTTTGCTTTTGAGTACAACCCATGTATATTTGCATCCACCTCTTTTGGTAGTAAGAAGTATTTGTAGTACAACTCAGGATTAGAACGAATCTTCTTCCTCATTGCCAAATCACCTCTCATTCTTTTACCCGGTTTCTCAGATGCAGAACCCTTACCATGTGTTAGATGTTCAATCTCATGCCTTACCAAATCCCTCAACACAGGTTGTATCTTTGAGAACACCCTACCACTTTCAGCATCATTTGGATGAATACCAATATTTACCTCTAATGATGGAAAATCTTCATCTGCTTCTGCAGAACCATCAATGAAGAACTTACCTGGCTCTACACCATCTTCAGTAACCGCCACTTTAAGTTCTACCTCAACCTCTACACCACTCACACTATCTGAATATCCACCCACATACAATGTAGCTCTTTCAGCATTGAACATATCTTGCATTGTACCGACCATTGGAATTGGGTCTTTACGAACTTCGTACCCTTTGTACTTCTTTGGTTTCTCCTGCGTTCCACTACCTTTGATAGCATTCTTCAGAGTTTTAAACACATCTTTATTGATTTCTCCAGTGAGTTTATCGTACATTCCTTCTAATATGAGTTCTTTAAGTTTCATTACAAATATACGAAATTTTTGTTAAATATCCAATTTTTTGTCAGGAGTTTTGAAATCTTTTTTGCGCATCACCGTCTTTGCAATGGCTTTGTTTGCCTGCTTCATAAACGGAATATTGATGTTTGTTCTATCATCAACGGCAACTACGGAGTTATATTTGTTGAGGAATTCAACAAACTCTTTCTTATGTTTAGCCAATCTCTTGAAGAATCCAATCAACTCGGCGTTTGATATTTCCTTACCATTACGAGGGTCGTTCAATCTATCAAAGAAGTGTTTATCGGTGATTACTACATCAACTGGGTTTAGTTTCTTATCAGCAAATTGGTCAATCTTCTGAAGGTCTCCCATTGGGATTTCATTGATTTTATCTTCACCCAAACCGCTTGTATCGGTCTTTAGGAATGGGCCTCTTCTGATAGTTTTGAATGGTACATCTAATTCTTTACCAAATAATTCTTTCGGTGATAATATTTTCAAAGTAACCAATTTTGATTTATTATCAATCCTCAATACTTCAAAATATAAGTTTGGGTATTTTTTACCCTTAAATGTAAGATTCTTGCCTGTTATGAATTTATGTACTTTACCACCACTTACGGCGTTTGCTTCGTTTACCAATCTGAATTTAAGTAGTGGTTTACCATTGATTGTGATATCACCCTTTTCATTCTTATCAATTGATTTTACTACGATTGGTTTGTTTTTGAACTTACCACCCAAAACAGTATCACCAATCTCAATAGGGATTGTGATTGCTTCTTTGATTACTTCATCAATCACATCTGCGATATGTTTATATAATTTGATTGCGTTGTTAACTGATAGATTGATTCTATATACTGGAATCTTTACATCCTCACCCCATTTGTATATTGCGGCACCCCATCTATGATGACCATCTACAATATGATTATCCTTCGATATAATCAAAGGTTTCATCGCTTTAGGTGAATTGAGTCTATTTGCAATACCCTTTACTTTATCTTTGTAGAGTTCTTTTTGTGATTTCTTCAATTTTGATGCAGGAATAGTTTCTTTGGTTACTTTTACCTTATCAGAAACCATAGAAAGGGCCTTACCCAAATCTTGGGTTTTAACCTGTGGCATATCTTTCCTACTCAAATTTGGCATCAATTACTCCACATCATCAGGTGTATTCGGTTTATCATCTAACCCGTCTTTACCATCGAAATACCCATAAACCGATTTCAAATAATCTTCTGCGAGAGTAATTTTTGCAAATACCCAACCATCAACATCCTGAACATCTCTCTCCTTCATCTTACGATAAATTCCTTCCGAATACTTCTTAGCTCTTTCAAGAGATGCGTATGTCATCGGAACTTGCGAATCATCAACTTCTTTTAACTGCCTACTAACAGTCTTAATCTCTTCACGAATAATTGATTTGATTTCTGATTTATATCTTTCGATTACATCTGCCTTTTCGTATTTACTATACAAATAAGCCAAAAAGTCAGTTAACTTATTTACCATTTTATCTTTAACGGGCCCACCTAATTTTGCTTTAACATCATCGGTAGCACTAATTGGGTCTTTAATAGTTTTAACGGCTTGTTTTTTTAACACCCGTCTACTCACCATTAGGTTTCCATCATTTATCTTCTTACCCATTATAATCCCCTTAGATTAAATGCAGCCGCTTTAGCAACTTTATCTCTACGTTGTTTTTCCAATTGGAATTGACGTAAACCTTCGTTCATATCTCTATTATAGAGTTCTTTGTTTTTAGGATTACTAATCCAATCTTTCCAACTATATTCTCGTATCATACTTATAAATATTAAAATGTTTTCTTTAATATAAATATGGTATTATTTTTTATCAGTCTAAGTTGCGTGTTTAACACCCATAATAGTACCAATGATACTGAATGAATTAGTTAATAAGATACCAAATAAATTAGACCATGTCGATTCAATAATCTTTGAATCATGTCCAAAAAGTAGTACAAAGATGTATAATCCAGTTGTGATTAAACCCACTCCCATAATAACCCAAAGGGCAACCTTTACAATGTTACAAAAATTACTACTCCCCAAGACTATAATAAATATCCTGATAAGAGTACGATTGACATTAAAAGATACACCATACGTGTATCGGTAATACTATTTAGAAGTTGTTTCATTTTCTATCCCCTTTATGCTTATCTATTCTATCTAAAATTTCATTTAATAACTCATTTTTTATGAAACCTACCATAGATGCATTTTTGAGAGCTGATATCAATTGGAATACTAAAAATGGTGCTAATATAGTTTCAGATAACCAACCAGTGCCTGTGAATCCTAATTCAATTGATAAAATTACTGTGAGTATCAATTCCCAAGCGAAAATGTTTTTCAAAACTCTAATTGCTTTGTGGGTTTTAAATCCTTCTCTTTTAATTCCTGCAATAATTCCAAAGAACCCATCCAACAACATCACACATATAACTGCGAGGTATTGTTCAGTATTGTTGGCAGTTAAATCCATAAAATAACTACCCATAAATCCACATACAGCGGATACCCCCATAATAAATTGGGTTACTTTCGATTGTACTAATTCCATTTTATTACATTCCATAATTAAAAGTTTGGATTAACGCTACCTTTAATCTAATGATGAATCGTTTTTCCAAGGTAACGACTTAAATTCTTTCGTATCAAATATATCTTCTAATTCTTTCATCATAACCCTAATAACATATCTAACAGTTCTTGTTGGGGGAACATGTCCACCTTATCCAATCGAACATTTGTGTGGGTTAATAACCCTTTTACTTTACCGTTTCTTGCGTCTGATGAATAATCAAATGCTTTAGGACCTTTTTCTTTAATCCATTTTGGTAAACCTTCTCTCACATCTATGTTATCACGCTCTGCAATGTATAAGATGTTTTCTTTTAACGAATACAACGATTTGTCAGAATATCTATGCCAATAAGAATGGTTTCTAAACGGTTCTGATAATTTAACAATTTGTGATTCATCAGCTTCGATACCTGCATAAGTGTAAAACTTACCTGGTGTTTTTGGTATCCAAACATTCTTCTTTTTAACCGTATCATATTTGGTATATCCACCTTCTTCAAGGTAACCAAAATTACATACTTCAATACCGATAGAGTTAACCGCCATTTTGGTTTTACCAATACCTAAATGCCAACCCCAACAAAGGTGAGGAAATGCTTGGACAATCTCACCGTCATATTTGTCGTTATTACCTTTAACAGATTGTCCTCCAATTACAAATTCAGTTGTGACCTGACCTCTGGTATCGTTGGCCCAATTTCCAATAACTTTATACGGGTCTTCCCATCCTGCAGTATGGTGTATGAACAAATATTCAGGGTCTATGGGACCATTAAAGTATTCACCCTTAGGTAGATAATCTTTATGAATAATTAATCCGTCTGGTGTTGTCTTAAACGTTTCTGAATTATCAGTGCTAGCAATACCCATAGCGTTCCAAGTGGCAGGACCCACAATACCATCATCAACCAACCCGTTTTCTTTTTGCCATTTTTTAACGGCTTTTTCAGTACCTTTTCCAAAGATACCATCTGCACCTACCTCTAAAAACTCTTGTAATTCTTTTACTTCAGTTCCACGTGAACCAACTTTTAGTAACATATTCGTTCTCCAATTTCAAACCTACTTTTTTTACCCTGACAATGTGCTTTCTAAGAAAATCCTTTCGGGTTATTACAATCTATACTTCTTTTGTATTTACCCGACCATTCCTCGTCAATTTTTTTAATCAATGCCTCTAATTCCATCTCAACTTTGTTTGGTAACTCTTCATGCTTGGTTGAAGCAAAATCTTTAACATCTTTTGTTTTCATAGATTTTGCAACATCTCGCACATCTTTAGATACATCGGATGGTTTTACATCTCCTTTTTTAAGAGCGTAAACCAATCCCATAAACTTTTGTTGTGCTTTAGATTTAGCCGGCATAGATTTCTCCGTAAGTTCTTTGGATATAAATATGTGCTAATCTAGTTTAACATACGAAATTGGTACAATCCATTCCCTATCGAATGGGTCTGCTACCTTAACTTCTTGCTTTTCTTCGTTTACTGATATAACTATCACCCTCTCCCCTTCGGGCAGACACCCTCTGTGATTGGTGAAATCCTTCTTCATTTTCGTTTTCTTTAAATTTTCCATTTTTTCTTTTTTTGTTATGAATCATCTCCATAGATTCATCATAAAGTCCATCCAATTCATCGTAATTATCCCAATCAATATGATTAAGTCTTAATTTACTCATCAGCCCATCCTTTTAATTGTTAATTTACTTATAGATTCTAAGAATTGTTCGGGTGTATATTCCTTACCCTTTTCGTCTTTAATAATGATGTGCTCCAGTGTATCTGGATATTTGTGAACCATCCTCTCAAATATTTCAAAACCATGTTCAGTCCAAAACGTTTTAAAAGAACTTTCACCTAAAATGTTGGTAGAATAATCTTCACTACCATCATCGTCTGGAAGTAAAATGTAGTATCTCATATCATCAATAAATACACTATTTTAAATGAATCAATGAATTTTCGTATGTTTTTACTTTATTTACTTTCACTCTAAATATATCCAATTCAAACTCACCAACCTCAATTTCAGAGTTCTCAAGTATCATAGATAACTCAGTTATGATATTATATGAATATTGGGTTAATTTATTTGCATCGAAACTAATTTCAATATCCGAATCTACATCTACATTGATTCTTTTGGTCAAATCAAACTGAGTATTTGGTTGTTCTAAATCAATATATTCTTTGATTTTATCTTTATCCAAATCAATCACAATCCTACTACACCAGGGTTCTAACATATTCAATAACTTCTCATTTCCATTTTCAATATTGAATTGAATATCATACTTTGGTGGTACTATTGGCATCATATATGCATCATGCTTTACAAAGTGGCCCCATTTTCTGATAAAGTTGCGAGTAGAACGAATGTTTTGTGCCAACCACTCATCTGATTCTTTACCTACTTCAGTTAGAGTTGGGTTATATCTACTTCCCCTACAAGTCAAATGAAACACAGCACCTTCCCACGTCTGAATAAGTTTGTATCCATTCAAAAGGAATCGGTTGAATATATCAGAATCTTCTTTTGATTGTGGTGCATATAACGGGTCATGTCCACCAATTGATTGAAAATCTTCTTTGAATAAGAACCAGGGTGCAAATATACCATCAGTAGTTTTATTTTTAGCCATTGGTAAATATTCACTATCAAAATAGTTCAAGAACCAATTCTCATCAAAATCTTCAGGTTCAGTTGGTGCATTTTTAATCAATGCTTTCTCAGGCCCTGGTGGATGTAAATCTGGCTCAATACGCGTGAGTGATACTACACTCAACGGTTTGATATGTTTTAACACCGATTCCAATGCATTTGGACAAAGATACATATCTGCATGATAGATACCCACAATCTTTGTTGACGCAACTTCGTTAATCAATCTATCATATAAGATTGTATGTCCTAATCTGGTTGGGCCTTCGTTTCTGATTGCTTTAAAATTTGGGTCTTTCTCCATCATTTCCTTACACCACTCCCAAGTTCCATCGTTACTGAAATCATCAGCAACACAAATGGTTGGTTCTTCTCCGGCGTTCTTTCTGATTGAGTCATACGCCCATTTCAAATATTTTAGATTGTTTCTGCTGGGAGTAATAAAACTTATATCTTTTTTGCTTAAACTCATTATAAAACTTTTCTATTTTAACTACTAATATACGAATAATATTTGAATTATCCAAATTTATGTTGTATCTCCAAAAAACTTATACCTTACTAACGGCATATCAGAACGTTCTACTAAATCGTGATTGAACGCAAACTTTAATCTTAATGGTAATATTTTCATAAGAACTAATTGATGATACATTAATCTGTGATTTGATATACCTTTATTACCCATCAGGTCTGGATTATCAATACTGTATTGTTGTATGTTTTCATATATGTCTACAAATCTATCCATATCATCTGAATTACCAAAACACCAAATATCTTGTAAAGAGCGATTGTATGCACCATGTGGCCATCCCATTTGTGCACCATTGAATTGTTGTCTCCAATTTGGTACATAAAAGTAATTTGTATCAAACTTTGAAAAATCAACATCAGTTTGCCACGCAATATCTTGTCGAGATAGTGCTACAAAATCATATTTGAAATTGTTTTCAATCTCATACGTTTTCTTTAATCTCATTACTTCTCTACAAGAGTACCATCTACTATAATGGTTCTGAACTCTACGAGTATCTGTTAATGGTGGTTCTATTTTAAATGTTTTGGTTTGTTCAAACTTACTACCCTTTGGTTTGTATAAAGATACTATCTCTTCTTTCAAATCTACATCCCAAGAGTGTATAAAGACATCTATATCATTTACATCTAATATGTGTTTTTTAACATGATTAAACGCAATATCCAAAACATCAGATGAACTTTTTTCAGCATCACCTGATTTTCCTTTTACACTACCCAATAATCCATAAAAACACAATGCTACTTTCATAATTCTAAATCTTTAATACCTACATTTCTATCGATATTAATTGCAACTGCGTAATCCCCAGTACCATATGGTTTTCTATCATTAATCAGATATCGTTTACCACCACCAATACCCATAATCAATTGGTCATATATGATACCGGCTTTACTTAGCTGCAATTCTGTAACTGAACGTAAACTTTCTTTCCTACCGGTTGTTAGTATTATATTGTATCCCATCTTATCCCACTCCAATAATTTTTCTAAAGTACCATCAAGTAACTCTAAGGTATGAGTTGGTTTTTGAGAATCGGTTGGTTTACTATGCTTTACCAACGTTCCATCAATATCACAAAAAATAGTAAGGGGCCGTTTATCTGTATAACTCATATAACTTTTTCTTTACATTTTGTTTTATAACATCATCAATATCTGGTTTAATAGATATAAAATCTGGATGAGATAAAACGTAATGTCCACAAATCTTAATCAAATCTTCTTTTTGGTTGATAGGGTCAAATGAATCATCTACCCACTTTTCCCATCTTTTTGAATCATAGCATATTTTCCAAAACTTATCGATATCAATATTTGATTCAATATACGAAATTGTTTCAATTAAACCAAATTCTGGCGCGATATTTATGGAATCTAATCCTAATGACATTTTTTCTTTAATTAATTCAACGGGTATGTAATCACCATTATGTTCTTTTGATATCAATCCCCATTTTGATGCAACATCCAACATCTCAGTTAATCTCTCAGAATCATACTCGCCCGTATTTACATTTCCTTTTAAAGATGTTCCACTTTGTATTACTAAATGTGTTATTTTTTTGAATATCTGAAATGGTAATCTTTTGTTTACATCATTAACAAAGTCATCTAACTCATCTGCATCAAACTCTCTAATAGCCTGTTCAGTTCCAATCTCATACTGAATATTAGGATTTAACTCATAACAGAACTCAATCATTTTTACAGTCCAATCCAACCCATCATCGTATTTTGGATATTTTTTCCAGGGGTCTATATGAATGTAATCTAAATACTTACAATCTTCTTTAAGTGATTCAAATCCATCATCATCAATATATCCCTGGCCAGGGCCTGAGTGGTCTCTTTTAATTGGTAATCTACCGTTTACATATTCCGAAAATTCTTTTGTAGTCCAATTATTAACGTATCCACCATCCCACTCTACTTGTCTACGAGATGGTATAAATCCAATAACATTTTCAGTTTCTTCTGAAAATTCTAAAATGGCATCTACAACATTCTTTGTCATGGGCCCGATAAAATATTTTACATTACTCATAACCCTAATTCCTTTGTTAATATATATTTTCCATAATTGAATAAAAACTTATTAAATGGATATTCATGTAATGGTGCCATATTAATCCATATGATTCCAGTCAACACCTTTACCTTTTTCAAATCATATCCTTTAGTTTTTATAAAATTATGTAGGATATTTGTACACTCAACTAATTTTGAATTACACAATATGTAACAATTATCAGTATCTGAATTGAAGTTACCATTTGATACTATTTCATGATTAACTACTAAGTTGTGATTTAACTTTGCTAAATCGTAGTAAATATCACCCACTTCCAAATCTCCACCAAAATCCTGTCTCCAATCTATTAATGTATATCCATTCTGAGTTTCTATGATATTATCAAGAATAAAATCCCCATGAAACTGAGATGGCAATCCATCGGTCAACCATTCTTTATCTAAAGAATCTATAATATCTAATACAGATGGAATTTCAACTCCATTGATTAATTGAGGTGTATCTGATTTTCCATCCAAATATTGAAGAACTCTTTTTTTGGTTTTATCTATATAGAACTCCCAACAAAGATTGTTAAAATCAGAATCACCTGTTGATTTAATTGATGGTATCCACAATTCACTTTGAGCCCAATCTAAAAACTTAGAAAAACTTTTTGTATTTACTGATTTAGAAAATAACTTACCATCTGCCTTTTTGTATTTGTAGAAGTTTTCTGTACTACCCAAAATAGTAGGAACTAATCCATTTAATAATTCAGCCCGTTTTACTCTATTCTGGTTAACTTTAGTATCTGAGAAAAACTTTACCACAAAATCTTCAAAGAAGAAAATAGATTCATTCTCTTTATCTAACACATCAATTGTTTGGCCAAAGTGATTTCTGGCGTTATTAAGTTCATTCGTATTTCCAATATCTAACCAAAGTTTTGCTTCATAAAATTTGAACTCAGTATTGTGGTTTAACATTTTGTTGATTACGTGTGCATCTGATAACCCATGATGATTATCCAATTCCTCTAAACATTCCCAAAATAGATTATAATCGTTAATACCACATACACCAACATATGGATAATCAAAGTTGATTTCACCTTTCTCATTGATAGTATCTACATACCCATTACTTATCTTTAAGGTTCTGTATTGAGATGTTTCTTTTTTGTATGCACCAACACACCAATTCGAATTTGTATTGGGTATTTCTAAATTTGGAAGTATCGTATCACTTGCATGAAATATGAATGGACATTGTAGTTCTGATTTGGCAGTGAGTATTGAATATCCCAAACTACTACCATCTCCCTCATACTTATCTACATTCACAAATGTAAAATTCCTATCATTATAAGTCAGTTCTAAAAACTGCCTTACATAATCACCGTAATGACCTAAAGTTATTACAAATTTAGTATCTAATGGATAACTTTCGATTATATGAGAAATCGCAGGAATATCACCCACCCTAACTAAACATTTATTTGTATAGTTGGTGAGTTTACCCAATCTACTACCAATACCACTTGTTGTTATCAGTACCTTATACTCTACCATAGTTATCCTCTAATCTAACAATATCATCTTCACCAAAGTAAGTACCTAACTGAACTTCAATAAATACTAAATCCGTACCACCCGTATTTTTCATTTGATGTTTTGCTTCAACTGGAATTTGTAATACATCACCTACAGTTACATTGTGTAGTTCATCATTAAGTTTTAACTCACCACTACCCTCTACTAAAATCCAAACTTCAGACCTTTTAAAGTGGTATTGATAACTTGGTGCATGACCAGGTTTAATTACAATTCTTTTGACTTTACACTTATCATTATCTAAGAGGTTTTCAAAATCACCCCACGGTCTTTCTTCTTTATAATTATCTTTTTTACTTAAACTCATTATAAAACTTTCTTTTCCACTCTTCTTCAGAGTATTTTTCTTTATACAACTTAACTGTTAATATACGATTTTCTTCGTAGAAATCCAAATCATTCCACAACTTTTTTACTAATTCTCTTGCAGTATCCAAATCACCATCCTCTACTGATAGATTTGGGTGTAACTCCCTTTGTGTATCTAATCCTCTATAACCAACACAAGGGATTCCTAAATAAGAGCAATTCATTGCAAACGTACCAGCTGCATGAGTTCTCATCATATGGATACCTATCTTTCTCTTACTTAGTTCGGAAATCCACTTATCCCATTCTAAATATGGTAATTGAGTAATACCCAACTCACTCTCACCATCTTGCCGTCTACCCATTTGTGGTGAATAGATTTCATCGGTTACTGAAGATGCTAACATAAATGAATCAAAACCACCATACCAACTCTTCATATTACCACCAATCATAATACCATCTCTACCCTCAGGATGTTGTTCTTGGATATCCCAAAGAGCATCTTTTATCATCAATGATTGTAAAACTCTAACATCTTTGTGATTTGTTAACCCCTTATAATATTTAGCATCCTGCTTATTATGTGCATATATGATATCAGCTTCAACTAAATTATTAAAATAGTGAATCTGATTTGATAGTTCGTAATCTTGGAAGTACCAAAATGGGCCCTCTTGCATCACAGCAATCTGGTTGCAAAAATGTTTCAATCTACCAACATCAACTTTTTCAGGTGAATTCTTTGGAGTGATTACAATACCCAACTGATAAAATTGTTGTGGTGTATCATTCAGATTATAATGGTCTGCTTCCAACGAAACCATCCACGCAAACTCAGTTCTCATATTCTTATGGGTTCTTGGTACTTTACCATTGAATCCCATCTCAGTAAAAAATGCTACTTTCATTCGTATAAATGTTTATATGTACGTTCCATCCAATATGATACATCTCTTGGGTTTGATGGAATTGCATTAAAGTGATATACCCATCCCGCTTCTAAGAACCTCAACTCATCTTTCCACCAAGAATGATTTGGTATATATAATAGATTTTTTCTGAATAGGTCTTGTAGGTTATAACACTCACTCATATAAGTTACATCAATCTTATGTAGTTTTGTAAGATAGTTAATAATTGTTTGGTCAGTACCTGCTTTGATTCTATCATTCCACATATTGATAGTTTCGATATTATCCCAATAATATTTCTGAACCTCTTTGTAAAATGGTATATGTGATTTATTTGTGATTTGAAACCCACCATTGAAATATTCCCAAGTATTCAATTTGGGTTGTTCCTTAAATAATGCGTTTCCCCAATTCTTAATACTTCTGGTAGTCCATTCATAACATCCGTTATTTAGAACCACTCCAAACTTACCATTTGTTTCATTAAAAAAATTAGGTGTATTTGGGTGAATAATAGTATCTGCATCGACAATTAAAACCTGGTCGTAATCAATACCATTATGTTCTAATATATCATGTACCCAATATCTCTGAAGGGTTATCTTAAAATGAGATACATCGGTAATTGGTTCAGTCCATTCAATGAACTCAACACCATTCATATCACACCATTTTTTCCAACTCTTTACTGAGTAGTGGTATGGTGTACTACGACCATTTCCTAAATCAACATTTGGTATGAATACTACGTTTTTCATAACTCTTTTATATAATCTTCAATATTTGTAGTTGCAACCCACCCCAACACATCATAAGCTGCATCATCGGTGTTTAAGGTTTCTCTTGCCTCACCTGGTTTTGCCTCTTTATATATAGGAGTAATACCAAACATATCTGCAATTTCGTTTACAGAATAGTTTTTACCTCTACCAAGTTCAAACTCATGTCCGTATTCTTTCTGATACATTATCATCATCAATGCACTTACAATATCATCAACGTGAGTAAAATCTCTTCTTTGTTCACCATCTCCATAAATCTCACATTGAATACCATTTTCAATATTATGAATCCATCTACCAATCAATGTAGTATATCCCCCTTCAGTTAGTTGGTGCGGCCCATATACATTATAAAATCTTGTGATAGTTGCGTTTAATCCAAAATGTTTCTGATACAATGTGATGATATCCTCTCCCAAATCTTTTGAGAATGTATATGGATTTTTGAATCTACCACTATGTTTAGATGATGAACCTGCATAAATCAATGGAACATTTCGCTCTACACAAAATTTAACAATTTCATACGTTCCATTAAAATTTGTAGTAATGTAATCATCAGGTCTTTCAAATGATGGTTGGATTCTTGCAACTGCAGCCATATGAAAAACCACATCTACTTCAAATGGCAAATCAAACTTACGAACATCACCTTCGAGATAGAAACAACCCTCTTGATGGTTTTCTTTTAAACCAGTACTGTAATTATCAATTGATATAACGGTATGACCATCTTCCAACAATTGTTTAATAAGATTTGTTCCTACGAACCCCGCGCCACCTGTAACTAATACTTTCATATCTTATCTATCATTTCTAAAAGATTAGATGGTTTTAGTTCTGCGTTGTGCTTTTTCATATCATCTAATCTATTCAAATCGTAAACACTTTCTAAATCAATCAAACTGAGCTGATTATAGTATAAGTCTCTGATAATGTTAATAGGAACTAAATCGTAAAATACTTTCTTTCTTTTTTGACAATTTCTTAATACAGTTCTAATAAAGTATTCTGGAATCTTTTCAAAATGAGATTCGTTTTCTGATAATATTTTACCTGATAATGTAACATACCCTATTATATTTTTATCATCATCTTCTATTAGATGAGTCAACGATGGTACTAATCCATTTAAGAATCCACTACTCAATGCATCTCTAAAGTTTTGTAATCTACAATATTCAGGATGAAATATTTTTACATAATAACCCAATCCAGCATAAACTGCTCTTCCTTGATTAATACCATTAACAACTCTATCGTATTTATCTTTTACTAACACTAATGATTCTAAATCTAATGTTGATAATTTTATACGCTCTACAAAATTAGGCAATCCCCATTTGTAGAATTCAAAATTAAATGGATACCCTTTATGAGATTCTCTTTTGAAAAACTCACCAATACCTTCCCAATCACTTTTATCTCTATGGGTATTTGTATTTTTTCTTGCAAAATAAAAACGTGGTTCTAAGAACTTATACCCATCTATATTGATACAATAATTTTCCAATATATCATCATCACCATCTGCACCAAAGTAATCAAACTTCTTTCTATCTGCATCAAATACATCAATACCAGTTGGGAATGTTATGTTTTGTTTTCTTAGTTTAGATGAAATGATTATATCTAAATCATCATTATCTCTAACACCCATAACTGATAAAATAGAACTTTGACATAAACAATATTCATTTCTACTAATACCCATTTCATCTAATTTAGATAGATGTTTCAACTTAGATGTTAATTTAGTAGTTCGTAACTTACCATCTTCTTTTCTTGGTAAATCATAAATCTGAGAGGTTTCCATATAAAAAGGAATATAACTCTCCCCTTTAATTAATCTACCAACCATAGCGAGTGCTCTGTGGTAGCTATGTTTGATAAACCCATTATTAAACTCAACTGGGTTTTCTTCCAAAAACTCAGTTATTTCATCATCATCCATCGGCTCTAATGAATCATAGTATTCTTTTGTTAAAGAATCCCATCCTATATCATGATGATTATCCACACCCCGTCTGAACCCTGCAATCATACAATTGTAATATTGCCATGTCTCAGGAGTTAAATTTGGTTTTGGTGCGGATTTCCAATATGTAACTAAATCCCTAATCGTTTTCAGCTTACCATTTAGTGTTACTATTTGTTTACTTGGACCACCATTGGCGATTTCCATATCTAAAAAGTAATCTAAATTTATTGGAGAATGTTTCATAATTATTTTCCTATATGTTTACCCATACTCACAAAATATTCATTATTTCGTGAATCTCCTTTCAAATATACAAAATTAAATTCATTTTTCCAAGCGATATAATTAAAACTCAACTGGTCTCTTTTTGAGTTATATTTAATTTCATTCCACCAATCTTCATTGTGTTTGATAACATCTTCATCGTGATGTGAACGAACCATAATTGGTGTTGTAGCCAATCCATTTTGTTTTGGATATCCCTCTGAAATATAGCGATTCATTTGTTCTACTATCAATCGTGGGTTATCTTTCCAATTCTTGATACCCTTTTCAGGATATCGTTCGGAGTTTATCTTACCGAAGTTTAGGATTGCCTGTGCTTCATCATAGATACAATTTCTCTTATCAAAGACTTGCATATGGTCGTATAATTTATATACATCACCATTACACAATGGTCTTACATCTGAAATGATTTTTATATTACCATCAATCCAAACCGACCAATCGTAATCTTTCAGATACCTATGTGGTAGAACCTTATACTTCTTTGCGTTTCTATTAGGGTCATTATAAATTGGTGTTGATTTAACGACCGTCCACGTTTTAGACTCAATATCTCTATCGGTAAAGCAAATATAGTCAACCCCTTCCATTTGGAATTGGTCTTCAATCAAATTGTCATATCCACCGAAGATGGATGTGTATACAGCTATTTTCATTTTATAAATTTACTTAATTTAGATGTCGTTCTTCCTCCGTTTTGTATTGACAACTCAATTAACTCGGCCCGCTCCTCATAGATAGAATCCCAATCGGATACATCACCAATGTAATCATACTTTTTTAGTAGTTTGATAAATGTCATTCCCCAAGATTTAGGATACGTTTTTACATCAATATTATCATCTACAAAGTTTAAAGTATCAATATTGAAGAATTTTTTTATCGCAGTATCAACCCTACCAAAAGATTTCCCCATAGGTTTATAAATTTTACCATCGGGCCAATTAGAGTCGTGAAATACAATCGAACCACCCTTTTTCATATGGGGATACCATTTGTGTAATTCACACATTACATGTGGTTCTGAATGGATGGTATCTACGAATAGTACATCTATTTCACCACCATCCCACTCATCACCAGCGATGACAGAATCGTTTTCAATCATAGTATAGTTGGGGTGTTTTTTTATTTTAGTAGAACACGTTTCAAACGAAATATCCACACCATATACTTTGTTTTCACGTTCAGTAGAACCTTCTAAAAAAATAGTAGATGAGTTTCCATCACGCACTCCTAAATCTACAAATATTGAGTTTTCTTTCGTTTTTATTAAATTTAATAAAACCTCAGCATTTACACCTAAATCAGTTTCCATTAAAGATTTTAAATTTTTCATAATACTACTTTACAAATTATACCCTCACTATCAGCTAAAACCTTATCTGATGTGGTGTTTGTTGATAAAGACATATAGAAGTGAGTTCCTTTGGGATATCCAATTTTAGATACCACTTCCAATTTCCCCTCAGAAATATATTCATCAATTGCTTGTTTTATTTCAGGAAACAATCCATAATCATCAAATGCGATATACTTAGTTCCTAATTTAATTGCGTTATCGATATCCATTTTAACATAATCGTATTCATGTATACAATCAATTATTGTTAAATCGTGATATCCGAAATCCCATTCTCTACCATATGCACTTTGGCATATAAAATGAATGTTATTATGTTTCTCTGATAATTTCTTCGCCTTCTCAACTCTATTAAAATCCACCTCAACTGTAGTAACCTTATCAACAAAGTGTGCTACAAAGTATGTAGTATGTCCCAATGATGTTCCAATCTCCAAGATTGATTTTACATCATTCTCTTTGCAGAAATTATACAAATCAGTTTTCCATTTCTTCGAGGTAGTTGTTTTACTATCCCATTTATCAGGAATTTGATTTAAAATTTGGTCAATCGTATCTTCCAAGTAGTGTTGACTTCTAATAAAGTTAGACCCAAGTTTACCACGGGCAACGGTGAAGGTCGGTGAGTAGTTTGCAATGGTATCATTCATACCAGTCTGATTACCTACATTGAACTTTGCTTGAGTTTTGATATACAACTGAATACGAGTATCAATATGCCTCATATCCAATCCTTTTTTAAACTCTAAATCAACATCCACCGATTTAGTCCAATAGAATATAGGTAGAGCTTTGTACCAATCCAATGTCTTTTGAATCTTTTCAATACCAGTCCCATCAAACCTATTTGAAATTAGAAGAGTTCCAAATTCACCATCCGTATGTTCTTTGATGATATTGTCTCCAAACTCTTTTTCCTCATCAGTCCAATACAATTCCGGCTCAATTTTCTCAAAGTTATCAAATTGCCAAAATTTAAGGATTTCTTCCATAAGAGGAACATCCCCACCATCCGTAATACGATAGTGGTCATTGAACACCTCCCCTTCAAACGAATCAATAAATCCATCCACATATGGGTTGTGGTCGAAGATAGTATGAACTACTTGAAATGGGTCATCCCAAGAAGACCAGTTTTGTTCAAGGTGTCCAAACATCTCACGAAGCAATTTTGGTGATGGAATCCACACTTTACATTCGGGATATTTTTCTTTTAACTTTTGTGGAAATGCTGAAATGATTCCCCAATCACCAACCCCAAAACAAGTTCTCAGAATCACAAAGTTTTGTGCTTCTAAATACTCATCAGGAATGTAAGATGGGTCATCTATTGGAAACCCTAATGAACTAACTTCACCGGCCGGGTATACTTTGTTATCTAATGTTCTCCAAAACTGCATATTAGCTCTTTTTTATATAATTGTACAACTCATTTGCAGTATCAACCGCGGTTGATATTTTACCTGAAAATATTAGATATTTACTTTTAGATTCTTTATCAACTATACTAGGTCTTGCATCATCATAATCTCTATTAGATAATACAGTTCTGATTGTAAACATAGAACCAATGTGTTCTACACCATCAACATCAGTAAAAAACTCACTTAATGTTTCTTTGAATCTATTCCATTTTGTAATCGATGGGTTTTTAACAATACCTTTATTTAATAACCCTTTCAACTTCTGAGGTATCTCAGGGATTTTACCCACATTTGTATGATGAATTGTATGAACCACATTTCCAACTATATGGTAATCGGTATCAGAATATGGGTCTATACACATAAATGGGCCATCCATAATCACAACACCAACTCCTTTATATTTTTCCGGCAACTTAATCAATGGTTTCTCACAAATCTCAAATTGATAATCCGATTGCTTTTCTGAATTTTGATTAAGATTAGAATATGTTGCATTGATTATATAATCATATTCCAACTCATGTATACGGTTGAATTGTTGGTTGAATAGTACTTTTATATTAGAATCATCCAATCTACTCTTACACATATCATACAACTTTTTTGGGTCAAATAATCCCTCATTAACTTTGTATAATTTTTCTATACTTGTATCAACTACTAAATCACTTTCAACTTCTTCATATTCTAAACCCACACTATTCATAAAAGATTCGTATTCTTCTGAATTTACTTTTGAACCAAATGATGCGATTGCATAATGTTGATTTGATGATTCCAATTCACATGGATATTCTTTCAAAAATGTTTCAGTACCATGCTTAGCAGATACAGCAGTATCAACACTTCGTGGATAATGATACCCCCTATGTAATCTATATTGGTTTATAGAACTTGCGTTTTGTAATATATCACTATTTTGTTCAAATAATGTTACATCAAAATCACCATCTAATTTAAGTGCTGATGTAACTCCAAAGATACCGGCCCCAATTACCGCTACTTTTGGTTTATATTCATTCAATCTATCCAATATAGAATTAACTTCTAATGCCATTTTATTGTTTGATTCGAAAGATACCTTTTCATCAAACACCTGATGAAACATAAAAGTAAGTAGATTTAAATTTGTTTTGAAATCAAAACTGAACCCACCACCGAATGCCTGTTTAGTTTTATTTTTACTAGTCCTATCATAATAAAATTCAATATCACCAATACTAAACTCTTTTTCGTTTACTCTATTTGTTTTGATATGAATATCTCCTGATAAATCGTATCCTAAGTGTAATACTATATATAAATCGTGATATGATAAATTATTAAAAATATTATCATTAAATGAACCATATTTTCTCCATTCGAACCTAATAACTTTAGGGTCATATTGTGCAATCCATCGTAATGTTGGGTGATACAAAAATACATCATCAACATACAACTTTACATTGTACTTTTTTGATAAATCTACCAACTCTTTAGATTGTTCATATGTTGGAGTCATTGGTTTTTCAACAAAGACGTTTATGCCCCTTTGGATGAAATCTTTTGCTAATTCATAATGAGATTCGGTTGAAGATGCAATAACTACCCAATCAATATCATATGTAATATCCATCTCTCTTCCAGTGAAGAATTTGATATCACAAAATGATTTGAGTGTTGAGTGTATCTTTTTACCAAAGTAACCCTTACCGATTATACCTACTTTATGCATAACTTATAACGTATCGTAATACGCGTTTTGTTTCTCCTGTCGTTCGATTGTTTTTGGATGATGTAACGCCAACTCTTCAGTTAACGGTAAATGTGATATTGTTTTGTATCCACTCAATACTTCATGTACTTTGTTTTCCCATTTGATATCATCTGAGTTACGGTAGATTCTCCATTGTAAATCAGGCCAATTTACCCACCCATTATCATTCACTTGCCACTTCCACTTATAAATGTGAGATTCAGTTAGGCCGGCGACTGTATTTACTCTTGGTACTAATACAACATCAACATCATTCATATTAAGAATACTATGGATGTTTTCCATCAAACCAATATCAGGCAATTCATCGGCATCAATCTGAAAGATGTAATCACCATCACACATTTCACTAAGTTTATTTTTCATATTCCCAAAATGTCCATCAAATGGATATGGGTGCCAACTAAACTCACCATTTACAGAATGACTTCTGAGATATTCTTCTACTGATTTTGAACCATTGTTCGAATCAAAAAATATAACAATTTCATCTTCAGTTTGTTTGTGTTTTAGTAGAAATGATACCAATCTTTGTATTTCTACATGCTCATTACAAACTGGGATTGCATAACTAATTTTCATTTTACTTTAATTTGTTTTGTTCTGATTCTTGTCGTAATCTTGCCTCTTCTTCTAATTGTGCTCTACGTTCTGCGGCTGATGGAATCTTATCATATTTACCCCAATCATAATTTACCGCCTGAACCGATTTGATATCCAAAAGGTTAAATGTACGATACGCAGCTTTTAATTGTTTTTCGGTTTTAATCTCTGATGTGTAGAACACCTTAGATGCTTCATTGATTTGAATCTTAGCCAAATCTAATCGTTTCACCTTTGATGATTTAGACATCACCTCATTGTAAATTTCTGCAATCTCTAATAGTTTACCTGGAGATACTGCATCCAATGATAATCCATGCAATTTACCATCAGTAGTGTTTGGCCATTTAGGTTGAAGTACAAATACTAGATACAACTTTGTACCTGTATCTTTTTTGTACTTAATCTTAACAACCATACCCCTCTCCATCTTACTTTTCGTAATTGGAGTGGGGTCTGATGTTTTTCTTAGATGTGTATTGTAATACCCTAGCATTACTTAACCTTCTTTAATTTTGGTAGTTTAAGTTCTGGTTTCTTATCTTCACCAACTTTTTTAAGTTTAGGTAGTTTTAACTGAACCTGTTGTGGCTGTTCTTTGATATCCATCGTACTCTCATCAAACAATACACCAATACGTTCTATCATTTTATCAAATGAGAATCTATCTTTACTATACTTACGATGTTTACGAGATTTTTCTAAATATTTCTTATAGTTATCGAACATATCTCTCATAACACTACCTGCATGGTTGTAATCGATTGAAAACCACTGTCCATCTGCTAATAAGAATTTATCTGCAGCCGATTTATGCACATTATCCAATTTACCACCTATCACACTTACATATTCTGGATTAATAAAATCCATATGTCCACTCCAACCACTTACAATCATAGGTTTACCACTAATTGTTGCTTCTAATAAAGGTCTACCAAAACCCTCACCTCTCGTAAATGATATGTGAGCTTTTACCTTTGGATGATTATACAGTGCATTCATCTCCCAATCGGATAAATCTGAATGTAGTAAATAAATATTTGGTAGTCTAGTACCACCAACTTGCTCTTTGATTTGTTGGATTACTTTTCTCAACTTAACTCTATCAACCAATGATGTTGAACCTGCTGATGTTTTTAGAATCAATGCGGGTTGCTTCTTTTTATTTTGAAACGCTTGTAAGAACGTCCAAATCAAACCACTTACGTTTTTTCTATCTTGTCCAAAATCACCCTTTAACCAATGTCCTACAAATAAGAATGCGAAATCTTCTTTGATTTCCTTCATTACATTATTGATTCGTTCTTCAGGTTGTGCTTTCTCATTGTACACTTCTAAATCAATACCTTCAAACAATACTTCAACAGGAACATTACATTTCAACTGTCCTACTGCTTGATTTGTTTGTTGGTCTTTCTTATCATACACCGAACTCATAATTACCTGCTTTGTAAACTCAGATGATACCAATACTTTATTCATTCGATTGATACCTTCCAAACATTCTGCAGGCATGATAGTTGTTTCTACACCAGCAGTTACACCAATGTTATATTTACCAACGGGTTGGAACTCATTTGGTACTGTAATCTGAATCCAAACATCTGGTTGAGTATTCATCTTTTCAGTAATGATTCTACTTAATAAATCATCATCTTCACCTTCTTTAAGAGCATCCATTGCGGTCATACCCCATCTCTGAGAAAGAATTCGAATATCCCAATCAGGTTTAGATTCAATCAAACCTCTAACAAAATCTCTACTTCGTGCGCCATACCCACTTCGAGTCGAAATAGGACAACTCACTACACATAACTTTTTTATATTTTCCATAATGTAACTTCCGTTTTTGGTTTCCAATTTTCAAATGCACCATTCATAGAATCAATAAATCTCTGACCCATATATCTAGCACTCATACCACTTTCTACTGAGTTTACCCATACAGAACCTTCCAAACCACATTCAGTTCTACGTTCTGCTGGTGTATCATACCACTGTCTTAATGCCTTACCTGCATCTTCATACGAACATCTATCATCAAAGATATATGGAGTTACAGGTGAACCTTGTAGAGAACGATTCGTAGGCCAGATTGGATTTACCCAACTACCCCAACTTAGATTCTCAGGCAATTTCTTACGATTGTGAAGTGAACCTAATTCAACATATTGGTCTGCTGTGATATACTTACCATCGATAGTAAAGTTACATTGGTCTTGTAACCCACCTGTTACATTCACTACGATTGGTGTACCTGCTTTTACTGATTCACAAGTTGCCAATCCAAATCCTTCATTAGATGCCATATTGATTGTAACATCTGCAAGATTGTATAATACATTCAAATCATCAGTTGAGAACTGAGAGTTTGTGAATTGAACATCATAATCAGGACAAACATTCTTAATCACTTCAGGCAAATCAGTACCATTTGGGTCTACTTGCTGAGTATGGAATAGGAGAACAACATCTTTAACTTCTTCGGGTGTTAGAGTATCACAAAATTCTTTGTATGCCAATATCACATCACCTGGATTCTTTCTACGAATGTTTCTATTGTTGTATAGTACAACGAACTTTTTATCACCAATACCCAATTTAGATTTCATATCAATTACTTTTTGATAATCATCTGAATCTTTTAAGATTGGTTTAAACTTCTCAGATACACCATGTGGTACATATTTGATTTGCCAATCTTCCATTGTCATACCAAACTTATCCATTACTCTTTTGTTGATACCATACGTTTGTTTAGAGATTCCCATCAACAAATCACAACTTCCATAGAATGGTGCATTCCATTGTGGGTCTGGTAAATCATCCCAAATATTATAATAAAAGATAGGAATATGTCTACGGATTTCATCTTCCATAGCATATAACCAATCCCAAAAACGTGGGTCAGTAAAGTGTAGGATTGCATCAGGGTTTTCAGTTGTAATCAATTGTCTAATTAAGTCTTGATTACCATACCCACTCATTGGTATAATCTTAACGTTTGCGTTATCAATGCCGGCCTCTTCATTTACTGAATCCGATACATCAAAGAATTTACCCTCATCTGGATGTTTAACTGCTGCACCTACCTGAATCCAATCGTATATATGTGAGGTATGTAATACAATTTCCTTTGACATGGTTGCGATACCACTATGCAATCTCAAATCATCGGATAATAATAGAATCTTTTTCTTTTTACTCATTTCGTAACCTTATTATTTTTATATAAATATTGAAGTATATTTAATCAAGTCAAATATACAACTTTTTTTCCAAACCTCAAAAGAAGTTTTTCAAAATGTTTCTGCTCTGATGGTTTAATTCCACCAAAATAGATTATCTTATCAGAATGTTTCACCACACAGTCGTATTGGTGTAACCTTTGTGTTGGATGAAATGGTTTATCATAATATTCATCAGTCATCCCACTATACAAATTTCGTGTCGTATGTGCTGGATTGAATTCAGTATATCTAAATCCAAACTCTAATGCATATTTTCTAACCCACTTTTCACATCCATCTTTATTCCCCCTCGTAATAATATTAACATCAGTACCCATCTTTTGTTTGATACTGAATAGGAAATCTCTAATGGTTCTAACATTATCATATTTGGGTGAACCAATTATTGCTATGTTCATATCATCATCATTTCCATTTGATATTCGTTTATATAATACGCGAGTTTTGTTTGAACTACTTTTGAAATTTCTCACGTAATTTTTCATTAGCTATAACCCTTTTTAAAGATTGTACATAATTTGGTGCTTCTGCATAACTTTTTGATAGATACTGAAAGTACTCTTCTTCGATTTCGATACCACCCAAATATCTACATTGATAAAATGCATAATCATATACCGATTCTCTCCAATTCTCATAGTATGCGTGGTTGTGTTGAGTTCCCTTTGCAGTATGAACTCTTACATATGCTTCTTTCATACCAAAGAGATTATTATTCTCCATAAAGATTCTACTAGTCCAATGACCAGTTTCAACTATTGATTGTGCTAATACAATATGTGGAAACTTAACATTCAACTCTTTTAACATATCAACCAAAGTATCTTCACTAAATGTTCGTTCATTTTGATTGATTACAATCATACGTTCTTCAGGTGTAATAGTTTGTAAAACTACCTGTCTATCTGAATTGTGAGTTAATATGAAAGTTCCTAATACTAAAAAGGTTGTATATCCCAACAACCCCAAAATAGCCTTACGGGTTATGTTTTTAAACTCTAACCCCTTTTTACAATAAACGTACAACATATATCTAAATTTAAACTTTGTGTCTATTTTCTTTAGGACATTTATCAAAATCATTTTTAAAAGGACAGTACTTACAATTCTTATTGTTTTTACCTGCCATAGCAGGGAACTCAGAATCAGTACGATATGTACCATCTTCGTTAAACGAGTTTCTGATAAAATCCTCGAAACTCTTAGTTATCTTATTCAATGTTGGTTTACCACTCGCAGGTACAAATTCTTGTACCCTCTTTTGTGCAAACATCATACCTTCCATCAACTTACGTTTTACGATGAAATACTTAACATCGATTCTATCCAATGGATATCCATATTGTTCAGATAAGAACTTTTTGTACAATACCAACTGAGCGGTTTTTGTTTTATCAGCCTTCTGATATTTGTTCCACCCATTTGTAGATGTTTTGATATCCCAAATAACCAATTTGTTTTGATATGTATCTTCGAATACCAAATCTAAGAAACCCATCATATAAACATTGTGGGATTCAATTGCTTTGGCATATATTGGTAACTCAATAGCAACTAAATTTAGTTGACGAGTATTAAAGTAATCAATCCTATTTTTTGTAATATAATTTAGAATCTCAATCCCATCTTCTAAGAACTCTTCCATTTGAGATGGTGTACTAAAATCAGTACCAGTCTGCTCACGCATCTTTTTGTACTCTTCTATCATACCATCATACAACAACTTACCCAAATCCATCTCAGTTGCTTCTTTGAGTGATTTGTTATATAACACATCCAACCAACTCTGAAGTGTTTCGTGCATTGCAGTACCAAACACTAAATGAAGTGATGGGTCAAATGAACGATGACCATCCATATAATTCAACTTCCATTGTTTAGGACAGCTTGCATACATTGTGTATTGAGAGTAAGATACCCTCGTATCATCTGGGTTTGGTTCTTTCAACCCAAATCTAAATATGTTGTTTATCTTACTATCTTTCATCTATACAAATATACGAAAATTATTTGGATATACCAAACTTTTAATATTAAATTTTATCAACAAAGAAACCAAAACTGGCCTTCCAAATTCGGTCATCATCGTATTCTACACCATCAATGTTATTGAGTTCTAAATGATATCCATCAATTTGTAGGTTTTCGAATACTGATTGGATTTTTATCTCTTCAGATTCACTCCAATCTTTATAAGCACCTTTCCTAAAGTAGAAACCATCACGACCACCATACCAACCACTACCAATGTAGGGAACTTCAGTATATTTAATCTCACTATGTTCTTTCCAATATTCGAAATCACTTTCGAATTCAACATCAACACCACTATCAGCCAACATTTTGGCTAGTTTTACAAAAATTGATTTATCTTTCATATCTCTCATTATTACAGTACTAAAGTACGGATAATATTTGATAAATCCAAATTTCTAATGTTAAGATATTGTTAAATTATTTACCCCATTTACCGTTTTGAACAATTTGAGCAATGATACCATATACTGAAAGGTCAGCGTATGTATCTTGTACCGATTCACCCACCTCATCAGGTTGACCCAATACGACTAATTGTTTTAGTCGTTGAATTTTGTCGTTCATTCTAAACCACAGGCCTGTAAGTGAAATCTTAATCTCATCTTTAGTTTTCAAATCAGTACCTACTGAAATGTTATCAGGCCCATAGTTACGTTGTTTCTTACAAAAGGTTTCGTATTGTTCCCACATAATCCTTTTGTACTCTTCCATCATTTCAGGATAATTTTGTTCACAAAAGTCAACTGCGGATTGTTCTTTGTTCGTACTCATTGTACGTTCACCCCTATGAACTACTTTGGTTTTTGCTTCTCTTATACTATCCATTTAATTGTTGTTTGGTATCCTTCTTTTCAGTTTGTGGTTGTTGTGGAGTGAAGTATCTTTCCAACGTAATCAACCTATCATCCGCGTCAACTAACATTCTCAACGCCTCTTCTGCGTTCTCATAAAAATCACCAGTTGAGTGGTCACCAATACCAACTCCTTTGTTTTCTAACAACTCCAACGTAAGGAGTGCTTTAGCCTTATCAGCAACTGCTGATGCTTTTAACATATCTACTAATCTACTCATTTTAATAACTTTTTTGCTTCTTTATCTGTTAAACCATATTTTGTTAAAATCTTAACTACTTCATCGTCTGAAAGTAACTCTAAATAATCACTAACTTCTCTCTGAGATACACCATACCACTTTGATAGGTACTCTAAGAGTTCTTTGTTGTACTTTCCTTCTTTCTTACCTTTGATGTATTTATCAAATGTTTTTTCTTTAGGTAGGAAATCTAAATACAATTTGTAAACTTCTCGCTCTTTTAAAGTTCCAATTGTATATTTCTGAAGAATGTTAATAATTGGTAAAAGGTCTAAGTTCATACTCAACCATCGATTGATAATAAATGGTGAGAATGATTTCTTATCCATCTCTGATAGAGATTCCCAAGCAACCTTCTTTTCCTTTATACCACTAAGATGGTCAAATATACTCTTAGCCTTTACCGATGTATCACTCTTCTTAGCCATTAAGGTAACAACTCTTTAGGTAAGAATTTCTCTGATACGTTTCCACATTCTGCACATCTAACAACAGGAATCGGTAACATTGATTTCTGTCCATTAGGTGATTGAACTGCTGGAACTTCTTTAAACATTGTAACTTCTTCAAAGAAGATACCTTCACAATTTTCACATGAAACAGTATCCAACTTAGTTGGGTCAATGTTCAATTGTGGTGCTTGTTGTTGTGGTTTCATACCCACAACTTTTCCTTTTCCTTTTGCCATAACTTATCCTTTTATATCAATTAAAATTTGTAACATCATTGCCATCACATTGATTTCTTTATCAACTACTGATGCATCCTGGTATTGTGCTTCTGCTATCTTTAAGATAATGTTACCCGCCTTACCACTTGCGTATTCATCAACATTATCATATAGGAATCGATAGAATGGTGTAAAATCTTTTACCTTCGAATCCGCGATAATTTGTCTTACATTTCTGAATGAATCCTTTAGATTACTATTAGATTTTAAAATCTCTAAAACCTCATCCATATAGTTTGCTTGAATGGTAGATGCTTTATCAATCTTTAAATTACCATTTACAACCTGTCTTTGGGCTGCGTTTAATACCCTACGAATATCAGGATACCCACTATTAACTAATGTTGCCAAATCAGGCATTTCATAAGTTACACCTTCCAAATCTAAAATTTCTTTTAATCGAATTGCAACCTCTTTCTTAGATGGTGGTGTAATTCCAAAGGTTTGACATCTACTTTGAATGGGGTCAATAATTTTTTCTACATAATTACAAGTCAAAATAAACCTTGTAGTTTTGGAAAAAGTTTCCATCAGATTACGAAGTGCTGCCTGTGCGTTTGGTGTAAGGTAATCACTCTCATCCAAAATAATAACTTTCCACTTACGGAATCCCATAGATGATGCAAATCCTCTGATTTTATCTCTTACCGTATCAACATTATTTTCATCAGATGCGTTGATGTACATCACATCACAATCAATCTGATTAGTGATGATTTTAGCCAATGTGGTTTTACCAGTACCTGCTTGACCATATAATAGAAGATGTGGAACATCCTCATTCTGAATGTAAATTCTTACCTTCTCAAGAATATGTTCGTTACCAACATAACCTTCTAATGTATCGGGTCTATATTTTTCAACCCACAACGTATTTTCGTTTTTGTTCATATTACAAATATACTAATTATTTTTTAATTATCCAAATTTATTTAAAATCTCAGATTTAAATTTGTTAAACCCTTTTGATGCGTTTTCTTCCCACTTATCAGTTTCACCATCATCACTCACCCATTTGTAGGATAACAATGGTTTAGAGTAATACCTACAAACCCACGCAATTGAGTACAACTCCATATCTACGATATCACACTCTTTAATCATTTGTTGGTATTGTGTTGGGTAATCCCCTCTACCAATATCATAAATAATATCAGTAGTGAAGCATTTAATATCTGATTTTGAATCTAAACCAATTTCTCTTAATGGGGAAAATGGTGTTTGCCCATATTCTGCAAATGGTCTTGCATCAATATCATTATAAACCTTACCCACACTCAACAACTCACCTACTTTGTGATTTTTAAGATTACCACATGAACCAAAATTAATCACTAAAAGAGGTTTGTGTTCTTTTATTAATTCAGTAGTTCTTAACGCAGATGATATCTTACCCACACCTGTAATGTGTATTGGCCAATCACCGATTGAGGTTTGGTTGTGTTCTAAATCGGTTGCCGAAAGTAATAGGATGTTACTCGCCATAATATATTAGGGATTTTACATCATCCGATTCAGTAATACCAATATCAATAAGAACTAACTTATCAATTACCTCTAACCCATTTGCTTCACAAAGAATTTGTGCTGCTCTCATAGTTCCACCTGTTGCGAATACATCATCCACAATTACACAAGTTGCATCTTCTTCATCAAATACTGCCATTTCTAAGTGGCCACTTCCATATTCCAATTCATATGGTACTGTAATAACACCATCGTTTGGAAGTTTACCTGGTTTTCTAATCAATCGAACTCCACCACCAAACTTATACGATAACGCTGTTGCAAATAGAAATCCTCTTGATTCCAACGCAACCCAATAATTGGGTATAGTAACCATGCTACCCATTCGTTTGATTACCTCTTTGAATACCATCTGATTCATTAGAAGCGGTTGAATATCTCTATACAACACATCATCTGTTGGATAGTTTGGAACAGTACTTATATAATCATTAAAGTTTATCATGGTTTGTGAAATACAAATATAGGTTCAAACTTATAAGCCTTTCCTTCATACTCTACTGCGTTTTTAATACCACTCTTAGATGGGTCTAATCCAATCATTCTTGTCATCAACATTTTCAACTTACCCTTATACTCACAACCCAACTCTTCTAAGATATCAATTGAATCTTGCTCTAATGGGTAATATGTATTACTACCGATTTTAATATCTGCAATATTCCAAAGGATGTATCTATCATTTTTAAGATATTCATAGATTGTAGTTAAAGTTGGTCTAAGAAAGTTATCTCTCCAATCTTCATACTCACCATACGCCTTAAATGATTGTTTTTCATCTTGTGAATATTGTTCTCTATTAAAGTACGGCGGTGATGTGAACGCCAAATCCAACTTACCTTTATACTTCTGAAAGTTTGGATTATGTTGAATTAATTCAGAACCCTCTTGATAAACATCATATGTATTAGATTGTTTTTCTACATTAAAGAATGTTGTTAGTTTATCTGAGAAATCATCAACACAATTTTTATTGTAGAAATCTGCAAGATATTCATATCGTGTGATACCTAATTCATCAATAAAGTTATCGGGATTTGGGTCAGTTCCAATGTAGTGGATTTTCTTTCTACTACTCATAGCACCCATAATTCTACCACCCCAACCTGCAGATGAATCATAAATGTTTAATGGTTCATCTTGCTCAATATGTGATGTATAGTTTTCATAAATCCATTTAGCAGTAAGGGCCGGGAAGTTAACTGCGGGTTGTCCACATCCTAATCTAAATACCTGAAGTATTTTAGGGAATATACCAACTGTCTTATCATACCATCGAATTAAATAGTGATAATTCTTCTTAGTACCATCTTTTAGTTCATATGATGGTTCTATTTTATCGATGTTTGATAATTGGGTTTGGTTCAGATACCCACCATCTTTTAGTTCATTAACTTCATCTGCAGATAAATAAAGATTACTAAACCCAACATACTCTGCGTTGAAAGTTCCATAATTCTCTAAAGTATCTTCTTTTACCTTTGCAAGAACTATTGAGTAATTAGAATATTTCCCATTGAATATTTTACCATCATGTACTTCTTTTACAAAATCATATCCAGTTTGACCATTCCAAAATGGGTTCTCATCCCTCTTATTAACAATAGAACGCGACCAGGAATACATTGAATCCCTTTTTACAGACCGTTTCATAATCTTTACGAACTTATCTTCCATATCGGGGTCTGAGAAATGGTCATAAATACTCAACCCACCATCTGCAGATTTACCAATTGAAATCTTAGTTTTTAACATTGTTGGGAAAAACTGATTTACAACTGATGCATCTTTATTGAAATTTTTGATGATACCCAATGAACCACTATCTCCACTCAAATCTTTCTCCCAATAATCTGCAGAGTTGGATTTAAGTTTTTTCATAGAAGTTATGATACCTTTCTCATTCTTACCTATAACAGGTGGAGTACCTCTTTCATCCCACTGCTCTGTAACCTCTTTACGAAGCGTACGAGCCCAATCCACAAACTCATCATCAGTCATTTGTAGTAACTGATGATAAGTTGTATTGGATTTAAATGTGGAAAACTGTGAACGTTCGTAAAAATGATTCATTATGATTGTACCTCTACTAAGTAATATTCAGATGTATAATTGTCTACATCGAATTTTAGGTTAGCCAATCCTTGTGTTGAAATCTTTAATGATGCCGAAGATGCATCTCTATTTGCATTTAGAATTTCTTTTAAGAAATCTGCTGAGAATGAAATACCATCTACATCGTTTTCACATTTACAATTTACATCAATAGAGATTCTGTTAGTATTGGTTTTAGAATAACCAATGATGATTTTACCATTACCACCCTTACATTGGAATGTAAAGTTTTTCTCATCAGAAAGAGCACTCTTTGCCTTATTGAATCTATCTACAAATGTAGAATCGATATCAATTTGAACATCGAATGGTGGTAGTTGTTTCAAATCAGGAACAACTGGAATAACTGAGAGGTCTGCCAACATATAAGTTGCCGATGTACCTTTATCAGATAAATCAATGGCAGTTACCTTACCATCAAACTTAGATGGAGTGATATCTACATCATTTGATAATACTGATAACATTTTGGTGAACTTTGTGGTATCGTAAATACCATACTCACCATCTTCAAAATCAAAACCTGTCATAGTAACATTACCTAGCACGGATTTGTCATCTGAAATAAATTGCGTGGTTAATGTGTCTCCCTCGACACCCCACTTCACAGATTCGATTAACCCAGCAAGGTTGTACTTCTGAATAAATCGGTTTACACGAACTTTTTCCATAATTTTAAACTTTTAAATAATTAATTGATACAAATATACAAAAACTTTTTGAACTATCCAAATTAAAATCCAAAAAACTTTGATGCTTTAGCCATATTTGGATTTGGTTTCTCCCAATCCATTGCATTGTAGAAATCATCTAACTTATTTTCTAATTCTTTTTGCCAGATTAAGTCATAATCAATGTATTGTTCCACCAAATCCAAAATCTCTTTTGGGTCGTTATAACCCGTTAACCCAACAGAACCTAATCCTAATGGGTTGTTTTTTAAATACACCCACTTAATCTTATCACCATCTTTCATCGGTTCGTATTTGTAAGGTGCATTATAATACTTCAGTAATTGGTTATATGTAAGTGCTGCCTTAACGTGTGCAGGTGTTCCTTTCATAAACTCACCAATTGCCTGATTCTTAAATTGGTACTTACTCATATCCTTAACTGCTGAGTTCTTTGCTATATCGATAAAGTTGATAGTTTTCATTTCATCTCTCTTAGATAGAATATAATCATCAATTTTATCTTTATCCTCATCCTTTAGAATATCCATCAGTACGGTACTCATCACTTCTTTGAAATAAGTTGGGAATGAACTACGTTTAACATCCAACCCTTTCACATCCAACTTATCACAATTCACAGTATTATCGTTGATAATCCATTGAGCGTATCTTTTCTTTGATACCCAAAAACCACCCTTTGCAATAGTTTCCTGCTTAATATCAAATCTATGATTAGCCACATTGAACATACGTTTTGACATCACATCATAAGTTTTATTAATGTGGTCTTGTACTTCCTTAGCAACCGATAGAATTGCAGGAATCATTTGTTCATCTGAGTTTACATCTATGTTTGGATTTCTCGATTTAACCAATGGTGCTGCCTCATAGAATACAGAATCAGTATCAACATATATGTTGTAATCTTTTGTTTCTCCAATATTTTGACTATAATATTGGTTTGCAATCAACTCAGTTGTTTTAATTACAGTTTGACCTGTAAGTGTTACGGCCTCTGCGTTATCCACATCATAGAATCTAAATGATGGTAATCCCAATACTCCATAAAGTGAGTTCAACATAATCTTTTGAACTAACTGTCTTTGGGAATAGAAGTTGTACAATTTGGTATTACCCTCTTTACCATATTTCTTCATCAGGTCTTTATACTCAACCCTCTTATCAAACCATACGTTAAGAATCTCAGGTATTACACCTACCTTATCCTGCGTATATAGTACACCATTTGATGCTATGGATAGGTTTGTATTAGAAATAAAATCTTCAAACTTTGATTTTTCCATAGCTGGTAATTCTCTACCACTATCTTCAACAATACTATATGATTCTATTTGGGATTTCATATGAGAATCAACAGAATATCCCTTTACTTTACCCACCTTTGTTTCGGGTGATATGTTTATTGTCATAATAATAGATGGGTATAGTGATGTTAAATCCAAATCATATATCCATTTGTAAAGACCAGGTTTTGGTTCTTTTACATACGCACCAGCAAATGAATCCGAACCACCATCAGTTGATTGTTTCCTTTGCGGTTTATCAGGTGCCACCCTACCACTTCTTCTTAGGAATGTTAGAATCGCACCTTCTAACCACTTTGATGAGAATAGGAAATCTTCATAGAATACGTGTCCTGCATGGCAAATTGCACGTGCCAAATCAATGAACTGAAGTTTCTTATCCATATCAACAACCAACTCCACATCCACTAAGTTATACTCAATAAACTTTTCTAAATCATCTCTAAATAGTTGGTCTAAGTTCCCATCGTACTCAACCTTACCTCTGTTTAGTTCTTCTCTTGCGACAGTGTCTAATCGGTAATTAGGTAGTTCTGTATATGTGAAGTTTTTATACAACGCAATATAATCTAATGCAGATACACCTGCAATGATATATCTATTACGATACTTATTCCAATGTACTTTTTTGATTGGTGATAATCTGTTTGCAGTTGATGTACCAAACAATCTCTTCAATCGATTGTATAGATAAGTAACATCAAAGAAATCAATGTTCCACCCGGTGATGATAGTGGGTGAAATCTCTTCCCAACTGTTTAAGAATGCAATTAACATATCTTCTTCAGAACGGAATGAACGAACCTTTGCACCCTTAATGGTTTTATTTATCTCTTCACCTTCATTTACAACATATACAAAGTAATCATTTGTTGCAGAGTCGTGGAACGCAACTGATGTCATTGTGTTTTGGGCTTCATTGGTATCTGGTAGGCCTGAATTCATTTCTACCTCAATATCAAATGTCATAATTACATGTCCGTTTGATACTTCATCAGAATCACCATACTCATCAATTAGGAAACGGGTCATCTCATTTACATCTGATTCGTAAAGTTTCAGATTATCTTCCTTTTTCCAAAAGTTGATTTTCTTTAATCTTTCACCATAAATGGATTGATAAGAACCATTACCATCCCTTACATAAGCATAATTTCTATACTTCTTTGTAAAGTAACCTTTCTCATCATCCCAACAATGGACGATTCCCCCCTCTTTTTCCCAATACACATTTTGATACATACGTTAAATATACAAATTATTTTTTAAAAATCCAAATCGGTTCACCAAAAGCAACATCTTTTTTCTCTTCAGTTGTTTCTTTTAAATGTTCCTCAAAATACTCACTCTTAGCATTTCCTGCACCACCTGAATTAAATCTCTTTGTCATCTCCATTCCGATACAACCATAATATGTTAATCCTTGTGATTCTAAAAACTCATTCATAGGATTACAAATCTCAAAGTAATCCTTATCTTTTGCAGACCAAACATCCGCAATATTGATTGCCAATATACCACCTTTTTTTACAGCTGGAATGATATTACCAAGTGTTTTATGTAAAAAGTTTTTATTCCAATCATCTATATTTTTATACCTTACCCAACTTTGTGTATCCTCATCCGAATATCGTTCAACATCGAAATATGGTGGGGATGTAAATACAGTATCAAAGTGGTTTTCGTACTTAGAAAAATCTACATCTTCTGCGGGCATACAAATTAAATCCACCTGCTTTGGTTCTTCAAAAAAAGTTTGATGTTTCTTATAGAACTCAATCTGTTTTTTATAATTTGGATGATTTAATGTATTGGGGTCAATACCAACATAATGTTTTGTAGTTTCACCACAATAGAACCCGGCCAACCTATCACCCCAACCTGCTGAAAAATCTAATACATTTTCTGATTTAAAATAATCATAAAATACTTTTGCAATCGATGGTTTAAATTGAGAAGCCACATACTTGCGTAGAGTGGTTGCCATTCTAATTGATTGTAAATCTACTTTTGTTAAAACCTGCTCTAAACTCCAAAATGCACGAACAATTGTTTTGATACCATCTACCGTCTGCCAGGTTCTCCAACCAGATGGACTACGTGTCCAATCCACCTTCCATCTATTTTCAATGTGAAATGGGTTTGATGCGTTGTTTCCGCTATTATCTCTTTTAAAGTATTTTTCGGTTAAAGGGTATTTTGATTTTCTCTCATTTCGAGGAAACCACTCCTTTTCAATAAGTAATTTAGGCCACTTTACACCTTTTAATAACTTTAAAGATTTAAGAGTTTCTTCTTCAGATATTTCTGGTATTGGACATGGGTATGTATGTAAACATTTGGCGAGTTCATCAACCACCTCATCTTTTTCATAAGTAGTAATAATATGTTGCCACTCATCTTCTTCAATCTGAAGATATGGTTTCATATTATAATATTTCTTAAAAACTTCTTTAATATCCACTACTTCTTCCAAATCCAAATTGGTTCACAAAATGTTTTACCAACATTTTCATCATGCTTTCTTAATTCTTCTTCAGTATATCTATCTCTATCCTCTTCGATTACCAATCCTGCACCAACTGAACCTGGTCGTTTAGCCATTTCCATACCTAAACACCCTTCATAAGTACCACCTAACGATTTAATAAAATCATTCATTGGGTTTGTTATTTCCATATACTTTCTCTCACCGCCAGATGATGCATATACATCAGCGATGTTAACTGCGATGTAACCACCCTTCTTAATCGATGGCCAAAGCTTTTCAATAGTTTTATGTAGGAAGTTTTTGTTCCAATCATCAATCGTTTTGTATCGAACCCAACTCTGATTATCATCATATGAATACCTCTCTACTGAAAAGTAAGGTGGTGATGTAAACACCATATCGAAATGATTATCATAAGGAGTAAAATCAAAATCTTCTGCTGCAGTGATATGAAACTCCCAATCTTTGTTACCTTCAAAGAACCCTAAGTGTTTATCATAGAACTCACCTTGCATATGATAGTAAGGATGGTTTTCTTTACGAGGGTCTAACCCTACATAATGTTTGGTGTTTGTTGCTGCCATAAATCCAGCGAATCTATCACCCCACCCTGCACTAAAATCTAATACGTTCTCAGAACCCATCATTTCATAGAATACCTTTGCAACATTTGGTTTGAATTGTGAACAAATGTATTTTCTTAAACTTAAACAAACTCTCAATTCGTTTCGGGTAACCTTTGGAAATTTAAGAGTGTATAACCCACCGATTAGAGTAACCATAAACTTTCTCGTTTCCCATGTTCGTTTTGGGCCAGGTGATACAGTTCCATCTACACCCCAACGATTTTCTTGTTGAAAATGATTTGATGCATTATTACCTGTATTTAATCTACGAATATATTGTGGTTTACCTCTGAAGATTAGTGGATATTTTGATTCGGATGCTTTTCGTGGAAACCACTCATCTTCTACTAAAAGTTCATTCCAACGAATTCCTTTTAGTTTCATAAAATCATTATATGCATCAACTTCACTTATTTCAGAAGTTGGTAGTGGATAATCCATAAGAATATCCGCCAATACTTCTTTTACCTCATCTTTTGGGAAAGTTTCTTTTATGTAAGACCATTCTTCTTCATTGATTTCTAAGTATGGCTCCATATCTTTAAACTTCTCAAAATATTGTTGTATTTCTGTCATATTTTATATATCAATTTTGTACATTTATTTCTGATAAATGATTGTTACGTTTTGATAACCTTTAGTAGTATAGAAATCTTTCTTATTAACTGTTTGAATTTTCTCAATACCATTAAGGTTAACTCTACCACCCTCTATTACTTCTTTTAACTTACCAATCAAATTGGATGATTCACCACCATGAACCCATGTTAGTGTTTTGAACTTATGTCGTGGCATCACCAATCTGGCAATAAACTCTGTGATGTGTTCATCATCCATTCCATCTTTCTGCCACTCAACTAAGTGTTCGTGATTTGAATTAAAAATTAAATCGGTGTTGAATGAATATGTAGTACACTCTCTAACGATGTTATTAACTTCAATCTTACCACCAATAATCTTTTCAGTATTAAGGAGAACTGTAGCATGTGATGGGTTATTTTCATCTTTTAAACAATCTACATAATTTTGAACCTCTGCATCCTCAATCTTCTTTAGCATCTTTTTAGAGCCTGTATGACCTAAATCAAGTTTTTTAGCCAATCTCTTAACATATGCTCTTAACTCAATTGGAAACTCCATATTAGAGAACTGATTCTTCATTCTTGCGAATGGTACTGCTGAATCGGATGTGAGAACAAAGAACCACTTTCTATTGTTGTAGAACTCATCCCATCTACTCGTAGTAAACAATGGAACGGTAGTAATATAAGTACCACTCGCGTCGATTACATCGATGGTTGGAAAATCTAACTTCTTAGAGTGAGTTGGGTGAATCATGTGTTGACCACCTGCCATATTCTCTAACTTCATCAACTTATCAGTCTGAGATGCTCTGATTGTTTCATAACTATGTAAAGTTCCTTCGTACACATCAGAACCACAATGGATTGTGTGGAGTGTTTCACCTTCAGTATCCTCAACTTCTAACATTTGAGAGTAGTGAGTTACTGGCTCACCTGAATTACATGGGAAGTAAAATCTTTTAGTTGGAAGTGAAATTGGTTCTTCACCTTCAACATGAAGTTCATACTTCAACTTCTTACCAGTTCTAAACTGATATCTCATTGATGAAAAATCAACCAATCCGTAAAAATCAGGTCTTAATCGTGTTCCTTTAAAAAGGAGAGATTTATTAAACCATCCGTTGAACGATTTTCCAAGACCATGTTCATTCAAATATTCTTCTTTTGAAACTTCGTAAATACTAACCTTTAATGATTGTAGTTTTACAAAATCGGAAGGGGTTACTTCCGATGTTTCTAAACCATTTGGAAATCCGTATTCGAATTTCGCTATTCTAAATTTCCTATCAGGAGTTACATAACCAACTACTTCGTTAGTACTAAAGTTATGAGTTGAAACTGAACCACCCATCTCGGCTAAACCACTGGATTCACTTCTATTTCGCTCTTCGTTGTTTCTTTTTTTCTTATCGATAAATCCGTAGATAAATCTTTCATCGGTACAAGAACCACCTTGTTGTCCCCTAATAATAGACCATCTACCATTAGAATCTTTAAATAACTTATTTATAACGGAGTTACCACCGTAACCAATCGAGTTATCATCCCACTCCATGAGGAAGTTTTGACCATCGAAACCATGTTCCAATGGTTGACCCTGCAGAGTCCAAACCATACTCTCACAGTTATGTTCCTTTATTAACTTCATATTTCAATTTTTAATTTCTTAATACAGTGTTAATATACAAAAAGTTTTTGTAATATCCAAATTTCTAATGTTAAGAAATTGTTAAAATTTGTAAAGGCCACCGATGTTCCAAAAAAGGATATCACCTTCTAAAGAATCAATGTTGTTTTCTAACCAATGCCATTGTTTAATATCCCAAAACTGATTACATGGGAATGGTGCTTCATAACCTTCTAATCTATCATCAAAACCATACTCTGATTTTCTAATATCAATCGGTACTTGCCCAACACCACTTTTTAATAACATTTTTCGAATTGAACTTTCAGATGATACGCACGTTGTCCATACTTTTTTATCAGTCTTAACAAAAAATTGTTTTAACTCTTCATCATAATACCCCATCATAAGACCAGAAAGAGTTACACCACTACCCGAAGATACAACTAAATTTTTAAAATGTTTATATGGTTGTATTCTTTCTTTAAGGTATTCTCTATAAAATTCGTGGTCAAACGCATATGGTAACATCTGCCAACCATTCTCTTTAGCTGTACTTTTTAAAGAGTTATACATAATCTGCATCATATTTGGTTTGATGGGATTCATATGTACTGATGGATACATTTCTTGTATCATATCCAAATAAACTCTACTAATCTTTTTAGAGTCTGGATACGAAACGTGGAACTCAATTCCTAAATCTTCACATATTGCTGCAAGAACCCAACCTGTCCAAGAACCATCTACTGATAAGTGAGTTAATGGTCTATTTCTATCTACATACTTTTTAACAAGTTCATAAACTGCGCCAATCTTACCCCACGGCGGTAAACTAACACCATCACCCATTAGGTCATCTCTCTTTACCCAAACAGAACGACCTTTTACTTTGTACTCCTCTAATGGAGTTTCTTCGTTAAATCCTTTTAAACCCATTGATAGATACCAATATTATTTGATGTTACTTCTTCTCTTAGTTTTTTATGTGGAAACCCATGTATTCTTTTGAAATTATCACCAATAACGTGAATCATATTTTTTCGGTTATTGAAGTTTATCTCAGCATCATTAAGAATAATATCCTCTATGTATTGTTTAAAGTTAGTGCCTTTCTGAAACGCACGTTTCTCCTGGTCTAATATCTCATCTGGTAATTTACCTCTAAACGCATTTGCAAGTGGTAATTTCCACTGTCCTTTGTGAGATAAGAACTCATCGGTAAGGTTGGTGGTATAATCTAAGAAATCCGTATCAAAGAATGGACACCTCAATTCGATAGTACCATAATTCATAAAAATAGTATTACCTCTGAGTAGATTACCATAGTGTTGTTTTTCAAATAGTTTTTTTCTAACACCACTCCAATCTGGTTTCTTACTGAACATTCTGAACGTTCCGTAAGAACCATATGATTCATCAGAACCCTCACCACTAAATGCTACTTTGATACCATCTTTGGCCATTTCTTCAGCTATGAATGATTGTAGGATACCAACTTCCATTTGAACGGTTGATGGAAACTCAATCACTTTGATAGATTCCATAAATCTTTGTTTGATAATCTTTTCATCGCGAGGTACAAACACCTCAACTAATTCAATTCCTATTGATTCTGCACAAACCCTTGCCTTTTGTAAATCTTTTGATTCCTGGTCAAACGCAATAGTATATGCTTTTATATTTGGAATTCTCTGTGCCAATAGGTAAGTAATGATTGCTGAATCAATACCACCACTTAGAGATGTTGCAATAGGTACATCTGATATTAACCTTTTATCAACTGCAGATTCTAATAATTTAAATGTTGTTTCTGCCACATCTTCATGTGATGTTACATGAGTAACTTCTGATGAAAAGTTAAAGTAGTAATCTTTATGTACAATAAACTCATCTGTATTCAAATCAATCTCAATTAAGGTGTTTTTAGGAACTATCTTAATATCATTGATTCCGTTTTGAGTTTGTATAGCCTTAATCTCACTCGCAATAATGTATTTGTTAGTGTTGTGGATATACAATGGAATTTTACCAACCCAATCGCGAGATACGATTAGTTTACTTCCGTCAAAAATAACAAATGAAAACATACCATTCAGACGTTTTAACTCACCCTCTTTATATAAGAATAAAATAATCTCTGAATCTGAATTTGATTTGAATTTATACCCTCTCTCTTCATATTCTTTTCGAAGTTGTGGATAGTTCCAAATTTCACCATTAACTACTAACCAAACACCATCGTACTCCATAGGTTGATTTCCGGCAGAAGATGTATCATTGATGGATAATCGGTTATGTCCTAAAACTACCTTTTTACCATTTACTTCAAATTCATTGATACCTCTATAATCTCTACCTCTATGCTCAATTGCATCTAACATCACATTTACATCTGATGTATCGTAACCTATTGTTGTAACTATACCACACATATTACTTACCTAAAATTTCTAGTAATTTAATGGTTTTCTTTTTTTCTTCATTCATATCACCAATATGACAAGAACACGCAAGTACACTTACCTTACCCAATTCCAAACCACTCTGCTCAGAAAGGAAATTACCCATCTCTACTAATGCGGTATAATCTGCATAACCAGATTTAGATACTCTATTTGAACGAAGAACGGATGTTAGATATAACTTACCATCTCTTGGTTTTAAATCAATCATAACCATACAAGGTTGTGAGTATGGGTTTCGTGCATCTTTTGTGGGGTCGAATATAATCAACTCACAACGTTTAACTGCCTTCCCAGTCGAAAGAATTTTTATTACATTCTCAATCTGATTGAATTCACCTCTCCAACTAACCATTCTACCCCAATAAGATTGGTGATAGTGGTCTTTGATAAATTTATAATCCAACCCTTCTTCTGCTTCAAAGAATGCATTATCTGATTTTTTAGGTTCTGGTTTAAGGAATGTTACCGTTTTGGCAAAATCAATTCTATCATCACCCATAACTTCTCTAAAATGGCCATCGAACCAATCATCCGATTTGAATTCGGTGATTTCTGTCATTACATTTAGTTCTTCAGTTAGGTTACCTACTCTAACTCCATTTTCTAAAAGATGTTTTGATACTTTTACCCATGCATCACCTGGAGAAGTTGCTTCTATTAATGTCATAACTTATTTATTTCTATTAAATGTGAACCCACGTTTTTCTATCTACTATACGTTTGATATTCCAATTGGATACTTTAAAGTTTTTTGCAATAACTCTTACTGAGAACCCTTTGGAATGCAATTCTCTAATCTTAACTACATCTTCAGATGATAGTTTAGCGTTGGGATGATTTTCGCCCCTCAACCTATTATCAAACATCCACGCGGCCTTACCTACCATCTTAATGTACCTTTTCATCCAATGGGATTTCTATTTGACCATTATTTGAAAGATACTTAGATATATTAGGTGGTGAAAAGTTAGGCCCTTTGAGAATCTTACCATCTTCTCTATAAATGGGTTTACCATCTGAACCTAACTTACTCATATTTGAACGATGTACTTCATCAAAGATATCTTCGATTACATCTTGCATACCGTGGGAAATCATTGTACCCAAAAGGATGTACAATTGGTCTGCGAGTGCATCTGCCACCTCAGTTAAGTTTCCATCTTTACACGCATCAAAATATTCTATCAGTTCCTCTTTACCCAACTTATATCTTAGTACATAATCATCTTCTGAGATTAAGGTTGGTTTGGTGTTTCTCGTAGAATTATACGCTCTTTGGAATTCCAATAATTGTTGTAATTGCTTTTTCATAACTACTAATATACGAATAATTTTTTAATTATCCAAATTTATTTTACTGCGTTTATGTAGGTATCTTTACTTTGTACTCCAACAAATCGTTTCAATTCAGAATCACCATTTACCAACACCACAGTTGGGATGTTTCTTACGTTAAACTTTTGTGCTAACTCATACTCAGAATCAACATCTACTTTTTGTACAGGAACTTCTGATGAAACCTGATTCATAATCGGGCCTAATGTTCTACAAGGGCCACACCATGCTGCTGAAAAATACAAATACTTCATTCTTTTACCTTCATTAAAATTTTAAACATATCTTAAATAACTTCTTTATCCATCACAACTGATACAATCTGGGTTCATCGCCTGTGCTGCAATATCACCTCTCAAAACTGATTCAGTTCTGGTATAATATAAGGTTTTTACACCTTGTTTCCACGCTTCCATATGAACTTGGTTCATCCACTTTGGAGTTGCCACCGATGGGAATGCCAAATTCAACGATACTGATTGGTCGATGTATTGTTGTCTTACACCTGCCTGTCTAACCAACTCTAACTGATTGATTTCTTTAAAGGTTTTAAATACATCTTTAACTCTATCGACCTCTTTACCCTCTTCACAATCGGATACATTCATAACTCTACCATCACAATATACCCAATTATCTAATTCATCAATCCCCTGAATTGAGCCACCGTCGGTAAGAATCTTATCCCACGTTTCTTTGTTGTTGATACCAACCTTTCTGAGAACTTTCTCTAACTCTTTGTTTTTACGAATAAATGTACCCTTTGCAGTTTGTTCGGTGAATACATTGGCTGCCCAAGGTTCAATACCTGGTGATACATTACCAGCCAACTTAGAGTTTGATACCGTTGGTGCAACTGCTCTTAGGTGAGTGTTTCTCATACCTGTACCAACACACCATAGTGGTTCACCATATTCCAACGCCATATCTCTACTCGCCCTTTCTGATTCAATCTTTAGTTGAGAAAAGATTCTACGAGTTTCAAATTGGGCTGGAAGTGAATCAAATGGAATACCTTTTTGTTGTAGGTAGGTATGCCATCCTAATACACCCAAGCCCAATGCTCTACCTTTTTCAGCAGAACGAACTGAGTTTTCAAACCCTCTCATATTTTTCGCCCGTTGGATGAACTCTTCCAATACACCATCTAAGAACCAAGTTGCCGTATAGATAAGGTCTGTATGTTTCCACTCATCATACTTAGATAGGTTAAGAGATGATAAACAGCATACAAATGAATGTGATTCATCAGTATGAAGTGCAATCTCAGAACAAATGTTCGTCATAAACACTTTCAATCCATTTTGTTTGTATGCTTCTGGGTTTTGTTTGTTTACATTACCCTTATACATAATGTAAGGTTCGCCAGTTGCCTTTCTCTTCTGAAGTACTTTACCCCATCTTCTACGAGCCTCTTCATCACCATCTTCCAATCTTCTCATAAACTTATCACCAACGATAACACATTGATGTAAATTCAAACATTGTCGATTCACATCACCTTTAGGTTCTCTGATTTCAATCCACTCATCAAAATCACCATGTTCGATGTTTAGATTCACCGATGCGGCACCTCTACGAACTGAACCCTGATTTGTTGCAAGGATTGTGGAATCATAAATCTTAGCAAATGGAACTACACCATCAGATGTACCATTTTGTGTAATCTTACTCCCGGCAGGTCTGATTTGATTGATGCCAATACCTACACCACCCCCATGTTTGGCGAGTAACATCATCTCTAAGTTCTTATTACCTATCTCTTGAATTGAATCACCCACATCAATACCAAAACAACTAATTGGTAATCCTCTATCAGTACCAGTGTTTGATAATACAGGTGTTGCAAGATTTAACCAACCTCTCCAAATATAATCAAAAAACTTAGATGCCATTTGTGGTTTACCTAATCTACGGGCAACTGATGTTGATACTCTCCAATATGCATCTTTAGGAGTTTCACCCGCCAATAGATAACCTTTTGAGATTGTTTTTACATATATTTCCGTATTAGCCCAATCTGGAAAATCTACTCCGAGTTCCCAGCCTAATTCTTCTCCGTAATTCTTCATAACTTTTTACCAAATATCGTTAAAATCTTCACCCTCATTTGCTTTAGAGTAATCCGTAGGTCTTACTGCAAAGAAATCGGTATGTGTTGTTCCTCCTGTTAAATGATAGAACCAATCCAATTCAGATGCTTTCTTATCATTATATTCAAATGTAGGTTCGTATCCTAACTCTTTTAACTTTTCATTTCCTCTTTTTGAGATAAAGTGTTTTAAATCAGCTGATTTCATATTTTCTAAATCACCCATCTCAAACATCTTATCGATAAAGTTGTGTTCCATCTCAACCATATATTGTGCTGCTTGGAGTACATCATCTTTAACTTCTTCCAACAATTCAGGATATTCATCACACATATGTCGGAATAATTGACATCCCATTTTAGAATGTAGAGATTCATCTCTTACACTCCATTTCATCTGCTGACCAATTCCTTTCAAAAGATTTCTCATTTGGAAGGAATACAGTACAGCAAAAGAACTATATAGAGATACACCTTCTGCAAATGCTGAGAATATTGCTAACGAACGTGCTACTTCCTTTCTTGCTATTGGATTTGACTCTAAATCTTTATGTGTCCAATTAGATGATACTGCCGTTAAATATTCAAACTTTTCTGCAATCGCAGGTTCGTGTAGGAATGCTTCAAAATCTTCTAAACCCAATGTTTCATTAAGGTAAGAGTATGCTGTTGCGTGAATTGTTTCCTGTGAACCAAACATCATAGCCATTTGTTTAATCTCATGCTTTGGAAACCATTGTGTTACCATAGTTGTCCAATAATCGGATACTGCACATTCAGTTTGTGCAAATCCTAATAGGATATTTCCTACTAAATTCTTTTCTGATTCGTTTAGGTTCTCATTCCAATCCTTCACATCACCTTGCATCGGAATCTCAGTATGTAACCAAAAGGCTTGTGCTTGTTTCAACCAGCCCTCAGTATAATATACTGGATATTCGAAAGGTTTGAAGGGTACTCTTTCCTTAAATATTGCCATTACTTTTTCCTGATTTTACTTCTATTAAACTTTTATTGAGTGATTATAAATACTGATTAAACATCAATATCACCCTTCATTTCGTTGTATTTTTGTAACAAATTCTTTCTTACTAAACTCTCCCCCTTTAACATATCACTTTGGGTCTTTTTACCATCAATGGAATCATCTGAATATATGTTAATTCTACCATTACTCATATTCGCTTTAGATGGTAAAGTCATACCATCAGGCCCAAATCGATTTTTGATAACGTGCCATCTACCAGTCCCAGCCAACTTATCTTCAATCTTTCTACTTAGTGAAACAACAAAATCAGCAGTCATCAATTTGGAGAATGAACCTGCAATTTTAGTACCTGTGATAATATCATCATCAGCCCCACTTCGGTTAATTTGAGATGCTGTAAATAGAGGACATTCATACTCACCCGCAATACCTCTGAGTGATTCTACAATCTCTTCTAATTCTTCGTGTCTTTCTTTTCTACTATTACCTTTAATCAAATCTGCATAATCCACAATGATTACATCAGGTTGTTTACCCTGCAGTTTCAATTTATCCAAAGATGCCCTTAATGCGTTAATAGAGGCGGTTTTGGTAGGCCAGTATTTAATAATCAACTCACCACTCAGATTACTAACCTGTTGTTGTACATCTTCAATGTTGTACTTTAGATTCGGAACTGCCGTACCAGTCAGAACCGCATCATATCTTTGACCTACATAACCTTCATTCAATTCTAATGTATAATGTACTACGGTCTTACCTTTCTTCGCCGCAGCCATTCCTACATTTATCAATGCCCAAGACTTACCAATACCCGGTGGTGCTGCAAACATTATCAACTCACCTTTACCAAAACCACCATCTGCTAACTCATCAATCACATCCCATCCCGTTGGAATCACATCCCTAACAGTAGATTCATATCTTTCTTTGACATGAACTTTGTATTCATGCCCTACATCAGTATCCTGTCCGGCTTTCATCGCATCATCAATCTTTGATTTGATGATATCGAACTTACCTTCCTCTAAAAGAGTAACTGATTCTAAGATTGCGTTCTTAACCTCTTGATTTTTACAAAATTCTAAGGTTTTCTCTTTTACATAATCTAAATCATCAGATTCCAACCCATTCCAAATCTGCTTTAGATTATCTACAATGGATTGTTTTAGAACATCTCTCTCAATCTTAGATACCTCAACTTTGAATACATCTAATGTTGGAAGTTCATTATATCCATCAAAATGAGATAGAATCTTCTTTACAATCCACTCATTAGATTCTGAATCAAAGTATTCAGGTTTGATAATATCGTAAACTGTCTGAAGGAATATCCTATCAGATAGTAGCGCTGAGATTATCTTAATCTGAAAGCTTGTTCCAAACTTATTTCCAAATTTATCCATAGGATACAAATATACGAATTTTATTTTAAATAAACAAACCTATTTTCTGGTTTGTTTTGAATACCTATCTAAATCACCCCATGTGTTCACCAACCACGTTTCTACGTTCTTAAATGCGGTGTACAATTTATCAATCATAAACTCTTTTTTGAATTGAAAAGAATTCAACCCATTGATAGGTGAATTTATGATATTTCTAACATTAGATGTGATGGCAGAACCCATAATAGGATTGGATAGCTGCATTAAATCATAATTTAACTGAAGAATATCTTTATTCTCTAAAATTTTGTTCTTTAGTTTTTCATCATCCATCTGAGATACCTTTTCAAATAGGGTATCTAATGTAAGTTCATCTGATTGAAGAAAATCTAATTTATTTACTAAGGTTTTTGGCCCAATACCCCTTACACCGGGAATATTATCGGATTTATCACCATCGAATATTCTATAATAAACTAAATTGTGTGGTGGAACTCCAAATAACTCTTTTACATCATCTTTGCCCATCCATTTCTTTTTAGTTGGTAGATATACTGAAATTCTATCATCAACTAATTGTAAAAAATCTTTATCAGAAGATACTATCAAAACTTCTTTTTGGAAGATGTGTTTTGCGGCATACGCCATCACATCATCTGCCTCAATGTGGTCTATGTAACACAAATCGATAGGTAGAAATTCTAAGTATTTTATTAAGGTATTAAAATTACGTTTCATAGATTCGGCCTGGTCCTCTAAATCTTCATAACCTGCCAATCTATTTACCTTAGTAAGACCAGTTCTACCTTCTTTGTATCCCTTCCACAACTTCTTTCTACGATGAGAACCACCCTTACCATCAAAAACCACCAAAACTCTTGTAGGTTTGTTCTTTCTGATAAGAGCACCGAGAGATAACAGAAACCCTGTTATCCCCCCAACGTGCTCTCCATCATCATTTAATGTTGGCACAGCCCCAAAAACGCGAATAAATAGGTTGAGGCCATCAACAATCATAACTTTATCATTCACATTACCATTGGATGTATTTGATAAGTTATTTAACATTTCTTTGTAATTAGTCGATTGTATCATCAAATTCTGTTGAGTCTATGTTTGCATTACTTTCCGCTTCCTTATAACCTAAAATATATGTATCACATATTTGGTTATACATCGATTCTTTGATTTCTGGTCGTTCTTCCAAAAGGTCTGAGAAGTCTTTGGCTTGGAATTTAATCACCTCACCAGTTCCTTCATCAGTCCATGTGTACCATGCACCTGCCTGAGTTACCAACTTATATGTTTTCATAGTACTTAACCATGAACCATATCTATCAATACCTCTATCAAAGTAGATATCAAAATCTACTGCTCTGAGTGGTGGGCCCATTCGGTTCTTAATGACCTGAACTCTGGTTTTGATACCAACTGTCTGGTCAACACCACCCACTTTAGAATTGAGTTTACCCATTTGTTTCATTCTCAATCTACAACTAGCGTGGAAACCTAATGCTTTACCACCTGATGTAGTGTAGGGGTCTCCAAATGATACACCCATTCTAACTCTTAGTTGGTTCGTAAATACCACCAAAATTCTTTCTCTACCAATAAGATTTGTAATCTTTCTCATTGCCTTTGAAATGATAATCGCCTTTTGAGTTGCGTAACCTGCTTGGTCGTAATCGGCAGATAGTTCCACTTTAGTGGTTGCTGCTGCTACTGAATCAACTACGATAGTTACCAATCTATCCTTATCAGATTTTCGGATAGATTCGATAATAGAATCCATTGCATCGAAGATATCTTCAACTGTTTCCAAAGGTACATAAAGTAACTTTTTGGTATCAACACCTAATGCCTCTAAGAATTCTTGATTAATTGCGTTCTCCGTATCAATGTACACTGCCAATCCACCCTTCTTTTGTGTATTTGCCAATGTATGTGCTGATAGGAGTGATTTTCCACTCGCTTCTAAACCTGTAACTTCAACAATTCTTCCAACGGGAAATCCACCATTAGGTCGATTTGAAATTGCTAAATCTAACATATCATCTCCGGTGGACACCCACTCAGTAAGGTCGGTGGGTGTCTGCTCGGAGCCATCTAAGAAATATGCAACTTTTTGTTGTCCTTTGAACTTCTTATTAAGGTTATCGGCTAGAAGTGAAGATAATTCATCTCTATTTGTTTTAGCCATTATACCCTAATATTAGTTGTTAAATAAATCGTCAAACGCATCTTTTACATTAGCAGTGGTTGCGTTAGATACTGCCTGTGGTTCATCATTGAATGGTGAATCATTTGATTGTGATTGAGTTGGTTGAGTTTCCTCTTCTTCAGAATCACCTACCTGACCAGTTTCCAACCAAGTTTCCAACAACGATTTCATTTCATCATAAGAATACTTTTTGAACATATTAGGTAGTTCAATTTGTTCTTTCAACCGATTCAACACGTTACTATCTTCAGTAATTGGTGTTTGGTTAGGTTTTACTCTGATGTAAGTTTCAGGATAATTCTTACCCAACTCTTTAGCGGTTTTAAACTCAACTGTAATATCTCTACCACTTGTTGGGTCAGTTAAATCACCATAATCTGGGTCAGCAAAGAAGGCAAGAAGTTCTTGATACACTGTCTTACCAAATCCCCAAAACTTAACTCCCTCTGATTCTTCACCACGAACCAATACAGGAACGTAAGTTCTCATCTTAGGTGTTAATTGTTTTGATAGATTCCAATCATTTCTATCACCAGTTGCTTTCAATTGGTCAGCAAACTCCACTAATGGGTCTGCCTCACCATGCGTTTGAGGTGATAGGATGTTTTTACCACCAAAGTTGTAGTGGAAAAACAATTCAATAAAAGGGTTTGATGGATTGTGAACGTAAGGAACGATTCTTACTTGTTGTTTGCCAGGTTTTGGCTTCCATAAATTGTCAGTCTTTGTAGTTTTCGTCTGCAGACTGTCCAGACGGTTTCGGATTGCATTCAAATCGATTGCCATAATTACTCCATTTTTTAATTGTTAAACTTATATTGATACAAATATACGAATAATTTTTCAATTATCCAAATTATATTTCACTTTTTATTCTCAACACGCATTTACTCCCATGTGTTGATATGGTTACAAATATACGAAAAAGATTTGGGATTACCAAACCTTTCTCCTATATAAATATCAAAATTTTTTAATTAACATCAATTATTCTAAACAAATTCGTTTTCATAATCTTATACCCATCACCATCAGTTAGAATCATAGAATTGCGGTAATCATTCCACTCTATCTGATATGATTTATCCAATACACCACCATTCAAATTCTCAATCAAACGATTCAATGCGTTGATGGTATATATCGTATTACTTTCTTTTTTTCTATGTACCATTATAGTAGATGATAAAAATCTGGTCTCTCTATTTGGTATAATGTTATAGCTTATCACCAACTCTTTGGATGGGTCTAATTTAAGTATGAATATCTTCCTGCTGAACAATTCATAGGAATTAAATATATTTTTAAGTATCCCCTCAAACAAATCTTCAGTTGTGAAGGTACATAATAGTTGTGTTCTCACTCATTTTCTCCGTATTATCTGGCTGCTTTTTTCTGTAAACATTTTCTCATAGCACCACCAAAGTGAGTAGCAACTTTCTGAGAAGTTCCTGCAGTTCTCCAAGTATCTTCAAATAAATCTACTTCTTTACCATTATCCATAATTTTTACAGAAGATTCACCTGGAGTAACTCTACATCTTTTTCTTAAATGACTTTTTAATGCGGCCTTACCTTCGGGTGTTGATGTATCACCTTTGAATCCACTTCTTTCAGCAACACAATTTCTAATCATAGATGGTTTTACACCATTGATACCCATTTGAAGTAACATACCATCATCTGAATCCATATCTATGTATGTATCAATATGACATGCATCTAATACACCACTAATGTATGCTTGTTGGTGTTTTCCATTATCTGCATTAGGGTTATCTTCAGAATAACCATCTGGTTTATCTGCATCTGTTAAATCAGATACCAATGATTTGTGAGAATCGGTAACTACACTTTGTTCTTTTTGTTTTATATCAATTGAACCTGTTACTGAAGAATCATCAAAGTTAATATCTGGATATTGTTTTTTAAATTTATCAACTTTAGAAAACTCACCAACTTTAATTGCAATCTTACCATATGGGTTGTAAGGTACTGGTTTTCCCTCATCAATTAATTCTTTGGCCTTATTATTCATCTCAACTAAAAGTTCTTTATTACTCACTTTAGTAATATCCATCCCTTTAGATTCAAGATACTTTTTCATATCTTTTCTACCTCTAAGACCATTCATATATTTTTTCATTTCCTTAGTTTCACATACTGCTACAAAATCATCAGTAACTTCCATATTACTTGCTGCTTTGACAGTATTTTGTTGTACGTTGGAAACTCTATCTATGTTTTTATTTAAAGAATTTGTTACACCATCTGCAACATCTTTACCATAACTCTTTTTTAATGATTCAAATCGTGCTGCAGGTGTTGTATTGTTCTGAGGGTCTCTTAGCTGGTCATCTTTTTTGTTTGAGATACCCATATAGGTTGTTCTACCATTCTCATCCTTACCAATAACATATGTATCATGATACCCTTTGAACTTATTAAAGTTTTTTAGTTGGGTTTCTGCGTGTTTCTTATCCTCTGGAGATTTTGCATTCTTAACGGAATCTTCTAAATGTGCCTGTACTGCCTGGTCTACCTCAGAAGTTGATTGAATTGTTTTATGTGGTTTTGTTGTATCAATTGAAGATTCTTTTATGGCACGCTGTGTTGTTCTTCCACCATCATATGCCACTTTCATCCAATCTTTATACGCACCTTCATCACCTTTGAAGTTTTTGTAAAAAACAGAATCCTTATCTGCCTTTAATTTATCCAATTGTTGATTTGACCAAACTTCTCTTTTAGCAAGATAGTTGTTAAATTCATCACTATCGGGGTCTAAACCTAAATGTGATGCAGTACGTTTTTCATCTGCTGATTTTTTTATCTCTTTAAATTTAGATGTAGTTTCATTTATAGCATCTTCATTTTCAGATTCCCATTTATCAAAATTAGTATCTACCGCTGAACAATATTTTGATTCACCTTCACTCGCAACTGGCCCTCCGGCACCTGCAATACCCTTTTCTCTGTTTTGTGCAACACCATCTTGATACTCCGAAAGAACATCGAGATTCCCACTATTTAAATTATCTAAAATCTCTTTACGAGTTGGTCCGTTGGGATTATCTTTGTGTGTTTTATCTTTTTTATCAAACCCACTTCTATCAACACCTGATTCAGTTGGTGTATCATCGTTTGATACATCTGCCTGTTTTTCGATTTCATCATCAGATACACCCTTATCACCTAAAAAATCTCTACCTACTTTATATGCTGCAGGGTCTGATTTCTTTTTACCTAATAAAGTGTTGACTTGATTCATATTACCAGTAGTTGGGTTTTTTAGTTTTGTTTTTAGCAATTTATCATCAATCGCCTCTTTTTTTAACTTATCTTTTTCCAACGCAGTTAATGACGACTTTTGAATATCTTTTTCAGCCTTCTTTTTATCATCACCAGAATCAGGTCTATCACCATCTTTCTTTTCATCTTCCTTATCCTCTTCATCCTCTTCAGCCAAATCTACCGTCTGATAGATATCACCCTCTTCTTCTTCCCAATTAGGATGTAATTGTGCGGATACCGCTGTTTGATTTTTACCAACATCAATCCCAGAAGATTTTCCTACCTTCAATGAGAAGTTTGAAGGTCGATTCGCAATACTTTCAACTATGTATGTAATAACATCGTTATCAAATTCAAAGTCCTCTCTCAAAACTTTTTTTAGACCTTTGATAGATGCATCAGATGTGGGGTTTGTTAGGTCTGTACCTACTTCAACCCACCACGCTCTTATAATCTCATCAAGAAAATTAGTCATATTTACCTTTGTGTGTTTTCTATGTTAATCGATTCCATTTCTGAATAGGTATCACCGATTTCTACTTTCGTAGGGAATCCGTTCCCCTCTATAAGTATCTTTAAATCATTTAATACACTAATCTCATTAGGATGTATATCTAATAAATATGAATCATATGTATATAACACCATTTTTGATTCTTTATCTTTTAAATAATTTACCACTTTTGAAAGGATATTCATATTCAACTCCGTTTCCGTTGCTTGTAACATATAGTTGAATAGTTTGTTAGCATTCATATCCTTTAGATTTGATTTCATCAACTTTCTACCTAATGGAGTTTCTACCCAACCCTTACGATTGAACTCCATCCACATTTTATCAATTTGGTGTGAAACTTTCTTAAAAAAAGGAATATTTCTATATTCTTCCTGCACCCCACCATACAATTGACGGAATGTGATTCCTTTGGATTCTTCATACGATACCCCATACATATCTGCTAAGGCTTGGTGAGCGGATACTTCTTTTGGAATAGGTTCTCCTACCATTCTACCAATGATACGTGGGTGATACCCATCATAATCAAATTGTACCAACTTACCCCCTTCGAACCTACTAATAAATCTATCTCTACTACCATCATCTTTATTAAGTGCGGCATAGTTTACTCCCCCAAACCTATTTGAAGGACGTGATGTTAAGGTATATGGATAATACTCACTCCACTCCATCCCTCTCTCCGTCCAAAGACCATTCTTTTCTACGGAATGTAATGGCTTGATATAGAAATTTTCAAATTTCTTCACACCTTCGGTGATTCCCCCACCCAAATCGTAATACTGAAGGAATTCATCTCTTGTCTCTCTGATAGATTCTATGTGTTTAGAAATTGGTATTAAGTTGTTTACCCACTTTAGATTGTGGAACTTTCTATGAAAATGAGAATGGGTGGGAGTCTGGCCCCTTTCTAATACATCATTCACTTGTAGGTACTTTACCAAATCGGCATCATAAGTGTTTGGAAGGTCGACCAGATTTAAGAATGATTTTTTACCCAATATATACCCTTCCTCACAATTTAGAGAGATATCATCCAACGATGATTTGTGATAATCGAAATTACCGATGTTTACTACAAGCTCCCTACCCTTCTCAATATCATAGATATATAATAATGATAGTTTGTTCTGAGTCGCATGTAAATGGATATCCGCCCATATTGGGTGGATATACATCTTCTCCATACTGATATTTCCCTCAGTTACAAATTCAATCATCTAACAAATATACGAAATTATTCTGATAATTCCAAAAGTAATTCCTGCAACTCTTCGTACTTATCTGCTTCTATTTCTAATTGATACCAACTCATATATCTAAATGTGATAATTTTTGATGTAATCGTTTCATATGTTTACAAGGTGAGTAACGATTGAACTCTCTTGCTTTACATTCACAATCTACAATTTTGTAATCGGTTACCTTTACGGTATAGTAAGATAACTTTCCAGTCTTTTTGTTCCTACTACCCATTTCACGATAATACCATGAAGTATTGGGTGGTGCTTTATACCAACTCATCTTCCGTATAATTACCAAACAAATCGTTCCACTCTTTTGGAGAGATACCACTCGCCAAAAACTCACGCTCCTCAACTGAAAGTGTTGGGAACACATTCTGAACCAACTCACCATTTCGGTGAGCCTCCAACTGAGCTTCCGTAATTGGAAGCTCCATTGAATTTAAATTTCCACTAATAGGGGATTTTTTAGTTACTAACATAATTTATCGGTAAAGGGTTACTATTGAACCGAAGTTCTTATCAAACACTTGAAGAAGGTTTTCGTAATCACCACTCATCATTTCTTCCATAATTTGGTTACCATTCAAACCTAATTGTTTGGCGAGGTTCTTAGCAGTACCCAAAAGGTAAAAAGCGTTACCTTGTGGGCCTGTCAAATCTATTTCGATTCCGATTGTTTGGGGTTTACTTACAATAGCCATATCTTACTTATTTACTTCAATCATACTCATTGGAACAGTATAAGTTCCGTAACCATTCAACACTTTGAGAACTGCTTTAGTTCGGTTGATTTTCTCGACTCGGAGTTGTTTACCCATCAACTTGGGATGGTTAACTTTTACATTAGCACCAACATAAAGTTCTTCCTTAATGTCCATTGCAGCCTCACTGCGTTTCATCTTAATTACTTCAACTACTTTTGAGTTTAACGCTCGTAGTTGTTCAATACTCATCTGATTTAATTCTGCGTAAGTCATTTTTTATTTATTTATTGTTTAACTCTCAATCTTACAGTACTAAAGTACCACTTTTTTTTACTTTTCCAAATTTCTAATGTTAAGAAATTGTTAAACTTTTAGAAGTTGTAGTCGTAGAATTTACGAGGATTGTCGCCAATAACCCAAAATCGGTTCTTCATAGAACTCTTACTCAAACTGGCCTCAAAGACCTCACCATCTTCGTAGAACTCATATGATTGGTCATACATATTCGTACAATGTCCAGCAAAACCACCTGGGATGTATTCCGTTTTGGTTTTGTTCTCACTAGCGTAAACTGGCTGAATCAGTACCTTGGTCTTACCTTTGATACCTACAATCTTACCCACAGGGTCAACATCTGAATACAACACTCGGTTGATGTACTTACCAATCAATTCGTTGGTCACTTGGAATCTTTCGTTCTTTACTATCATAACTTATCTCTTTTATTACATAGTAAAGATAAGAAATGTGCTTTGATTTTCCAAATTTCTAATGTTAAGAAATCGTTAAGTTTTAGGCTTTAGAGAATTGCCTAAAATCGGTGATATAATCTTTTATTGCAGGATACTTCTCTGATTCGTAATTGATGGTTCTGATATTAGTATCAATAATACCACTTTCTTTTATGTTACCTTGTGAATCTAATATATCCTTATCAGGACCTGATATTTTCCATTTGATTTTAAAATTTTCCCAAATTGCTTTATCTAATCCATCTTCAGTACCCACTTGACCATATCCTTCACTATTTAGTTCTATTATTTGATTATCATTTCGTTTATGAGCAAAATATCGTATCATATACCCATTAGTATAATCTTTATCTTTGGGTTGTTCTGATTTTGAGTTTGGTGTTAAACTTTTTTTAACGTAATCTGGTTTTAAACCATCATATTCAAAGTTTTTGGCAAAATCAATACCCAATTCGTTATCTTCAAATTTTTCTTTCAAATTAACAAATGGTATTAGGATTCTGGACTTACCCTCTACATATGATGCATCTGTAAATACTTCACCAGTAGTATATCTATGGTATTGACCAATATATTCAGTACCATCGGTGTACATCCACTCACCACCAGGAGTTTTTAAACCATTAGTGATTTGTGCCTTTGTATAATATATTCTTTTTCGTTTATCAGCCATTACTTACCTATCTTCATAGCAGTTTTAATATCAGTTTCCCATCCACCATCTCCATCAAATGAATGTTCTAACGCAGTAACTAAAAACTTACAATTATCCTTATATCTAGATGGTAATCTATCTACACTTACAGGTGCTAAAAAGTTAATTCCTTCTATACCATCTATTTTGATACCTAATTTTATTTGTAATGGAATTGTTACCATTGTACCATTTGGGTCATCTGCCAATACTTGTGCCATACCCGATGCAATAGAACTTGCACGTTCATCATCAATACCATCTTTACCAATTCCTTTTTTAGTTGGGGCTTCTTTTGCCTCTTTTTTAGCCTCTTTCTTTTTTGGGGATAGTGGTATTTTTGGTATTTCCGGATATGCTACTTGTAGTGGTCGCAGATTAAATGCACCACTTTTAACATTACCAACTGTCATCATTAACATAGTATCCATATCAAATTCAGTATCTATACTAATTTCTTTTACGATAGAATCTTCACCAATTCCCGGAAATACAAATGGTGGTTTTGGTGGTAGTTTTTGAATCTCAGTATTATTAAATATCTCATATGTACCATCTGGATTTTTGGGGTCTAAAGGTACAATTTGTAAATCAACCAAACCACCTGTTAAACGTTTTAAATCAGCGCCAATTGCCTTTAATAATTTTGATACAACAGGTGGTTGTTGTTTTTCATTTACAGTAGTACTTAAAGAATCAAATTTTTTTGTTAGATGTGTTATTGAAACTAAAATATTTTTGATACTATTACCCGAAGGTGCATTACGTTTGATATCTTCCGCTCCCTTACCATAATCTGCCATAGCACCAGGTAATATAAACTTTCTTGGGTCTGCAGAGCCATATTCTGAACGTGATGGTGAAATGGTATGATGTGTTCCGTGAAACTGAAATGATTTATCTTCAGAATCACCACTTAGCTTATTTGCAAGGTTTACTATATCTTCTAATCTTACCATAGCAACTCTAAGTGGGGCATCAAGTACCCTACCAAGTATACCTTCACCCTGGCCAACTTCTTTGATACCTAACATATAATAATCAACACCATCGTGGTTTTTCTTTATAAGACTTCCCCATCCAACACTTGAATCCGATGCATCGTCATCTGCAGATAAACCATGTGCAGTTTTATATTTTGCGATAAGTGCCATAGATAGGTTTGCGGGGTTTGCACCTTCTTCACTTAGGGTTTTGGATTCATCGGGTGTTAGTTTTATAGTACCACCGACCCTTGTAGCACCTGCAAATGCATCTCCTTCTAATCCTTTAATATTACAATTAAAAGAACCATCCGCATCCATTGAATACCCAAAATTGTAAATTGATATTGTGGCCTCAGCAGATTCACCCGCTTCCGATGAACCTTTCCACCCATATTTTACGGTTGCTTTAGCACCCAATTTAAAAAGGTCGTTTTCAACTAATTCTAAATCAGCAAGTGTATATACTTTAAATTCAATTTCAAACTCTCTAATAAATGAGTTATAGATATCACCACCACCATCTAATGTAATAGTTGCGGATGTTATGTGTTTTTTGAATCGTCTTGCGTTTTCCTCAGGACTTGTATAAAGTGATAGGTGGCCACCAGTTGGTGGAATCCCAACAGAAAATCCTTTTCGTGGTATTAAATTAAATACTGAATCCGAATCCTTTGCATCGCCGACCGATGGTGGGCTGTAGTCTGATGTAGTTAGATAAAAGTATGCGTATTTTTGATAATTCCAATTAACCTCTCTACCTTTAATCTTATCTACCCTTTTCTCTAAAGTAGGGCCTGCAATACCAAATCCAGGTGTAAAATTAAATGACATAACTTATTATCCGTTTAGTTTTCTATATTCATCAATAATGTTTAGATAGTTATATGGAATTCTTATTTGTGTTCCGATTGGTACTGATAAACTACCCTTACCAATGTTATTAGCTCGAGCTATAATCCACCATAACGTACTATCTTTATAATATTTGTGTGCAATATTATCCAATCTATCACCTTGTGAACCTACTATATAAATATCATTTTCATTCTTTTCAATGATAGGATATTTAATAGTTTTTTTATATCTCTTACCCAATTCAGTTTTTAATATCTGTATGTTTTCGTATCTGTTCATATCTTAAATACTCCAATCATATACCGTTTGTTTGTATTGAGGTCTTTTAGCATCTAATACTTTAAATCCGATAGCAACTTCAACTCCCATTGGAAGTTCACCTAATTTACCATCTAAATTAATATCCCACGGCGCATCATCTGAAATTGTATATGTTAGTGAATCAATAAATGCTAATTTACTTTTATACAAATCACCGACTCTAAACTTAACCAAAGTACCATTATAACCTTCCGTACCTGCGTATTGTGGCATTGTCATAGTGGATAATCTTTCTAACTTCTTCCACATAGGGGCCATATCATCTCTCGATGTTGCATAAACTTGGAAGTTAAATGATACACTTCTTTCGAATGTACCATATTTGTATCCCTGGTCTGCTCTACCACCAAATTTAATAGCATCCCACGATGGTGAGAATGTATCAGTAAGACCTGTGATTGTTCCTCTAAATTGTATTTGTGATGCAACACCTTCTGAATATTCTTGAACCCAAAAGTGCACTAAATCGTTTTGCGCGAACTTACCAATCTCATTCCTAATTATGGGGTCGGCGGTTAACCCATCAGACCAATCTTTTAAATCTCTTCCCGGCCCATAATTTGCAAACCCAACTCTTGTATGGATGTGTTTATTGGTATAATCTGATTTATCGGCTCTTTTCTTTTCATCACCCGCCAATGAACTTCTAAAATCATTAAACGAAGGATTTCCAGCCTCTCTTTTTGGAATACTACCATACGCCATAGTTTCATAATTTTTTATGATTTCGGCTGCAGTATCGTTCTTTTCTATTGGATGTGATTTACCTTCAGTATTTTTAGTATTATTCTTAAAAGAAGCTGGTAGGTCGTTTGCTTTTACGCCTAAAGGAGTCTTATCAGGGTCAAATTGTTCTCCTTTTGGGTTATATGGTGATTCATCATCATAATTTTTACCTGCCATTTTGTTAATGGCAAAATTAGGGTCTGATGTTGATTTTTGATTTGGTGCAAACTTTGTATAACTTTTTATTTTCTTACCTAACTTGGTTTTCTTACCAAAATTATCTTCAGATGTTCCTAAGTTTAAAACATCTAATGCTTTGGTACTTCCTTCTACAACTCTACTACCATCACTCTCCAATCTAAACGTTGCGTATTGATTGAATATAGTGTATCCAATGAAATCATTAGGTCGTGTATTTTCATTTCGAGTAGGAACTCTACCACCTGGAATCAACCCATATAATGAATTAGGGCCTCCTAATGATTGTAATCTTGCAAATGGTGAGCCATTAAATGTTTGTGATTTTGAAGTATCCTTAATTGTTATGAATGATTCTGCCCATAACCCAACCAATCGGTTTCCTGTAATTGGAGCTGCTAATGCTGGGTCTTCAATATGCGTAATCCGTTTACCTTTTTGTACAGTTTCATATTTTTCAGGATTTGCAGATTCTGGTAATGGTAAGATTCCATGTCTACGTGGATGTAATCCAATAAATCCACTAATTGATGATGCGATTGTGTTTATAGGAGTCCAAACTTTTGTTAATCGTTTACCAGTTACAGTTTCTACATTTGGATTCGATTGTTGTAACCCTAAGTTTTTGATTCCCCACAATAAACCTTGTACTGAAATCATCCATTTACCCAATCGTACTGCATCTACAACTGCCCTATCCGTTGCAGTTACAATACCACCTCTAACTAAACCATCGTCTACTGGGAATCCAAATCCCCACTTCTGTGGTTCACCTTTATCAATACCTTGTCTTTGGATACCTCTTAAAATTAGTGGATGGGCAAATGCAGCAGTTCCTAAATTAAATGAGTCATCTCTTAGGTTGTATTTATCATACATCTTATCTAAGAATGATGGTGAACTTCTCATTTCTTGTAGTTGAGAAATTCCTAATCGTGTCAACTCATTATCTATTAAGTATTTGTTACTTTCGGAATATCGTTGTACGTTTCCAGTTTCTTTATCAAACTTAAATCTACCATAACCAGGTCTATAAGATAACCCTTCGTATAAACTTTTAGTGTTACTATAATCGGATGCCTTTTCATCAAAAATAGTTCCTGCCGAATCAACACCTATAAATTGTGATGGTTTTTTAGAACTACCAATTGGGAACATATCTTTAGTGAACCCAGTCGCGTCATCATCAACAATAAAGTTTGTTAAACCAAGTTTACCATATAGAGATGTTGCTCCATCAAACTGAGTATTGTCTGGGTTGATACCAACAAACTTACTCTGCTCTTTACTTTCAAATTTCGATGTAAATCCAGTTGCATGTATATCAGAAAAATAATTAACTTCACCTGGCTCTTTACCCTGATTCTCTTGTCTTAGAATGTATGGAAATCTATCAGGTGTTGTTTCACCTTTAAACTTATCACCCAAACTCATAACAGTAGGCTCAGTTTCACCTTTAAACTTATCACCCTGTTCTACTTCAGTAGGAGTGGTTTCACCTAAGAATTGTCCTGTACTATCTTTATGAGTTGGTGTAGTTTCTCCTAAGAACCTTTCCTCTAAACTCATTGGTTTAGTATCAGTTTCACCTAAGAACTTAGCATCCAAATTCATCTTATTAGGTTCAGTAGCAAATGGAGATGAAATCTCTTCATTACTAAACCTAACAAAGTTTGATGTATTATTAAATTCAGTAGGTTCAGTTTCACCTTTGAACTTATCACCTTGTGTTACTTTTTCAACTTCAACACTACCTTTGAACTTATCACCTTGTGTTACTTCAGTAGGTTCAGTTTCTCCTTTGAACTTTTCATTCTGATTTACTTCGTTTGGTGTTGTTTCACCTAAAAATCGTTCTTCCAAACTCATAGGAGTTGGGTTTGTTTCACCTAAGAATTGACCAGTATTGTTCTCACTCTTAGGAGTTGTTTCTCCTAAGAACTTTTCGGAATTATCCATTTGAGTTGGATTTGTTTCTCCTAAGAACTTTTCGGAATTATCCATTTTGTTAGGTTCGGTTTGGCCTAAATAATTTGGTGAGTTATCCATTTTATTAGGTTCTGTTTCACCTAAGAATCTTTCCTCTAAGCTCATTGGTTTAGGGTCTGTTTCCCCTTTGAACTTTTCGGTTTGATTTATTTCAGTAGGTGTTGTTTCACCTTTGAACTTTTCGGTTTGATTTATTTCAGTAGGTGTTGTTTCCCCTTTGAACTTTTCCGAATTATCCATTGGTGTTGGATTTGTTTCACCTTTGAATTTATCACCTTGTTTTATCTTAGATGTATCAGTTGCATTAGGTATTTGGTCTGTATAATACCCTTCCCAATTTGGTGATACAGGTGTATTATTATCTCTCGTTGGTGTTGTTTCACCTAAGAACTTAGATTCCCTATTCATTGGTTCAACTGATGTTTCACCTTTGAATTTATCACCTTGTTTTATTTCAGGAGGTGTTGTTTCCCCTTTGAATGGTTCTATTTTAGTTACAGATTCTATCTTTGGAGAACCTGGTGGTGTTTGTTTGTAGTAACCATCATAATTAGGTGTAATTGGAGTTTGATTTGTTTTATTAACATCAACTCCCCTTTTATCAGTTGTTTTATTAGGTTTTGATGGGGTTGGTAATCCATTTACAAGAGAATCCAATGGTGTTAAATTTTGATTTTTATTAACATCAACGCGGGCGTTTCCCTCCAAAGGTTCTTTCTTTGGCATCCTAAATTTTGAAAGGTCTGATTTTAAATCTTTTAACGCCATTTATTATCCCCCATACCCACTATTACGAACACTTTGTTTTCTAGCCTGAACCTTACTCATAGCAGATACAACTTTACCATCCACTTTAATAAGTATCGGTTGTTGTTGAATATCTTCTCTCAATGCTTTAAGTTCCTCTACTACATCATTCATCGATGCACCGCTATCACCACTAATAGATGAAGATTCTGATTCATCATCTCCAAATCCGAAAGCACCTGCTACAGTTGGAAGTAATATACCCAACGCTGCAAGTACAGGTAGGAACACTCCTATAAATCCTAAACCAGCACCTAAAGTAAACAATGATGTACTCAATAAGAAGAATGCACCTGATAATGCTACAAGTCCAGGTATCAGAGTTACTAACATACCCATCATTGGGATTGCGGTTAAGAACGCCATTAGATTTGGTATAAGTGTTTCAAACGATGCTGATAAGAATTGTACAGATGCTGCCCACATTGTAGTACCAAATGATGCGAATAACATAGCAGGTACTAACGCGGCGGTTACCAATGTTCCAAAAGAAAATATTGGTGTAAATATTACCATAGCAGCAGTTAATCCTATGAGTGATGCAGTTAAGTAGTTAAACGCAGCTGCGGTTGCTACAATGAATGGTAATTGTTGTACCAACATAATTACATTTGCAGTAAATATTGGTAACATCACTATCATAGGTGGTAGTGATTCTGCCAAAATATCTAATGCAAAACTAAAGAATATCATTGGTATTGATGCCATCGTCATACCAATTCCTAAAACACCTAATGCCAATCCTAAAACAAATAAAACTGGTGTTAAGTACTCTATTATAGGTGCTATTACCGCCAATTTTAACATACTTTCAATAAAGATATCAATTGAAGCACCCATCTTAGCCATAGCATCGGCGGCTACATTCAATCCCATACCCAATACCGCCATAGCAGTACCAAACAACATTATGATTGGTGTTGCCAGTAATAGTGAAAACGATAATGGTAGTAATGAGAACCCAAATAAAAGTAATGCAGGGCCTATTAGAAGTAATGATGGTAAGATTCCTACAAATCCTGAAAACGCATCCACTAATTGAGGTATTTGGTCTACTAACATAGGAATTTGTTCACCAATCCTATCAATACTACCCGTTATTAAAGATAATCCCACTCCTAACGCCAACATTGCTATACTAAATAACAATATGGCTGGTGTTGCGAGTATAAGTGCAAATGATAATGGTAATAGGGAGAATCCAAACGCAAGTAAACCTGCTGATGCAAGTAATAACATTGGAGCGTACACTGCTAATTCAATTAAATTCGTCATTAGTATTGGTAATAGTTCTGCAACTATTGGTAGGAATGTACCCACCATCGAGAGTCCTAATCCAAAAATGAACATCGCAGGGCCAACTAATAGTAGAGCAACTGCCAATGGTAATAACGCGATTCCAAATGCACCTAATACTGCTGCTGCTATTAATAACTGAGGTGCATTTTCAATTATACCTGCCATAGAATCAACAAAGATTTGAATGTTATCACCTAACCCACTCATTCCTTTATTAAATATTACAATACCAATACCTAATATAATCATTGCGGCACCCAATGCTATCAGTGCTAAAATACCCGCACCAAATACCAATGCCCCAATACCAGTAAACATTATTGCACCCAATAACATAATTTCTGCGGCGAATATTACAATACCTGCTGCAACCGCTAAGATTGATTGTATATCAATACCTGCAATCAAACTCATAGCGAAGGCAAATGGAATTAAGGATACACCTACCAATACTAATGCTAAAGCTCCTTTGATTAAATCTGCGGTTGGGAATTTGGCAAGTAGATAAAGTGCTCCTAACATCAATCCTAATCCAACTGCCATTCCAACATATGGGCCTACCTCAGTTGGCATCGCGGATATTGCCTTAGCCATTACAAACATAGCAACACTCACCATTACCATTGCGGCGGCACCTTTTAACACATCAGATGTTCCAAACTTACCTATAAAATCTGCTACTGGGTTTCCACCACCACCCATTCCAGGTAGTTTGATTTTTCCCATTAAGAATAACGCACCAACTACTACAAGTATACCAGCCAAAATTGCCTTCCAATGTTGTGCCATAAACCCTAAAGCCTTATTACCTTCCTCAATTGGTTTATTACCATCCTGTGCTGCTTTTGTGTTTTCTGCAGTTGCGTTCTGAATATTTAGTAATTCATCGGTAGTCATACCTGTCGCTTCACTAACCATTCGTTGAACCTGAAGGTTACCTTGTAATGATGGGCCTAATTGGTCTACTAAGTTTTTCTGAGCTTGTGCTACTGCTAATGCATCTCCAGATGCTTGTGCTGCTCTTAATTCGTTAAACGAAATTTCCTTACCTAACATGGTTCGGAGTTTCATTTCATCTTTTAAGGATTGTTCTATATCTAATGCCGAAGATGCTATATCTCGTGCCTTTTTCATATCGACACCGAGTTTCTTCATCTCTATACCTTCTTTGGCTTTAAGAAGTATTTGTTCTTTGGTCATACCAACCAATTCGTTTTGACTGGCTGCCAAATAATCCATAGCAGGGCCTGCTTCCATACCCATACTTTCGGCCATACTTTTTACTTCTTCAGTAAGTGCACCTGCATCAACACCTGAGTTGGTAAGTGTTCTATTTAATGATACTGCTGCATCATTACCGTCTGATAACAAATGCCCCATTTCAGTAACATTTGCAATAGTTTCGGGTGAAACGTTTATTCTACCAGTTGCTTCTACAACCGCATCTGCTGCTGCTCTGAGTTCTTCAGTAGAATATGTTAAAAATCCAGTTTGAACTTTGGCCATAGCAACATTGGCTTCCAATTCACCTGCTGCTGCGGCACTTATACCTAATTCATGTTTTAATTCTTTTGCCCTAGCTACACCATCTGCAATATACCCAACAACCTCTTTGAGAATCGCAAGTCCAATTGCGGCTACTGATAGTTTCATAAATGCATCTACCAACCCACTGGATACACCCAACGCACTACCTAAATCAGTTGCAAAATCCTTACCTATATCTTTTATTTCTTCTTGAAGGTCTTTTTGTTCTTTTCTCTTTTCTAATAATTCAATTTCAGTGTCTAAGATTTCAAGTGCTTTATCGCTAATTATACGACCATTTTTAACTTCCTCTTCAATAAATGCCTGTCTTTCTTGAATTAGGGCATTAAGTTGGTCTCCGATATCCGCTTGCATTCGAAGGGAATCGGTCATTTTAGCCATCTTACCTTTAGTAACATCACTAATACCATCCAGTGCTAAAAATTCCTCTTTTAAATTACGAGCAAATTTGTTAGCTTCCTGAAGATTATTCTTAATTTCTTTACCTGATTCTTTAGCCACTTAAAGTATCCTTATTAGTTTATAGCCCAAAGTATTCTTTTCTCCAATCGGGAACTTTATCCCACGAACCATACTTTGCTACAAGTAAATCTTTAATTTCTTTTTCCTTTGCTTTTAATTTACCTTTAGCGATAGCTTTAAAGATACCATCAAATAAACCCTCTCTAAGAATGGGGTCTTTTAATCTTTCTTTTATTGATAATTTTTTAGCCATAGTAGTTACTCCATTGTTATATGTATAAATATAGAAAAACCCAACAAATAAGTTGGGTTTTCTATTATCTTCTAGCTTTTGCCTTTGCCTTTCTCATTTCTTTATCGTGAGCTTCCTTTTCGTTTTGTTTAAATTCTATAATTTTGTTGATGTAGAATTTTCTAACCCAAATTGGGAAGTTGTAAACATCCTGAAAAGTGAATCCACCATTTCCATGATAAATGAGGTCAAAGATATGGGCGTGTAGATGCTTTCTATAATTTTGCGGAAGGCCAAAAAAACCCGACATCCATCGGCAGTAGCATCTCTCTCCCTTCCCCGGTCTCCTCAGATATAAATTCGTATCTCATATCAACATCTGGGATTGATTCGTTAATGTATGCTCTGAGTGCCTGTGAGTCTAATGCAAACAATTCGTTATCCACAAAGTTGTTAATGTATTTGGCATCTGTTTCGCCATCTACTGAAAGAATCATATTCTTCAATCTGGTTGTTAAATCTCTTGAAGTATTATCTTTTAACTTACGATTCTTTTTCTTCATCTCTTCGATTTGGTGTTTCACTTTACGTTCTTTACTTTCAGTCATCGCCATAAAAGTAATTTTACGCTGTGCACGTGGTAAAGTAAACTCAAATTCGTTTTTATGAAGTTCAGTTTGATTAGAGCCATCATACTCTTTGTTTTCAAACTGAGTTAAATCAATTGTATCAGTTTGTTTGTTATTAGTAAATGGGTCGGTAATCTCCACCTCATAATCTTTACCATAACCTAATACTCTTGCAGCAATCATAATTGCGTTTTTATCACCTGTTACCAAATCAACATATTTGATTGGTAATCCTTCTCCATTTGAAATAATAAGTGATTGGAACAATCTATCCAACACAGTACCATCTTTGATATATGATTGTGTAGTAAGGATATCTTCCTCTTTAGCAGTCATATACTTCATTTCAACCTTACCTGATGAAAGTGGGTTATCTTCAGGATAAATCAATCCCTTAGATGGTAAATCTACGATTTCAGTAGGGAATTTGTAATCGGAAACTTGCTTTTGTTCGTATTGTTGTTTAGCAATTTCCACCATCTCTTCGTTGGAGATGTTCGATGAATAATCATCTTGTAGTTTGTCTGTACTCATAACATTACTCTTTTGTTTTAAAACTTGTATTTGTTGGTTAACCTATCAATAAATATGAAAATAAAAATAATTAAACAAAAAACCCCAACAAAAATGTTGGGGTTCTCAATTTTCATTTTGTAGTACAACAATCCGAAATTAGTATTGTAGTATTGCGTAATCGTATGTAAGTGTTAAATCAACAGTTGCTAAATCTTCACCAGTGTAATCCATATCTGAGAATTTTGCTGTTTGGATGTAAGCTCCTTTAAGTGTCCATTCTTCTACTTTATCACCAACAGGACCCAAACTGTTAAAAGTGATATCTTTTTTGTAGAAGTCAGAGTAACCATCTCTACCAGTTACTGATTCGTGGTGTAAACGTACCCACTCCATTGTAGCTTGTGCTGCCGATGGAACTACGGGGTCGTAAAGAGAAATCGTTAAATCACTCCACTCACTTCTACCTTTTACATATCTCCTTACGTTGATATGGTCGATAGTTACTTTACCATTTGTTATCTCAGGTCTATTGGCTGCTTTGATTAGATACGCAGGGATACCCTCTACATACATAATAAAGCGGTTCGACATCTTCGGTTCGAATGATGTGAACATTACTTCAGTTGGGTCTAATAATTGTGCCATTTATATTACTCCGTTATCTTTTCTTTATTATAAATATTGTTCTTTTAAAAAAAAGATTGAGTTCCCCACCGAAATGGGGAACTTAATCAATTATCTATTATTCTGGGAATGCTGCCCCAGTTGGTAATACGTTGAAATCAAGAACAATAAACTCAGCAGTCTTAGCTGGTTGTAAGAAGATTTCACCTACCATAATGTTTCTATCAATTACATCTGGAGTATTATTGGTTTCATCCATAATCACTCTAAATGCATATAACCCTTGTCTTTGTTGGATTGATTCCAAATAAGGATTAACGATTGATAAGAATCTGTTTCTCGTAGCCGCTGTGTTGTTTTCGAACACTAAGTAACGAGTCGAAGATGCGATGAACTTCTTCACTGCAATCAACAATCTTCTTACATTGATTCTATCCAATGCTGAAGGTTTTGCTTGTAGTGTTTTCTGTCCAAACACAGTTACACCCTGTCCAGGGAATGTAGCGATAGGATTCAATCTACCTTCGTAAAGTGTATCTCTTTCCGCTCTTGTCAATCTTGTCTTAGCTTCAATTACTGAAGTTAATCCACCTCTATTCAAACCTGCTGGAGCGAACCACTCTGCGGCAACTTGGTCAGTAAATGCGATTACGCCAGGTAGTACAACTGATGGTGGCACCCATACTGGTTTGTTCTTATCAGTATTCAAAATCTTAACCCAAGGGTAGTAAGATGCTACATAGTTTGAATCAAATGATTGAACTGCATTGGTTGCCGTTGAAATTGAATCACCCCACCCAGATGCATCCATTACATAGAATGTATCTTGTCTATCCTCACACATATCTTTAGCGAATGTGGTTACTGAAGAGTGTAATCTATGGATAAGACCAGGAATTACTAACATATTGATATCAAATTCATCTGGATTAGAAACTGCGTTAATAGCTTTTCTAAACGCAATAGTACCTGTTGCGGTATTAGATGAACAATCATATCCTTGAGTGTTACCTGCGATGATATCACCTGCGGTTTTTACAATTCTATTTGGTTTGTATCCATCAAAACCACCCTGGAAAGGAACTAAGAACTTACGAGAATCTAATGCAGTATTAGAATCGTTCAAATCAATGGCTCTGGTGTATGGGGAATCGGATGAAGGATAGTTTGCACCACTATTCTGATTGTAATCACCTAAGTAGAACGCAGTACCTGCAGTTGCAGTTGATGAATCAGGTGTTGGCGCCAAATAGTTTAAGTTATCAGTAGTTGCAAAATCAAAATCGAATCCATAGAATTTTTTAGGATTATATGAATTGTTAATTGATTGTGATACAACGTATGATGGGTTAGGTAACGTAAACGCAGTTCCGTAAGGATTTTGTAATGCTGCGAATCCGAAAGGTACTAATGAAGGGTCAATTGCTTCATTCTTAACTGCATCAGATACTTCAACTCTAATATTTGCTGAATTATTTGGATAATCACCATTTGTTGATAATTTACCATTTGAATCAACAGTAATGTACTTATCACCAATAACTCTCGCGATAAAGTTTGGAGAATTAGGGTCTAAGTTAACATTTTGGAATGATTCAACTAAGTTAGGTCTGATATCAGAATCAACAACACCTACAAATGGAGAACCATTTACTTTATCTTGGTCTACTCTTCTTACAATTACAGTAAATGAACCATACTCAGAACCTGCAACAGTTCCTGCTGGTTTAACATCCTGAATACCAATCTTAAATTCGTAGTTAGTTGGGTTACCATGTGATAAAGTATGGAACTTAATCAAATTAGTAGTGTTACCACCAACTTTTTGAGAAGTAATCCAAGGAGTAGATGCCTCAGTATAAGCTTTTGAGTAATCAATATCTTTAGCAACATCTAAAGTTACAACAGGAATTTCACCAGTTGCAAATGATGCCGATTGGAATACTTTAAAGTTTGATTGTACATACGCATCTTGTGAACCTCTTGCAGAGAATCCAAACGTTTTGGTAAAGTAGTTAGCATTAGTTGGATTTAAAGATGCTGAGAATACAGCCTCTGCTGCTTCAGAACCTGTAATTGTTAATGTAAATATTGATGCCGATACATCAGATGAGCCGAATTGGTCTGCAACTGTACTTGAATCGAACACATCTGTATCAGATACGATACCAGTAGTTGGGTGTAATACCGCAGCCAACTTCTGTCCTTCTGATGATGAAATGATTAGTCCAACTGGATTCTCCAGAGTATATCCATCTTGTCCTAATACCCTAACGATTGTTGCAGTTCCAGCATCTTCCAAATAAGATTGAGCAGTGTATGGTAGGTATGAATCTTCCGTTAAACCACCAAATACCTGCTGAAACTCTTGGAAAGACTGTACTTGAGTTGGAACGAATGCAGGCCCCTTTACGGTCGACCCAATTAACGCTGCTCCAATTTCACCAATCCCTTGAGGTAGAAATGACAAGTCCTTTTCTCTTGTAAATACACCAGGACTTACTATTCTTTCTGCCATTTTTTTCTCCTATTATTTTCTTTGGTTTTATATATCTATAAATACTCCAAAAAATCAGAAACGATTATATTTATACGTTGGGTGTAAATATACCTGTGTTGATATCGAACTCACCTTCACCATACTTTTCTTTAAGTTCTCCGGCTAATTTGATTTCAGCCTCTCTCATTTCTAAGTATTTTTGTTTTAATTGAGCTTTATAATTCTCAATGTTTGCTTTTTGAGTTTCAACTAATGTTAGTTCAATTTCAACTTCACCCAATCTTGCAGTAACTTCTGAAAATTCAGTTCTGAACTTATCAATTTTTTCGATTTCTTCTTTTTCGAATTTAATTACTTCTGTTTCTTTGACTTCTTTTACTTCTGCCATAACGTGTTTATTTTATTAAGTTAAACTTAGTGTTTATATAAATATGAAAATTTATTTAGAAACATTAGGTATCTAAACCTGTATTCCAAACTATTTTTGATGCACCGAATACTTTTTGAGAATTCATCGTTCTCTTACCTCTATCTTCAGGTATAATATATGCTTTTGCAGTAAGAGTTACATTACTTCTTACAAATCGTTCTTCACCTACACCATTTGTAGTTTCGAATGAGTAAGATTCACCTTTGATTTGGAATTTATATCGTTCTCCAAAGGCACCACCTTGAAAATATATTACCTGTTCTACTAATTTGTTTAAATCTTCCATATAATCACACCACATAATCACATCATACTGAATATTTACATAATCAGGTGTATCTACTATGTGATATTCGTAGTAATCTCTACTATCTATTAATTGTGAGAATTGGTCGTATTTATTTTGAGGTGTATATTTTCTTACAAACGCTCTTGATGTATCCGCATCAGTCATCACCTTCAATTTTGAATATTCGGTGTTAATATCTAATGAATTTCTTTTAAATGAAATTAGTGGAGTTAAAACCTTACCATTTGTATCTCTAAGATACCCATCTTTTTGTGCAGATGCCCAATTTTCAGGAGATGCGTACATTACAGGTACTGCAATATATTTACCACTTTCTTCAATAGTAGGTCTTACATCTTTCTCTAAAAAATCTTTAAATGCCAAATCAATATCGTATAAACCGACTTGTGAATTTTTTACATCATCATTTCTACGAGAAATCTGTTGTGATTTATTTAATTTAGGGTCATCTGAGAAAGAACTCTGAGTTCTACCTAAATCAATCTTTTCATCTCTATTTTGTCTATACTTTATTGCCATTATACACCTACTGGTAAATCGTTATTATCATTGTTCCCAAATCGGAAATCATCTTCTAATTTAAGTTGTGTTTTTCTCGTTACATGAGTTTCACATATAATAGATATGTTATAACCTTGTGAATCACCACCATCCCACGTATCAGGGTTCTTTCCTGCGAAGAATTGGTTTGTGAATGTTACATCTACAATATGTTGTTCATCATTCCATACGATTACATCACCAACTTCTGGATATACATTCTTTTCTACTAAAGTATCTCTTAGAAAATAGAAGTTTACATTTCTGGTGTAAGATGAACCAAATTCATCAAAGATTTGTTCCGCGTTTGTTCTATCAACCAATGTTGGAATTTTTACTGGATTATAAAATACTTTATCCTTACCTTCCCCATAAAGATTTCTTTTAGTATCATCCAAAATAATCTTATAGTAGTAGATTTCGGTATCAATAATATCAGTAATCAGTTCTTTGTTGATTTTTCTGAACAAAGATGCATCTCTTTCTCCACCAAATAATGCCATTTCTTTATCCTATATAAATAGCACGAGGAACTCTATTCAATGTTTGTTCCATTGCTTCGGATTCTTCTTGCTGTGCTTGTAGTAATGCCTTACGTGAGGTTGCCTCTAAGTTTTCTCTTAATTCTGAGATTAAGATTTCTTTTTCTGATGCAGCTTCGCTTCTTAAATCTGCACCATCTAATGTTACATCTGAGTTAGGGATTGGTATAGAACTAAATTTAGCCCTTACTGCACCCAACATTTCTTTCGCTAATGCTAATGCGTATTTTTGAATCCATCTCTTACCAACGTGGTTGATTCGTGAGTATGTAATTCTATCAAATGGTGCATTTGAGTAATCAGATACTACTGAATTAGATACTACTGAGTTACTTCTATCAGATTCTAAAATATAATGAAAATATACCTTTAATCCGTGGTCACCCGATTCTGGTCTTGGGAAGATTCTAATTCTATTATTGTGAATATCGAATCCATATTGAGATTTACGAACCATATCGTTAAATTCAATGGCTTGTAAACGTAGAAGGTCATCATAAAGTGGTTGCATCATAAATGATACACCCGGTGAGTAGTTACCCCACCCAAACGTATCCATCATTTGTTGTGAACCTAAACCAGTACCAATGAATGGGTCAAAGTATCTTACCATCGCAGGTGGTGCGTTGTGTAATACCTTTTTGATTTCGATTGCATCAACGCCGGCAGTTCCACTCTCTAACGTTACATTTGATGAATCTGTTAAATCATACACCTGCTTTCCTGATGTTAGTGTAAATGAACCTGTATAGTAAGTTACTCTGCCACCACTACCTGCTTCAGTTCCATAATCTTTAGCTAATGAAATTAATCCACCTAAGTTTGCGTTTAGTTGTGTTTGTGATAGATTTGAACCAGTTGAACTTCCCTTTAGGTTTAAAAGATTCTCTCTAATATTAAATTGATTCACTTGAGTTGAGTATTCAGTAACTGCTTCTTCAACACAAGCATAAAAGTTGATATCTTGTAATTCAATATCAACAATAGGATATCCTAATCGTTTGGCACACCAAGATGCAATATTATCAACATCAGTAATGAACTCTGAATCTGAATCGTAATAACCAAATGGTGTATCACCTGATGTGAATGATGATGAACCTGGCCATATTGGAATGTTTACTGCCATTTATATTCTCCTTAGTGTTTGTATATAAATATGGTGGATTCTTATAATCCGAATCTTGATTTTTGTGCGTTATAGTTTTGAAGTACCTCCGATTCACTAAGGTCTCTATTGTAAGTATGAAAACTTGCAAACTTACCCAACATACCACCCGCCTCAGTACCATATGCAGATTTATTTATTCTAATACAATTCGTTTGAGTGTCAATGGTTGGTGAGCCAGTTCCTGTGTATATTGTACCATTATCTATAATTCTAAAGGTCAGAGTACTATTTGAATAATGTAATGATGCCATCAACCATTTATTAGTGTTGTTGGCTAATACATAATTCGTTCCAGGTGCCATATTATACCCGGTAAGATGAACTCGTAACCCACTTGCACTATGATAATTCCATAGTTCAAATGATTTATATGAACCACCTACTCCATCTGGATTCTTACCAAACCCAAACATACATCCATATATGGATGAACTTGCATTAAACATTGTCATCATAGTTCGTGGATTACCACCAAGAGGTGGTACATTTGTAGTTGCTTCTAAATACTCATTAGAACCATCAAACTCAATGACACCTCCATTTGAATTATTGAAAGTAGGTGCGTTGTTTAGTGATAGATTACAATTTTGGCCACTTAAATCATAAACAGTAGTACCACTACCAGGATATGACCTATGTGATGCAAAGTCTATCGATAGTATCAATCCATCAGTTACTATGTTAGGACCTACAAACATTATAATCCAAATCTTGATTTAAATGCATTATAGTGTTGTGAAATTTCTGAGTCTGTTAAGACTCTATTATAATGCTGTGCGATAGCTATTTTACCATCAAAAGTTCTTCCTGCTATATAACTATCAGCCCCACCTATTAGAATCTCATCAGAGTATCCATTACCAACAGGACGTGTACCTGTGTGTGTTGTATCTAATACTCCATTAACATATAATTTACAAGTTGTAGTCGAACGGTTGAATGAAAAAGCACCCATATACCAGTTACCAGCAACTAAATCTTCAGTTCCACTTAAAGTATAATCTTGAGAACCATCTCCAGTAGAGTTAGCATTAGTATATTGATGGTAACATAAAGAAGAATTAGCTATACCTAATACTAAATCTCCATTGTTCCCAATACGATTACCTAATATATAACAAGGGTGACCTCCTGTAACAACAGTCTCTGGATTGAACCATGCAATTCTCGTATATTCACTATCTGTTTTAGTCGATACCGAGTTTGTACTTTTAAAATTATTTTGACTATCTCGTTCTAAATCCCATACCATAGTTCCACTTAAATAAGTAGGTGTCCCATTATCAGGTAAAAAAGAACTACCATTTATGATATCATACCAAGTAGTACCACTACCGGGATAGGACTTAGGAGAGGCTGCATCTAAAGCCAATACTAAACCATCTCTAACAATATTTGGTCCTCTACTAAATCCCATACCGACCTCTTAATAAATTAAAATTATGAGTAACTTCATCAGCTGTTAATGCTTTATCATATATTAACCAATATCCCAAATCTGCGGGTAAGCATGCATCACCACCACTACTCCCATTAGAATTTGAAATACCCATAATAGTGGATGGGGTTAGGTTTACCATACCCTCACCTGCAATTGTAGCATTTGCCCCACCAGTATTTCCGGTTTGTGCTCCACTACGTTGAAGTGTATTATTTCTATAACAGGCGGAAGTGCCTGTTGATTTGTTATATGTAAAGGTGTGCATTTGCCAGACATTTAGACTTGTAGCATATGGTGTAAAACTATTGTTTAAAAATCTTTTATTACCCGTTGTAGTTTGTAAGGTAAAATTAATGTACATACTTTGTTCAAGTACAAACCCAAAGGGACTTCTCACACCACTAGTTTGTGCAATCAACCTTCTCCAATTATTATTACCATCGACATTTGGGTTACTTGTGACTTTCATAAACCATTGAACAGTAGTACTTCCCGTATTTATTTCTATTCCTGAGAATGTGAATTCGCTTGTTCCGGTAGCGCTACTTACACAATCAGACCTAAAAACATTTTCGGTTGTTGTAAAATTACTATTTGTTATAGAACCATTACCTGCTAAGTTTTTATATGGTGAAGCTCCATGTTTTTCAACATTTGAAGGGTCTAATGCTAAGACTAAACCATCTCTAACAATATTTGGCCCTCTACTAAATCCCATTTATTATACCATTGAATCAGAAGTCTCAGTCCACTCTGAAGTAGATAATATACTTAAAATCTCAGAGTGATTGTAAGGTCCTTCTTTAGATGTTAAAGAATTTACAGATGAAGGTGTTGAACCTTCCCATTTTACAAATGTCTTTGCACCATCCACACTTAGTCTTAAAGTTTGTGATGATGTCTCTAATACTTCATTAAAATCAACACTTCCAGTCTCAGAAGTGGATAAAATCATATAATTTCTATTTTCAAACATAATCTTTATTTTCTTTTATTAACGTCCACATTCTCCAACATCATCAGTAACCACACCAGAATCATCTACTTGAATGTAACAACAACCTGTTCTGTAATATCCTGCATCTGCTGTATTATTTCCACTACTATCCGTATAAACGGTATCACCGGTCGTAGGGTCTCCACCACTACCATCGTGGTAGAATGATGTTGCAGGTTCTTCAACTTCACATGCCTCATCTGAACCAGGATGTGGCCCATCACCTGTCCATTCATTATAAGTAGTTCCAATTGCTAAATGGTCATACGAATAAAATTCTGATACCGCATGAGGTGTTGAACCATCTGGATATGATGATGAGTTTGTATTGATACCTGTAGTAGATTGGGTAGTGAGAGATACATTTGAAAGAAATAATACACCCATTTCAGTTGCAATATCACCTAAACTTAATTGACCTGATGCTGTTAGTGCCATTATCCTTCTCCTTTAAGTTTACTGATTTCTGATTTAAGTTCTTCAATTTGAGATTGTTGTTCTTTCATACCTTCAATCAATAATGGTACTATCTTTTCGTACTTAACACCTTTGAATCCGTTTTCTCTCGTAGTAACTACTTCAGGAAGAACTTCTTCGATTTCTTGTGCTATTACACCAACATCATGCCCTTCGTTACTATGTTGTGTTTTTCTTTCTTCTTCTGAAAGTTCTTTCCAATCGAATTCATATCCACCAATTTTTAATATTTTATTTAATGCGTTATCAATTGGTTTAATATTTTCTTTCCATCTTCTATCTGATGATGAGTATGCTACAATATCATTACTAGCATCAATTCTACCATCAGTTGTTGATGCATTAACACTTACACCCAATGCACCATTATTAATTTTTAAACCATTACCATTAAAGGTTGCTCTCTGAGTACCTGCGGTAGATATATTAATGGTACTACTATTTGCACTATATATTCCGTTATTTGTTGTTAGACTGGAATTTGCAAAGTGTATGGCTGGGTTTGTTGCAGTACCACCTGGATTCATAGCAGCTGAACTACCCACTGCAAGTGAATTGAAATCTCCAGCATCTCCTGATGAATAATAACCACTATCATTAGTTAATTCACTTACGTTGGATGGGCCAGTAATTGTTAATGTTGTACCACTTGCGGATGTTGAAACAGTTCCACCACCATTAATAGTGAAATTAGCAGCCCCAGACAAAACTTGAGCATAACCACTATCTGAAGTTAATCTAACTGAAGTAATATCTCCAGTCCCACCTGCTGAACCATTAGATGCTGCAGTGATTCTACCTTGTGCATCTACCGTAATATCAGCGTTTGTATATGAACCCGCAGTTACTGCTGTGTTTGCTAAGTTAAGTGTTACACCACCTGATGTACCACCACCACTTAATCCAGTTCCGGCAGTTACACCAGTGATATCACCTACATTAGTGGTGTATCCAACATCATTGGTAAATGCACTAACTGCTAAATCATTTGTGAATTGACTTAAATTAATATCAGTAGGAGCTCCACCAATCTCATTCCAATCAACACTCGTTATGAATCCACTATCATTACTAAATATACTTAACGGAATTTCATTTGCAGCTTTTCTTCTATCAGCACCAGCATCTAATACAATAAATTCATCAGTACCAACCATAGCTGCCGTCATATCGGTTAGTTCTGATAAATCAACTGCTAATGAAATAGTTCCCGTTGTGGTAACTGTACCACCACCACTAAGACCTGTTCCAGCAGTTACACCTACTGAGGTTACAGTACCTGTATTTGATGTGAATCCACTATCATTAGTAAATCCACTAATGTTAATATCAGATTGTGCACCGCCAAGTTCACTCCAATTTAATCCTGTGATGTAACCCGCACCATTTGTTAATTGGTTGTTATTAGTTGGAATTGTTGTACTATTGAATGCATTACTTCCAAATATCTCAGAACTTAACTTTCTTTTTTGTACACCACTATCTAATACTACAAATTCATCGGTGGAGTTTGACCATGCTTGAGTCATATCAGTAAGTTCTGATAAATCAACATTAAATGTAGTACCACTTAAATCTAAAAGTGAACCTGCTGAGTATGTAGTATTGGTTGCTGAAATGGTTGTTCCACTAATTGTAATGTTTGAACCCGCATCTAACCATCCAAATGCTCCAGCTGAATCATCCCAAAACGCAATTCTATCATCATTCGGGTCAGTTAAGTTTTGGAAACCTAAATGTGAAAGGGAAATTGTTCCAGTCGATGTGATTGTTCCGCCCGTTAGTCCAGTTCCAGTTGCAACTGAGGTTACAGTACCTGTATTTGATGTAAATCCACTATCATTAGTGAACCCACTAATGTTTACATCTGATTGTGTTCCACCAATTTCACCCCAATCAACTCCAGTGATAAACCCATATGAGTTGTTCCAATTGGTATTACCATCGGTAATATATCCAGCACCATTCGTTAATTGGTTGTTGTTGGTGATTGAATTACTTAATGTTGTTCCACTAATTGAAAGACCTGAACCTATATCTAACCATTTAGCCGCTCCAGCTGAATCATCCCAAAAGAAGATTCTATCATCGTCAGGGTCGGTTAGGGATTCCAAACCTAAATGTGAAAGTGAGATTGTACCTGTTGAGGTAATCGTACCACCTGTCAATCCAGTTCCAGTAGCAACGGAAGTTACAGTACCTGAAGTTGATGAAGTACCTGTCGCTCCTGTGGCTACCGCAGTTACTCTACCATAAGCATCAATTGTAATTGTATCAATCTTAGTACCATTTGCGGTTGAACCATATGTTCCTGCACCAGCACCAGCGGTTGCTAAACTTAAACCACTTGCATCTTGTGAAAGGCCTGTACCCGCTGCAACTGAGAATGTTGTTCCACTTAATCCAATACCATTTCCAGCCGAATATGTTGTGTTTGTAGAGTCGATTGTTACAGTACCCGCACTCTCTGAAATATCCACATTAGAACCTGCACTAAAAGTTAAAGTTCCGCCTGAACTTATATCAGTTGTGTTTGTTCCATCCGAAACTGTCCAACTTCCGTAATTATCTTTTGCGGCGAGTAAAGTATCTACTTCCGATTCGGTGTAGTATCTACCATCGTGAGTATGTGAATCGTTTGCTACTGCTGCGGTTAGTGTAAAGTTAGCACTTCCATCAAATGTAACATTACCACTTAAATCTCCACCCAAAGTGAGTGTTCTTGAGGTTGACCATTTTCCAGCAGAGGTTGCAGTTGTTGCGTTTCCACTCAATGCACCTACAAATGTGTTTGCTTGTAAGTTAGCAGTTGAGAATGTAATATTTCCAGTCGAATCTGCGGTTGCGGTTGTTGTACCTACTGCAAATCTATCTGCTGACTCATCCCAAATGAATAATGCGTTATTACCAGTACTACCTCGTTCAATAATGATACCACTATCATTTGAGTTTGATGTAGCCCCACTATTAAGTTCGATTAAGTTATCTTGAATTGCTGTGTTTGTTGTACTAATTGTGGTGGTTGCACCATTTACGGTCAAATCACCAGAAAGAGTTAAATTATTAAATTCTACATCATCCGATGTACCAACCGCCTGTCCAATTGCGATATCATTAGCATTGACAGTTACACCAGTACCAGCACCAATGTTTAGAGTTACTCCACCCGATGAACCACCACCTGTTAAACCATCTCCTGCGGTTACACCTGTGATATCACCTACATTAGTAGTGTATCCTGCATCATTGGTAAATCCACTAATGTTAATATCAGATTGTGTTCCACCAATTTCACTCCAATCAACACCCGTAATGAATCCATATGAGTTGTTCCAATTGGTATTACCATCAGTAATGTAACCTGCTCCATTTGTTAGCTGATTATTATTTGTAATGGTGTTTGATAGGGTAGTTCCACTAATGGATAATCCACTACCAATATCTAACCATCCAAATGCTCCAGCTGAATCATCCCAGAATGCAATTCTATCATCATTGGGGTCAGTTAAGTTTTGGAAACCTAAATGTGAAAGTGAGATTGTACCTGTTGATGTAATCGTACCACCTGTAAGACCTGTACCTGTTGCTACCGATGTTACAGTACCTGAAGTTGTAGATGTTCCAGTAGCACCAGTCGCTACTGCGGTGATTCTACCATATGCATCGACTGTAATTGTATCGATTTTTGTTCCGTTTGCAGTTGAACCATAAGTACCAGCACCCACTCCTGCGGTTGCTAAACTAAGAGTACCTGATGTTGTGATTGTACCACCTGTCAATCCAGTTCCACTTGCTACCGATGTTACAGTACCTGTATTTGATGTAAATCCACTATCATTAGTGAACCCACTAATGTTAATATCAGATTGTGTTCCACCAATTTCACCCCAATCAACACCCGTAATGAATCCATATGAGTTGTTCCAATTGGTATTACCATCAGTAATGTAACCTGCTCCATTTGTTAATTGGTTGTTGTTAGTGATTGAGTTGGTAATTGTAATCGTATCAGTAGTTGCGTTGGTTGTAAGACCAATTCCAGCACCTGCTGCAAATGTAAGTGTATCGTTGTTTGAATCGGCAACAATAGATGTTTGACCCGATACTGCTACATTTTTAAATATGTTTTGAGATGACCCTCTATCTGAGTTTGTGATTGTTACTGTACCTGAAGTACCACCACCACTTAATCCAGTTCCGGCAGTTACGCCTGTAATATCACCAACATTACTGGTGTATCCCGCGTCATTGTTGAACCCACTAACATTAATGCTATCTTGTGTACCACCAATTTCACTCCAATTTAATCCTGTGATGTAACCCGCACCATTGGTTAATTGGTTGTTGTTAGTTGGAATTGTAGTTGAGGTAAATGCGTTTGAACCAAAAGTATAAGTGGGATTAGTAGTACCATTAACACTAAATGTTAAAGTATTACCTGATTTAGTAATACCGTCTAAATAATAGTTTGTATCTGTATAGGAAGTAATATATCCAGCACCATTTGTTAATTGGTTGTTATTAGTTGGGATTGTAGTTGAGGTAAATGCGTTTGAACCTAATTCTCTTGTTCCAACTACATTTGAACCATTGATTACAACTGCTGTTGCTTCTGAACTTTGGTTAGATAATGATTTTAACTTTAATGTATCGAATTCAGCAGAACCGCTAAATGAACCTGTTACTCTAGCACTACTACCTTCTACAATAATTGCTTCTGAATTAAATGACCCAATTTTTACAGTATCATCTGAAAATACTTCGAACGATGGTACACCCGAAATATCACTTACCGCAAATAACGAACCAGATAGCTGGTCAGTTATCTCAAATAATCTACCTTGAGAACCATCAATACTAAATACAGATGAACCTGATTTATAAACATTTAAAGACCCAGTAATATGGGCCCCATTTCTTACACTTAATGTGTTTAACGATGCATCACTACCTGATACAATTACTTTTTTCCAATTTGGCATATCCTTTTTCCTTTATTGCGGTTGGTTACTAAAAAGCCCACTTCCCTTTCGGGCCAACATTAAGGGTCATTTGATATAAATATGGAATAATATATTTTAAAACAAAAAACCCCCCAAAATGGGGGGTTTCTATTACAATTCTAAAATTTGTTTTTGAATTTTTACTGCGGTTTCATAAACCAATTGAACATCCTTTCCTTCAAAAGTTGAGTTGGCTATTACATTTAAGAGGAACTCTAACTCATCTTTGTTCAAGTCCAAATTATCAAATTTTTTATTTCTTACCTTTTCAGTATCTTCCTTTTTAGTAATTATTGCCATATATAACCTTTTTAACCATTTCATTAGTCAATAATTATTATCCGTAGATAAATACTTCTCCACCTGAAACTTGAATTGAACCAACTTCTGCAACAGGAATATGAGATGAACCATCTACATCATATACTCTTGGAATAAATGCAGTAGGTGTGACCTCAGTATCGTCCCATGATACGTCACCACTACTCCAAGCGGGTCTATCAGTATCCATATCGTAGAAGAATGCATCTCCGCGACCGGCAGTACCGTTTGAACCACCAAAGACTAAACCTAAATCTCTAGCATCAGCCGAACCAGAACCTAATAGAATTAATTGGTCCTCTACGTTTAAGTTTGTAGTTTGAAGTGAAGTTAAAGTACCTTGTACAGTCAAATCACCAGTTGCAGTAATGTTTGCAAACGTTACGTTTGCATTCGTTGCCACATCCTGTCCGATTGAAAGGGTATCTCCAGTAAGAGTTACACCAGTACCAGCAGTTAAGTTAGTATTTGAACTAATATCAATTGATGATAAAGTTGCAATTGAACCTAATCCTAAAGTTGTTCTTGCTGCTGCGGCATTGGCATCATCTACAAGTGTTTTACCGAATGAAGATATTGTTGTATTTGCTGGAAGTGATAAAGTTTTGATATCTGCATCAACTTCTGTATCCATCAATGCACCAGCTGCAGTTACATTTGCTGTATCAGTTACATCTGCTCCAGATTCAATTCCATCTAATTTGGTTTTATCTCCATCTACGAATGCACCTTCTGATGGTGGTTGTTGAGCAGAATCTGCTTTAGACCCCTGACCCGCAGTAGCATAATCTGATGAATCAAACGCTTTAACTTGTGCAAGGTTAGTTACTTCTGAATCCATCAATGCACCAGCGGCTTGTACGTTAGTTGCATCGGTTACATCTGCGCCTGTTTCGATACCACTTAATTTAGTTCTTTCTCCAGATGTAATGATTTGACCAGAACCAGCTGAACTTACATCACTTAATTTAGTAACACTCATTGAAGATGAAATTACAGTTGAACCATCTAAGATAGCTGCCTGTGTAATTGAGCCACCCAATGAAGTTGAGTTTCCAGCAATTGTGATTGCGGAGTTTGATAATTTAGCATTAGTGATTGAACCTGCTAACATTGAATTTTCAACAGCACCTGCTGCGATTGTTAATGCACCACCTGCTGCGATAGTGGCATCACCACTTACGTTACCAAAGATTTCATCTTCGATATTACTAAATGTAATTTTCTTTTCAGTACCACCATCAGAATATAAGAATACATCTGCTTGGTCTAATACTGTTCCTGCACTAAAGTTATCGATATCGATACTTCCTGCAGCTACGCCTGTAAGGCCTGAACCATCACCACTAAATGCGTTAGCGGTTACCGTCCCGTCTACTGTTATTGCCGCGAATTCAGGTGATGAACCCGAAACAATTACTTTTTTCCATTCTGCCATTTTTGTTTCCTCTTTTTTTAAGCTTTATGTTTGTGTTAAATAAATATGTTTGTTTTATACTTTCTTATAAATATATAAAAAATCCACTTCCACTAACGGCTATTGCACCTTTTTCTCCAGTTGGTAGTGTTAGGGATTCTTTTATTACAAAAGTTCCTTCTGAATTTACTTTTACTTTATCATTTCCATTGATTTTTACCAAAAACATATCAGTTGATGGTGTATTGTTTTCAATCAAAGAAAGAGATGAGGTTAATGCCCCAGTTAATTCAACAGAACCTGTAATTTGAGCATTGGTGGTAACGATTGATTCAATAGAATCAGTTCCATTATCCTTTTTAAAGAATAACTTACCATCATAAGTATTTACCGCCAACTCACCTAATGTTAAATCACTAACATTGGGTACTCTTGCAGCGGTTGAGCTCCTTTTTAATTTTATTCTGTTTTCGGCCACGCCTATCCCCTATCTTAGAATGTACCGCCATCGATTTCACTAAATGAAATAGAACCAGATACAAACATTGAACCAGTAAACTGGTGTGTATCATTAATATCATCACCAAATATAGTAGAACCACTACTAAATGATGTAGTCATATGAGTAACTGATGAACTTACAATGTAAGTCTCAGCGGTTAATGTTGCAACTGATAAACTCTGTCCTTCTAAGTTAGAAATTATTTGTGCCGAACCACTTACAAGACCACCTGGTAGTGAACTCACTATTTGTGCCGATGAACTAATTACATTTTCAGTATTTAGTTTTGTTTTTACATCAGAATCTGTGTAATGAGTTAAATCACTAATTTGTGATTCAGTAATTGTAATCTGTGCTGATGAACTTACAGTACCTGAAGGTAAATCTGAAATAGTGAAGTGGCCTAAATCTGAAATCTGAGATTCAGTAATTGTAATCTGAGATGAACCACTAATTACACCAGATGGTAGTAAATCAACTACTTGTGATGAACCACTTACAGTACCTGCGGGTACAGATGTTAAATACGATGAAGTTGCTGCAGTTAAAGTATCTACCTCAGTTTGAATTGAACCCGTAAATGTATTTAGGGCTGAAATATCAGTAGAACCACCGCCACCACCAATTGAACCATCATCAATTTGAGAACGAAGTGTTCTACCAACATATTGATACACCGTAATGTAAACATATTCATTAGATGCTGGTGCCGAACCATCATTCCAACTCAAAACACCTGTTTTAAAATCAAATGTGTAAGTTGATGGGTCTGCTGCAGCATTTGTTATACTTCCGGCAGATGATGCAGTATCTTTATAAACTACTGCTTTATAACCAGGAGTTGAACTCTCAGTATTATTTACACTATTTGCTGCGATAATATATTTTGGTGATACAAAGTTTGTTTGTTGGTCAGTTTCAATCAATTGGTCAGATGTTACCGTATCATCAACTGCCGCAGGGTCTGAAGTTGTAAAGTAATAAACTTCTCTATTACCATCACCCGCAGGTTTTAGTTTTTTTCTATACCAATATTTTAGAATAGGTAAATCCGTTCCAATTGAAGGGTTTACAACACTTGCTGATACAATTAAAAGGTTTTGGGATGAACCACTATATGGCAACTGAGATGACCCGGTCGGAATGAGACCATCATCAGTATAAATTTCACCTGCACCTAAATCGAATACATCAGTAAATGCTTCTTGACTTAAAGTAAGATTATCGGTTGTGAACCTTCTATTTTGTAGTAATCTTTCCGACCTGTTATTTGAATTATATGCCATCTTTATATCCTTTTAATTATGGTAACGATACTGTTATACCTTCTAACGTATTAGATGGTGTTCCTGTATATCTTATCAATACCCAAACTTTATCATATGTTGCGTTTATTGTCTGTCCAATTGCGTTTGTTAATCCCACTGTCAATGTACCAGATGAATTAGTTAGAGATGAGAAATCTCCTTGTAAATCAACCGCACCACTAAATGGATTCAACTGATTATCTGATGATTGGTTATCATATGAACCACCATAAGATGCGTTACCTTTAACTACATCAAATATAGTTGTTCTACTATCACCACTATTTGCAGGTAATTGTGATTCAAAAATCACCCCTACTGCAATCTTATTAGCAGTGGTATCATCAAATGTTGTTAAATCTGCAGAAGTATCAGGGTCTAAATCAATTCTTAATGTAGATGCGTTTGCACCTGCTCCAGTAGTGAATTCTCTTAGATACCATTTGTAATGTGCTGAATTATAATTTCCAGTAGGATACCAATATCCATTTGCAGATTCAGGATTAACTAAGTATCCTGGTTTAACCTGTAAATCACCACCATTACCTAATGTTAAACTTGCTTCTTTATCCCACGTTGTTGTTAACGCAGTTGGTGAACCAATTACTCTTCTATAACTTTCAGTTAAGAACGTCTCTGCCAATCCAGTTGGTGAAGATGTTCCACCACCAAAGTATCCCATTGAACCACTATCAGCAATTTGACCAAAATCACCTGCGGTATGTATTGCCACATTCTTAGTAACTAATGTAGATTGTGAACCTAATCTATTTCTACCTTTAACTGCCAAATTAAACTCAGTATCGGTAAAACCACTTTCATCAAACGTATTTCCCGTACCACTAATTGTATAAACTGCATCGACAATAAAATCATCAGTTCTAAATGGATGAGTACCAGTACTTCTAACAGTACCATCACTACCATAAACTGCGTTTGCGGTTGATACATCCCCACCAGAGGTTGATAATGTATCTACACCTGATGTGTTTGATACAACAATACTTCCATTTGCAGATGGGTTTGTAACGATAACATCACCCAATGTTGTAGATGCCGCATATAATGGTTCAAACAAACCACTCATAGTTACAACTAAATTCCAAGTACCACCACTTAAATATGGTGCTCCAGAGATTGAACCAGATGTTGCAGTTAATGCTGTTGTGGTATCACCAGAGTAAGATAATGTTTGTGAACCTAAATTTGAAGTGATTGTTGATATTGGTGCCCAAAAAATTGTTTCATCAGCTGATTTTGTTGTGTAATCTGATTGTGAACCCGTACCAATACCAATTGTTGTACTAATTTTGTATTGACCTGATGCAGAAACCGATGTTAATAATTCCGATGTCCAATCTACTAAGTTTTTACTAAATACCGTTGCAAATTTACCATCTTGGAATGCTGCAGGAATTACTGCAGGGTTGACTGTTTGAATTTTACCAAGTGTAACACCATTTGATGTAGTATCTAATGTTGAATTACTTAATATTTGTGATGATTCAGATGTTTCAGTTGCAGTATCACCATCAATCGCAGTTTGTGATTGATAAAAACTAAATGAATGTGAACCACTCACTCTAAACTCAGTACCAGCACCACTACTTAAACCACCTAACCCAAATAATTGAGAGTCTGCTGATGATTGTACGGATGTAGAACCACCCGCAACAGATGAATATGAAATCAATGGTGTTGTTGATGTATAAATTGTTTTACCAGGGAATATTGTACCACCTACTGCAGCGAATCCGTTATCAATTAGATATTGTACATCATTAATATCCTGGTCTTGTGGAATGTAACCTGAAATATTAGAAGTTGCACCCAAAGATTTATTTTCACTAATTGAACTATATGTTTTTGTATTTGCAGTTGGGTTAGCTGCCGATGATGATAATAATCCAGCCACAAATCTTAAAATCTCAGATACATCAGTATCTTTTGTAAAGTTATTAAAGTAAGAACCTTCTAAGTTTGTTTGCCATGCATTAGAAGTAGGAGTTCCTGCATTAATATTGGTTGCGTTTATTGAACCTGTAACTTCTAAATCATTTGTGGTTGCGTAAACTGAACCTGTTTGAATAAAGATTCCACCAACTGAAGCACCACCGCCTGACCCGAATCCACTTGCTGCAGCAGATGCTGAGATGTATGAGTCGGTGATAACATTGGTAATTTGTGTTGAAGATGATACAATTCCAGATGGAATATCACTTATACTTAAAAATGATATTTGAGATGAACCACTTACAGTTCCATCGGGTAGTGCAGATACAACTACTGAATTAAAGTTTTCAATAGATGCAGATGTAATAGATATTTCAGTATGGCCAGAAGTACCATCCGCATTTGCACCTAAAATATAAATCTTTTTGTTTGTTGTATCATAATATGGTAACCCATCTAATGTTGTACCATATTGTGCTGGAGTTATTGAAGGTAACCCGCTACCCACATACATTTTTGAAATTGGAACATAATCATTTGCCGCAGTTGTACCACCTGGTTTACCGATGTAAACAACAGGTCCTACTACTTTTGAGTCAACTGAACCGCTACCAATAACAATTTCAGCTTCACCAAATGATGTGATGTTTCTAACTGAGGATATCGAACCTCTTCTATGTTTTATCGTTTGAGCCATACTTTTATCCTATTACTTATCTAAGATTATATCCATAAATATTTATTTGTTAGAAAAACCCCCCACAATCTATGGTATCTTTAGTATTTCCTATCTGAATAGATGCAGATGCTATATAATCACCTATTTGTTGTTCTATTATTTTCATTCTACCTTCAATAACAACTGCAGATTCATTATCAGATGCAGATGTTTGTGTAAATATGGATTTTCCATTTACAGTTAAATCACCTTTAATATCAAAACTACCAGTTACCTGTAAGTTATTTTGTGTTTGTAACCAATTATATGATAATGGGTCTTGTGAGCCAGTTGTCCATATTGATGAACCACCACCACCACCACCAGAAGGTAAAGTAACACTATTACCATTTGATATTGTTAAGATTTGACCTGATATTGATAAAGTTTGATTATCGTTATCAGTAGTTGAATATCCCAACGCAGTAATTTGTGCTGATGATGATATGATACCAGATGGTACATTTGATAATTCATCATAATCGGATGTTCCACCACCCGGCCCAAACCCACTTCTTGCGGCAGATTCGGAAATATATGTATCTGTAATGACAGATTCAATCTGATTTGATGAACTAACAATACCAACATCTGGCAATGCGGTTAGATATGATGATGTTACTGATGTTAAACTATCCACTTGTGATTGAATAGAACCACTAAATGTATTTAATGAACTTACATCAGTATGTGTTAAATCAGAAATCTGAGATTCAGTAATCGTAATCTGAGCCGATGAACTAATAGTACCAGAAGGTAAATGTTCAATTACTTGAGCTGATGAACTAACAACCGAATCATCACGCATCACACTTCGTACATCTGCGTTTGTGTAATGGGTTAAATCAGAAATCTGAGATTCGGTAATCGTAATTTGTGCGGATGAGGATATTAATCCACTTGGAACATTTGATATACCATCAAAATCAACCTGAGATGAACCACTAATTAAGTTATCACCCTCTTCGTTACCATATCTTAAATCAAATTCAGTTGTTAATTGGGCGGATGAGCTAATTATACCTTCAATATTTAACCTATCCTTTACGTTTACGGCAAAGTTATCTCTAAACGCATTATTTGCGGATATAGAATTTCTCTGAAATGGTGTAATCGTAGTAGGTAGGTTACTCAGATTGTAGTAATCTATGTTTGTTAACCCAGTACCACTACCTTCGAATGACCCACTAAATGAACCTGTGTAATCTGCCACGTTTTATCCCCTGAAATTGTTTTCTTTTATATAAATATATCAAAACTTAGTAATCAGTTAGGAGTCTGAGGATTTCGTCCAAAGATTCATGTCTATGATTATCTTTTAATACAATATCATATACCCAATCTGAGCCTTTTAATTTCGGAACTTCATGTATTGCTGAATCATTTGCGAATTTTAAATCAATTTGTTGTTTATCACCACAAAGAATCATTGTAGAGCCCTTACCAACCCTACCTAATACCATAAGTAGTTGTTGTTTGGTAAGATTTTGGAACTCATCTACTATAATTATGGAATCATCAAAAGTTCTTCCTCTAAAATGTGATAAACTTACTAATTCTATATTATCATCACTTTCCATCTTCTCTAAAATGGTAGGTTTATTGTAAACTTTTCTCATATTTGAACGAATTGGAACTAACCACGGCTCCATCTTTTCTTCTAATGAACCTGGAAGGAATCCATTATCTTCATTTGAAACAGTTGGTCTTGTTATGATAATATGATTTACCTGTCTTTTAAAAAACATATCCAACGCAATCTGAACTGCCAGTAATGTTTTACCACTACCTGCCTTTCCTACTACAAAATTAAATGGGTGTTTTAAAATTTCTGCTTTTGCTAATTTTTGTTCTTCAGATAATGTTAATGAGAATTTTACATTACCTTTTGGCGGGGTTTTAGATTTGTTCTCCGTCATATATTTCCATTCCTTAGTTATTGTAGAACCTTTGGTATAAATATCACAAAGATATAGATTCAGATATAATTGCATAAAAAAAGGGGAACATTTCTGCTCCCCTTAATTTAAGAAATTCTATAATCTAATGATTACTGAATTTTGTGAAGTCCATCTACATATACCTTACCGTAGAATTCACCTCTCAACATTTTCTTAGCGTAACGAGTCATTACACCTTTTCTTGGAGTGAAGTTCTTAGGGTCATATACTAATGGAGTCATAATCAATGGGATGTATGGAGAGTAAACTGCACCAGTCTCTAAGAACTGAGTTCCTCTATAACCCATAAGGATTACGTTCTCTTTCATATAAGGGTTTTTGTACACTTGGAATCTACTATTCAATGCACCAATCTTAGTTACACCAAATGCGAACTGAGCATCACCATTATCGGCAGTTGAAGCGTATCCAGGGATAGATTCGATGATAGTTGCAACATCAGGAGATACTACTAAGAAGTTAGCACCACCACGAAGTGTTTTTTGGTGAATTTTGTTAGATACACCAGCAATCACAGTACCCAAAGTCTGGAACCATGCTTGTTGAGTGAATGCAGAAGCTTGAGCTCCAGTAGTAGAGTAATCAGCAAATGCTGAACCATTCCACTCACGTCCAACTTGAGTTGACCAGTAACCAGTGCTCTTAGCATCTTGAATCAACATATCTAAGATTTCGAAATCAATCTCTTGTGAGATGTACTCAGATAACATTGAAGTCAATTCAGCTTCAGCATCGATTGAATGGTAAGCATTCAAATCTTGTGCGAATTCAGGAGTCCATTGTGCTTTCAACTTACGAGTCTTAGCCACGATTGGTAAAGACTTCATTTCTACGTTCAATTCAGGAATATCGATATCTACTTCTGGATTAGCACTCAATGAAGTTCCAGTTGCTTCGAAATCACCTCTTGAAGTATCAGTTGGTTGTTTGTGATACTTAACTCTCAAGTCATTAGTAGCATCTAAAGTACCTTGCAATACGAACACAACATCACCACCACTCAACTTAGTAAATTGTGGGAATTGGTCAGTTACATCAGCAGATGTTACTCTGAACGCTCTGATACCTTTATCATCGTATCCAGAGATAGATGCAGTAGGTACAGCTGCAGTAAATACTTCACCACTTGCAATCTCACTTGCGTAAGATTGAGAGAAGTTAGTATCGTAGTTGTAATCAGCAGCAGATACAGAACCAGTTACGAATTTGTTAGCACCAGCAGTACCCAAAGTTTGAGCAGCAGATACTTGGTCGTTTACTGAGTATCCAAATCTACCAGCACCATACAAACCACCAGAAGGGTCTGAAGTAGTTTCGGTGATACCGAATACAGAATCAGCTTGTGAATCTTTTCCAGAACCAGTAGTGAAACCAGGTTGTCCTGTTCCATATTTGAAATCTAAGTAGAATACAAGACCTGAAGGAAGGTTCATTGGTTGAACACTTACAAAGTCTTTTGCTACGATTTCACTAAAAATACGTCTTACCAAAGGTAGAGCTACACCAGCCCACTCTTCAGAGTTAGCAGAAGTACCAGTAGCTGATGCCTCTTTTACTAACTGACGTGCTTGGTTTTCTAAAAGGGTTGCAACACCGGCTCTTTCGATTTCGTTGTCGATTCCTTCTAAAAGACCAGTCTTTTCCCACTTTGAAGCCAACTCGCGAGTTGCTTCACTCAAACGTGTCTGGTGGGAAGCGCCTTCATTAAGAATGTTTTTTAAATTCATTTTTATTCTCCGTTTCCTTATAATATTATTTTAAACCCGCAAGTTTTTTCCATCTTGCAGCCATTTCGTTACCTTCAGAAATAATTTGTTTCTTAGGTGCAGAACTTTTTGTTGCCTTAGAGGCGTATCCCTCTTTTACAACTGCTTTTCTCTTCTTAGCTACGTTTAAGTTCTCAGCCAATGTAGAGAAAACTAATTTTACTTCACGAACTGAAGATGTTCTATCAAAGTTTTCAAGAACTTTAACTTTCTGATTTTCGTTCAAGTCAAATGTTCTGAACAATTTGTTAGTGTAAAGAAGTTTAGCATTCAACAAATTAACTTCATTGATTGTTTTTCTCAAAGAGTTGATAGTCTTATAAGCTTCTTCTAACTCGGCAGCAGTATCTTCTTCTTCGTCCATCTCTTCTTCTTCAGCTACCTCTTCTTCACCTTCCATTTCTTTCAGAGTTCTGATAACTTCATCCAAGTCGATTTCTTCTTCGTCATCCATATCTTCTTCTTCAGATACTTCATCTTCTTCTTCAGATACTTCATCTTCTTCTTCAGATACTTCTTCATCATCCTCTTCTTCTAACTCAGCTTCTAATTCAGCGATTACAGATTCTAAATCTAAATCATCTTCATCATCTTCTTCGTACTCATCTTCTTCTTCAGAATCTTCCATATCATCTTCTTCAGATACTTCTTCCTCACCTTCGTAAGTTTCTTCCATATCATCTTCTTCGGATACTTCTTCTTCTTCGTTCCAACCTTCTTCAGTTGTTTCTTCTTCAGAAACTTCCTCATCCTCTTCTTCAGTCAATTCATCATCGTTTTCAATATCAGATGAACTAGCAGCATCTGCATCAGGTTGAGCGTTATCGCCAGCACCTAAATCTGATGAATCTAATTCTTCGTCAACCTCTTCCTCATCAGCCTCTTCAGCTAACTTAGCAGAAATCATTGATTGAAGTTTTGGAGTGAATGCTTCTTCCAAAGCCAACTTCGCATTTGCTAGAGCAGTTTCTTTAACGGCTTTCGCATCAGCGATTGCTTCTGATAACAAGTCTTTTCTTGCCATTTTCGTTCTCCTTAAATTTTCTTGCGGAAATAAGATTATTGGGAATCTTAATAGAATTTTATACAAATAATCTTTGACTATCTATTGGAGAGATAGTATTTTGATTTCTAATAAATAGTGTACTAAAATTGAAAACACTAAAAAAGTGTTTAATAGTTTTCTATTTGTCTACGAACCCACTCAGCTCTAACAGCCAATTGTTTTTGCCTTCTTCTCTTAGCAGCTGGTTTTGTGTATTGTTGTCTTTCTTTCAACTCATCCAAATGACCACTATCTTTTACTTTTCTTTTCCAAAGTCTTAAAGCCGGTTCAATCTGATTGTTTACAACTTTTACACCTAATGGAGCACCGGGAATTTCCATATCTTCTCTTCTCACTTTTTTGTAACGTTTTTTGTTTTGTTCTTGCATATAATCTATATTAAAAAAAATACACCTACCAAACTTATGATAGGTGTATATAAATATCTAAATAAATTTAATTAAAATGTTTTATTTTTTTAGACCTGTAAGTTTTTCGAATTCTTTTTTACTAATCTTACCCTGTAACAAATCTAAAACGTGTCTCGTAACATCTTTACCAGTCTTTTTATTTATCATTTGCATTTCGCTTACTGATTCATAAGTTCCTTCTGATAAGTTATCCAAGCCTTCTTTGAAATCACCTAAGAGTCTACCAAATTCTTTTTGTTTATCTTTAGGTAACATTTTAATCTTTTTAAGGTTCTTTTTGATGAATGCTGAAAAATCAACATTTATCTCTTGCATTCTATCCATATCACTCATAATCGTATCCTTATTTTTTCATCGTTTTGGCTTTTGCTTCCAACTCTTTGTACTCTTTGGATTTTTTATCAGCGTGTCTATGTAATCCCCAATTGAATGCTGCTTTGAATAACATATTGAATGGTAAATCACCATACTTCTTACCATAAGGTGATAATCTCTGCCAATCTAAAAATGATTGTGCCATTTCTTTTGAAAGTTTAATACCTTCCACTCTATCAGTTTCACCATTAACTACTGATTGTAATAGTTTCTTAGCAGATGCTCTTCCTTCATTCATAATCTCTGAAAAAGATACTTTCATCTTAATCAATTTAGATGATGGTAGTTCACCAATTCCGAATGATTCGTTCAACAATGATTTTAGTTTTGTTGATTTATTTTCATTCATTGATTCAATCATTTTCCTAGCTTCATCTTCGATTTGTTTTTTAATCTTAGATGGAAGTTTCTTATCGTAGAATTTGATTTTACCTTTGTTATCAACGTGAGCGATGTTTTTGTAATCACCTGCTTCTTCTTCTGCTTTGTTGTAAATGGTTAATCCATTTCCTTTACGAGCCATTCCAATATCGTATTTAGCTTCATTTACTGATAACGGTGATTTTTGATAATCTCTACCTTTTTTAAATGTGTAGTTGTTTCTCTTATCAATAGAACCAATGAATGAATTTTTATAATAAAATTCAACATAATTCATTCCTTTTGATTTTGCAACTTTAGTTGCTTGAGAAACTACATCAGAAAATTTATCTCCTCTAATTATTTCTTCATGTGATGTTTGTCTATCTCCATTACCTTTATAGAAATCTACATCAAATCTTTTTTTGGTATCTTCGTTTACTGATGGTTTCTTAATCATATCACTTAACTTCATTGATTCTTTTGTAAACTTCTTTGCGTTCTCTTTATCATCCTTATCAACATTAGTTACTTCAGCAACCATACCTTCCATCAAACCAATTGCGGTAGTACCAACAACTCTCTCAGCACCATCTGCGTATTTGTTATTTAGAATTGCAATCTTAGCTGGTTTATCAATTATATACATTGGTATCATATTAGTACCGAATGAATACTTGATTCCATTCTTTTTCAATTCTTTACCAATGTCCATAAATGATTTAGCACTTTTCACGATGTCAGCAAGTTTGTCTAACATAGCATCGTGCTTACCTTCGTTTACTGATTCATCTTTTTCAAGTTCATCGTAAATTTCTAATCCTCTTTTCTGAACATATGATTTAGATTGATTTGGTACAAACGGAATTATTCTTGCTAAT